GGCCGAGGTTCGCCTTTATTTTTTGAGACTATGGTTTTCGGTGGGCCTCTTGATGGGGAGCAAGAAAGATACATGACATGGGAAGAAGCAGAAATTGGTCATAAACGTATGGTGGAGCGGGTGAGGAACTTAAATGAATGATGGCAGAATTGCTGTTGACAGCAACTACGCCAAAGAACTTGGCTTTACCTCGGATAAGTTCACCCGGGATAGTTATCTGTGGAAGTTAGGGGATCGCATAATGATTTCCTTCATTATATCCCGTCGTCCGGGGCAAGGCCACCTCTCGGAACTTTTCGCTGCTATCGAAGGGAAAGGCTTCAGGATAGCGGTGCCGGAGCCATTCGCCCATATGCGGCAGATATTGGAACAGAAAGGATTTGTCCCACACTGGGAAGAAGGAAGCTTCGGATTTGGTGTAGAGGTGTGGGAAAAACCATTAGGGAAAAGATGAGAGAGAGTAAAACAGAAGCAAAGGTATTGAGGGAATATGGATGAAAATTGGTGAAGAAAAAGAGTTTCCGTGCAATGAATACAATCGAAATATTGAGATTTATTTGGTTTTCGATCAAAAGAATGAAAGTTTCATCGGTGTAAGCCTTTTATGAAAAAATCAATCTCGGGGTGAAGGAAGTATTGAACTTAAAGAGAAGGTTAGAAGGGAGGATTTAATGGGAAAGGAGACAAGAGATGAAATGGAAAAAGGTTGAAAAGGGACATTATGTAAATGAACAAGGGTGCCATATAATTTCTGGCAAGCCAAAGTGGTATATATGGAATCCAAGGGAAAACGGCGTTTTTTCGCAACACAGGACTCCATTCCCAACCCTGAAGGCTGCTAAGGAGTTCGTTGAAAGAAAGCAATGGAGGCCTTTTAATGTCTAAGGGACTCTCTCCCACTCAACCATCATTGCTGATTATAATCCCTGGCAAACCCATCGCTAAGGCCCGTCCCCGTTTCTTCCGCCGGTAAAACCTATGTTACCGCGCCAGGGACAATGGTCAAAATCCGAGAATGGCCAGAGGTAAAAAATGAAAAATAACACGATGTCAAGTATGTCAGGTTATCAATGTTTGGATTGTGGTCAGTGGGTTTACCCCGGTGCTGCCCATATTTGCCCACAGCCACCTGTTCGATATGAATATGTAAAAAGTATTGATGGGGAGTTATTATGTATATTGGAACGAATTGCAAGGGCATTGGAGTTGCTGGCTATAAATAAATAAAAAGGAGAAGAAATGCATTGGACATTTACTGATGGTAAGGAGATTATCAGGGCGGATAGTTGTGCAACCTGCCAGCTGACTACAGCTGGAGAGCATGAGGAGAGTTGTCCCTCAAAGTATAGTAAGTTTGAAATAAATTCGGGTAGTAAGCCGGAGATTAGGATTTTCAGAATTGACGAAAATGGCGCATAAGAAAATCTGGACAGGAAAGGTAAGCGTGCAGGGCTGGCGGCGTCTTGTCAGGTCTCTCAAAGCGCGCCGCCTGACAAGAAACGGTCGTAAGGAGGATATTATGAACGACAATCAGCGGATGACTGATCCGCCAGCCTTGCTTATTTTCATTCCTTGTCCCGTCTGTGGGCTTCCTAATGAGGACTATCCTGAATAAGGAGGTGATGTGTAGTGTATTGGAATAAAGGCGGGGTTCCGACCATTCCAATTGTGTAGCACCTTGGGGATGCGTGTAGGGGAAAACAAGCATTAGTAAAGGAGAAATTGAAAATGTGTGATGATTATATTTGCTCAAATTGTGTAAAGTGTGATATTGAGCATGATCTTTGCACAATTGGCAGAATGAGGTATCCCACAACTGGCAACAGAGTAATGACCTCCCTCGATGGAATAGCTTGGACAATAGATGGATGTCCTGATTTTGTGCCGAGAAATGATCCAGACAAGGAAGACACTATGATTAAAATCACTGATAAGCAAATGCTAACTGAGTCGATGGAGAGAATCGACTTACTCCAGAAGCATATCGAGGCGGTTGAAGGCGCTGTATCTTATCTGAATCGCCTTAGACAAACCGTGCCTGTGGGGGTCGATTCTTTGCGCCAAGCATTGATTGAGGAGGAGCTTAAAGAATGGCGCAATCTATTTCTTTGGGGATTAGTAGTTGACCAAGATACCAGAGATCGAGTTAAGGCGGCAGCACACGATCGTTTCTTAAGAGACGAAATCGATATAGGGCATTGGTTGAATCGTGGTAACAGCCCTGGTTCTTGGCTTGTTGCCGATGAAGAAAAGTTTCGGGCTATGGCAAGAAAGAAATTTGCTCCAGCTAATAAAAGAGAGGAAAAGGAGAAATGAAAATCGACATACAAATTATGAGATTAACATGACTTGGGAAGGAAGGGAGGAGAGAGGAAAATGATAAATGGCTTTAGACACGCCATGAAAGCAGGGCTCATCGACGCATCTCAGCCGTTGCAAGTGGTCTGGGGAACGAAAAAGCAAATTGAAAAGTTACTGGCAAAGCATCTCAAGCGGGATATCAAGCGTGGGGATATAGTTTTTTTGAGGCGAGAGCGCACGGTGAAAAACAAGAAATAAAACCCATTGGGAAGGGGAAACATGGAGAAAATCCCGACCTTGTTCATGAGGAATTATGAAACAAACCGATTAGTCCGAAATGCGATTGTTCCGGACACTGAGTGGGTGGCCAATGGTGAGGGAATAGCCACTCGGAAATATGATGGCACTGCGTGCTTAATCCTGGACGGCAAGTTCTATCGACGATATGAGGCCAAAAAGCAGCCGCCCACCAACTTCATTCCCTCCCAAGATCCAGACCCAATTACTGGCCACTGGGTTGGTTGGGTGCCGTGCAAACGGGAAGAGCCAGGAGACAAGTATCATTGGGAGGCCTTTGATAACTTGGACGACAAAACGGATGGAACTTATGAACTGTGCGGCCCGAAAGTCCAAGGGAATCCTGAAGGGTTCGAGAAACATGTTTTGATTCGCCATACCGATGCGGAACAATTCCCAGATTGTCCACGGGATTTTGAAGGGCTTAGGGAATGGTTAAGGGAGCGAGATATTGAGGGCATTGTCTTTCATCATCCTGAAGGACGAATGGCGAAAATCAAAAAGAAGGACTTTGGGATGAGGAGGAAATGATCATAAAATGAAAAGTTCTACGCTTTGGTTTATTGCTGGTGTAGCATGGTTTTTAAGCGTTGCTATAAGGATACTAATAAAACAATGGAGCACGGTGTCAACAGATCTTATGATAGTAGTGATATTGTTTTGGATTGCTCAGCATGAACGCTAATGTCGCCCCTATCTGTGGCATCTTTCGTGGTATGCTTTGGGGATTGGCCCTATGGGCGGTGATTGCGTTTGTGGTAGTGATGCTATTATGCAGATGAAAGGAAAACAATAATGGACATGCGAACGGGTGAGATTACGACAAAAAAGGAATTTGAACGCCGTGGTACACCAAAGCGATTTCTTCGTCCAATCGTCCCGGCGGGAACAGTAGTGAACTGTATTCCGTTGGAAAATCTATCCCCCAAGGTGCGAGAAATGGTAGAGAGAACTGGTAAGGGTTGGGTTACACGAAATAGTCGTTGTCCGTGCGGCAGCGGAAAGAGATTCAAGAAATGCTGTATGATGAAAGAGGACGAATGAATCACGTAGTTAGGCTTTAGAATCCGGGAAAGAGTCGCCAGTGATGAAGATAATTCTACTGAGTGATGTTCATTTGTTAGAGAATAAGCCAGTTAGTCGTCTGGACGATACAGCAAACACTGTGTTTCGTAAACTGACTCAGGTCTTCTCGTATGCCAGGAAGGAGGGAGTGCATTGTATTCTCCAGGCTGGTGATTTATTTGATGTGTCTCGATCCTGGAGTTTGCTTTCTCGCTGTCTTGGATATTTCCTTTCCAATTCAGATGTTCCTGTCTATTGCGTGTATGGACAGCATGATCTATATATGGGGTCTTGGGAGTCTAGAGAGAGGACGATCCTTGGATCGCTAGACAAAGCTGGCTTGGTTGGAATTCTTGGTCCAGAAGGTGTTATCATTGGCGAATCTGTCGTTTTTGGGTCTTCCTATGGACAGGGGATTCCAAAGATACCTGCTTCCTTGGATTTCTGTGGTTGTGCTATCTTGGTAGTTCATCGGAGGATAGCGGTTGACCCTGAATGGTATGGGGATGTGGATTATCAGGATGCTCGTGACTTTCTTAGAAAACACTCTCAGTTTGATCTTATTCTCTGTGGGGATGCGCATCAGGCTTTCCTCTATCAGGGGAATGGGAGAACTATTTGCAATGCTGGCCCTATGCTGCGGAGGGAAGCTGTGGAGTCTATGTTTAAGCATAACCCACAGTTCTTTGTTTATGATACGTCAGTTAGGGATATTGTGGATGTAGTTCCACTGGACTGTGAGTCGGCTGATGTGGTTTTATCCAGGGAGAATTATTCCAAGCAAGTTCGGTTGAGGCTGGATGAGTTTGTGAAAGGACTTGATAAGGTGAGACTGAGAGGGGTTGGATTCTCGTTCATGGACAATCTGCTCCGGTATATGGAAGACAATGAAATCGGTGAAGAGCTTAGGAAGCTGATACTAGAGATAGTGGAGGGAGGAAGCCATGGTGAGACGCGATACTCCGGCTCTGGAGACAATCAGAAGATTACAAGCAGTGATAGAGGAGAAGAAGGCGGCCTTGAACCGACTGAGGGGAGAGGAGCGGCTGTTAATGGATCAGCTTGGAAAGTTCGGACTCACCGATTTGAAGAACGCAGAAAAGCGATTGGCAGAAGTAAAGCGAGATCGAGACAAGCTGGAAAAGAGGCTCAAGGAAATGATTGCCAAAATTGAGTCTGACTATGATCTCCAGGCATTGGAGAATATATAGGTGTTTGATTTTCATAGTTTACAGGAATTGGTTGACACCAAGATAGTTCATAGGAATCTGCTGTCCTCTGAAGCTGAGAAGATTTCTGAAAGGATCGAGCAGCTTGAGCATCATGTAGATCTGCTTACAAAGGCTCGTTTTGTCTTGGCAGAGGTGACTAGACTTACTCAGGCTCAGTTAAAGGGGTATATCGAGAGCCTAGTCACTCTGGCAATACAGTCTGTTTATGATGAGGATCTCCGATTTGTTGTGGAGTTTGATTACAAGAGGAATAAAGCTGAGGTTTCCTTCTGGGTGAAGGAGGGAGAAGATGGGGAAATGTTTATACCAAAGGATGAAATGGGGGGTGGTCTGGTAGATGTAATCTCATTCGCTTTGCGAGTTGTACTGTGGTCATTGCAGAGACCGGAGAGTCGTCCGGTTTTGATCTTGGACGAGCCATTTCCTGCGGCAGGAGTCTTGACTAATCGCTGTGGGGAGATGGTAAAGGAGATCTCGGACAAATTGGAACTTCAAATTGTTCTGGTAACTCATAACCCAGATTTGATTGAGATAGCAGATCGGGTGTGGCGAGTAGAGAAAGTGGATGGTAAGTCATTAGTGATTAGGCTGGGTCCGTAGTTCAATTGGATAGAACTCTCGGCTCATAACCGAGAGGTTTCAGGTTCGATTCCTGACGGACCCACCAGGTACACCAGGAAGACAAAGATGCCGTTTTCCTCCTTGAGATTTTGAGGCGTAGTAGTCACACAACACAGAGGGCTACTGGTGCAGAGCCTTCCGGGTCGTCAATGTACTGGGAATACTATAACCCGGAGAAGTCTGTCCGATAAGGGGGGTAAATTTTTTTCTTTTATTTTCCGAAAAAGTAATTTATATTATACTTCAATGCTTCTGTTAACATTCTTGCCTTGGGGCTACAAGGCATGGGGATTTCCCCTAAAAGTCCCCGACTTTAGTCGGGGGAGTAGCCACATTTAGGTCGAAGGCTACCACAAGCCAGGCCTCATAACTAAGAATGAGGGATTGCCTGAGCCCAGGGTAATCCGTAATTTGAAAGCGAAGGAGGTATGGCGAGTGATCAGATATCTGATAGAGTCGTTGCTTGTGGTAGCTTTGGTTGTGGTATTTACCTTCCAGTTGAGTGATTTGGGTAGGGGGTTTGTTCCTGTGGTAGTCCAGGCATCACCCAGCCCTACAGTTACCTATCTCAAGCTTCTGGGCGCTCCTCGATCCAGAATAAAGGAGCTTTCAGCAGCGATAGACTCCGCCTCTTCTTCTACTAAGATCTCTCCTGCCTTGATTTGCGCCTTGATGTTCACCGAGTCTCAGTTTTCCAAGACAGCCATTGGTCCACCTACAAAGGGCGGACTGAGATACAAGGGGCTGATGCAAACTCCGTGGGCAAGTTTTACTTGGGCGGATGTGGACACCCTCTATGGAGCAAGGATACTTTGCGAGAAGTTGCTCGAATCGAGAGGGGATTTGCATATGGCTCTGGCTCTGTATAAGGGAGGGGATAATCCTATTGCGTGGAGGAATGCGAGCGAGGTGCTTTATTTGTATAAGAGATTACTGAGGGAGGAGGTTATGTGATGAATGCAAAGATATTGAGTGCGGGAGATCGGATTCAGAGAGCAGGATTTTGGGTGACTATGGTGTTTCTCTTGGGTATGATCGCAGGAGGAGCGATCACTAAAGCCTACTACATGTCCAGATTCTCTGAAGCTGCTAAGCTGGGAGGAGCGGTAATAGGAGGAGTAGTTTATGATGTGAAAGAGAGAGCTTGGCAGGGAAAGCAATAACTCAATTCTAATGGGGGAAGGGAAATGGGTATCGGTGTAAGTTATGGGAAAGTGCTGGGGGTTAATGCCTACTTCTTTCGGGTTGGCAATTGGGTTGTGGCGATAGAGCCGACCCTACTGACGGAGGAAATGAAGAAGAAGTCTGTAGTTCGTTTTCCTTTGGAAGCCCAGTTTAGGAGACAGAGGGATGTTTATTTTCTTGAAGCCACTTCTGCCCCATCGGCAGAAGTTTTTTTGTACCTTGTGGAAGGAGTAGCAAATAAGTTTCTTCCACAGATTCTCTCTGCCAGCGGCCTGCCTGCTACTGTTTATGATTACCTGACTTACCAGGATCACGGATCGTATAATTGCTGGTTCGTTGAGGTGCCAAAACAGATAGCAGAGAGGTTTGTGTCTGTGATGAAAGGGAGTGGATTTGAGATTCTGTGAGAGAGGATATTTTTAGGTCTGAATATGAGCCTGCTGATGATTTGCCGGAGGAGGGGATATGCCAAAAGTCTTAATCTGTTCTGACTCTCCATTCCTCTATACCGGGATGGCAAGGGTGGTTAGGGAGCTTGGAAGTCGCTTCATCCGGGAAGGTTGGATGGTGGATTATGCTGCTTGGTTTCATCGCTTGGCTGCGCCAGCTTTCGGGGATTACTGTAATCAGCAAACGACTTTTTATTCCATGGAACGAAGAGAGGATACAGGGAAGCTATTGAAGATATTGCTGTCTTCCCAGCCAGAAGTTCTTCTGTGTATTGGCGATCTGTTTTATTTCCTGGATTTGCCAAAGATAAAGTGGGAGCTACAAAGGGAGAAAGTATCCACTAAGTTTTTAGGTTATCTTAATGTAGATTCGGATATTGTGCAGCCTCAGTTCTTTGAAGTTATTGATTCCTTTGATGGAATATGTGTCCATACTGAGTTCGGTAAGAGAGCTTTGCTGTCCATACCTTCCAAATTTTCCAAGGAGTCTGGTAGAATTAGAGCAGTCCATCATGGCGTTGATTTCTCTTTCTTCCATCCACCTGTCAAGCGTGAGAGCCATAATTCGCTACAATTCCTTGTGGTAGCTCGTAACTGCTTGAGAAAGAATATTCCCTTTACGATAGAAGCATTTAGTCGGTTCTCAGCGGACAAGACAGATGTAAAGTTGTTCTTGGCCACTGATATGGACTCCCCGGAGGGGCATAATCTTCGAGCGATGATACTGTCGCGTCCGAACTTGTGGGGGAAGGTATCGTTTACAGAGTCTATCACCCCGTTCAAGGGACTGAGTGATACTGCAATTTCTGAGATTTATCAGGCGTCGGATGTTCTGATAGACTGGCCTATGGCGGAAGGATTCGGTCTTCCAGTACTGGAGGCGATGGCTTCCAAGGTTCTTGTCCTGGGGATTGCTTATTCGTCCTTTCCGGAGCTATTGGATGGGGATGAGAATAATTTGGATGGGAGCAGGGGTTATCTGATCCAGCCTGGGAACTGGCTCTATGGTCAGTATGGACAGAGAATGGCGGTCCCGGATGTTGGGACCGCCGTTAATTTATTGGAAAGGATTTATAGTAGCTGGAATGGTGAGTGGAATGATGAAGTAAGGAAAGTGATAACAAATGCCTACGAGTGGTCTCGCAAGAAGACATGGGATAGGTGTTTTAAGGAGATTTGCTCTGAAGCTAATAGACTAATGAGTAGTAAAGAGAAAGAAGTGGCTCCCTTCCTGTGGCAATTCCCAGTTCAGACAGGAGCCAGGGTCTATGCTACAGAGGAAGTGAGGGAGGCGAGGAGGAGGGGGCGAGGACCTTGCATCGGGATTTGTAAGCTGGGTGGCTTAGGCGATATCTTGCAGTTGCTTCCTGTGATTAAGGGAATCAAGAGGGCATATCCAAACTCTTATGTAATCGTAGCTGTTGGGTCTGGTGAGAATCTTCTTAGGTGGCTTTGCGAGAGGAATCATCTGGTGGACGGTATAGTCAATATGGGTAATGTTCACCAGCAGACAGCATTGAAAACTTTTTCCGGAGTTTTTGATTTGTTCTATGATGTCCGGTATGTAAGCAGGGTATATGGGGAGAGGCCCACTGAGTTCTTTAATAAGTATAGGTCTTTCTATGATGGCTGGGCCTTTTCAAATGCGAGGCTTCGCTCGCTGGGTACCCATGTGGTAGATCTGATGCTGAATAGTTTGGGATTGAATGACTTTGCTTCTTTGGATGATCTTCTGATAAGTAGGGATATACTGGATGGTATAAATCTCGATCTCACTGGACTTTCAACTTATGTGGTAGTTCATAATAGTGCTGGTGGTATTGGTAATTTGAAGGCTTTACCAGAGGAAGAGATCGCTCGTCTGATTAGGGTTATACATGACAAGGGTTACTCAGTAGCTCAGGTGGGCATCAATGAAGATCCGGAGTTGCCAGGAGTAGACCTGGATTTCAGGTCGAAGCTGAACATCCAGGAGTTCGCTTTGGTTTTGAGTCAGGCCAGGCTATATGTAGGTCTGGAGGGTTTCTGGTATCATCTGGCCCATTCCCTTGGGGTACCCACTTATGTATGGTTTACTTGTACTCCTCCAGAGTGCTTCTCCTACAAGGAGGATTTGGTTGTCCTCTTTGAGGATCGATGTGAACCTTGCTGGTGGTCTGCGGCTGCTGGAGATAATTGGTGGAAAGTTTGTATATCTGGGGAAAGGAGGTGTTTGAATCTTCCTTCTATAGAAGTGATGGAGGAGAAACTGTCTAATGTCTTGATGCACTAGGAGGGTGAGTTGAGTAGTCAGATTCAGCAGGCGTTTCTCGATTCATTTACCAAATCTATAGTGAAGAAAATAGCTGCAGGAAAGGAACTGACGGACTTGGATCGAGTCTTGATAGACAAGCTTGATCTCGATTTGGAGAAATTGGGCTGGACTGCTACAAGAGATAAGGAAGATGTGGAAGTCTTGGAGTCGCTGAGTGGTTTCAAAAAGCTGTGTATGACCGGAGACGGTCTCTTGCTTTACTATCCGGTGTGGTGGTTAGTTGGGAGTTACTTCCCCTGGTCTTGTAGTTATCGGATTGGGTCTTTTGTGGCAGTTTCTCTAAACGAATTCAGGAGGGCGCTGACTAAGCAATTCCACGAAGACCAGGTCCAGCCCAGGCTCATTACAGCATCGGACCCCGAGTATGGTGGATTCTTTGTAGTTAAATCGTCTTCCTTCCTTCGGGATCTCCCTTGTTTTATCCAACTTAGAGCGAGGTGATCTGTGGAGGAGATAAAGATAGAGAGACTGATAAGTGGGAGTTTCCATCTTGGTGGAAATACGCTGAAGAGGTATCTTGAATGGACACAGTGGCTATTATCCAGCTTGATCCGAACAGAACCTGGGACAAGGGTAAAGCTCGGAGTTTTTTGGCTGGTGAATGTTGGTGATAATTCCTTCTCGATAGTTACTGATGAGGGGCAGCTTACCGATGGGATCGAGTCGCTTCTCTAGTCTTTCGGCATTATCAGATTTGTATAAGAGACCTTCGCCAGAGCTGCTGGCAGAGAGCTACTTACTGTTGAAGGAGATCTCGGCGCAAGTAGTGAATGAAATTCTACCAGGAAGTGATTTAGAGTTTCCCCATGACTTTGCCCTGGATCTCGCCTACCGCATTGCTAAAAAGAAGTTCAATCCTCCATCAAATATTTGGTCGCTTAGAAAATACATCAAGAAAACCTTTTTTACCAGGCGAATAGGAAACAAGATAGAGGATAGCAGTCGTATAATTCCATTTGAAAATGAGATGGCAAGTCTGCTGTGCGATAATATTGATCTGGATGCGGCGATAGATTCTCGTACCGCAGCATGTCAGGTTCTTTTGTCTTTGATGGAGTTTTATTCTCTGGATCAGATCAAAAAGAATCTTCCTTTAGCCGTAATTAGCTACCGGGATAAGATTTCCATTAGTGTGATGAGTGAGGACTTTAAGAGGTTCTATCTTACTTTTGAGTCTATACTGAGGGGAGTTCGGGAAAGAAACGAGTTCGGAGAGTTCTTTCTGGGTACAACAAGGATTGACGATGGTGTTAAGTCAATCATTGCTGCAGTGGCGTTGAAGAGGCTGTTTTTGGAGATCGTAGATTCTGATTTGGTTTACTCTCTGGACTTCGGTAGCCTTTTTCGACTGGCTCAAGTGGCCGGAGGGAGAAAAATATCCGTTCCGAAGATTCAGGAGCTTAATGATGTTATGGCTCGGTCGAGGAGCTTTGCAGATTTCCTGTTCGACGAGTGTTCTAGTATATCTACTACAAAGAGTGGTGTTAGGAGTTATATGGAGGTAAAAGATACTCCTCACAGCACCTTGCGGGGAGAGTCAATATCTGATTTCCTGAGTAGGGGCCTTCGGGAAATTCCGGTAAATAAATACATTGATGTAGTGGTGGAGGCGTTGGTGGGCCTTCTCGAAGATATGATACGGGTCCTGAAAGAATGTGGTAGTAGTTTGGGGGATGATCGTTATTTGATGGTAGTTGAAGAAGTCTCTCGATTGATTTATCTGCTAAATAAGTCGATGGGGAAAACTGTTCATGCTTCTGTTAGCTCTATGATGGATGCTGTTGCGAAGGACAAGGAAAGTGTTTCGGTGAAGACCTTTAGAGGAGGAGCCTAATGGATAATTTGGATGGAATGTTTCTTAGATTTATCTTCCTTTCGCTGATCTCTGGAATAGTAGGTGGATTGATAGGAAGTCTTATATGTCTCTTGTTTGGGGCAGGAAAGGGAGAGCGCAGGGTAAGGTAAAAATATCCGAAAAAAGAAAACAAAATGCAGGGCCCGTTTCGATTAAAATCAGGGGTATTTTTAGGGGAGGATTGGCTATGGTTTATGTGACTCTGCTCTTTAGTGTTGGAAGTATTGCTGTAGCTATCTTTTTTGTTGTAGTAACCTGGCTATTGGATTTATGGTAGGTGGGGCTTATATGAGCTTCTGCTGCTTTGTTATTCTTATTTATGAACAAGACTCCCGGTCGTAGAAAGTTCAGGACTAGAAAGAGGCCTACTCCTGCCCACAAAGGGAAAAGGACGACTCGGGCCACTTCTGAGGGAACTTCCCCTGCGGAGGATTGGGAATTGCTGGCAAGAAACAATCCTAATGCCTTTGTGGCGAGAGTTCAGGAGGCTATTACCAATAGCCGAGTCGCAGTAGCTAATCATATCAAGGTTCAATATCAGAGACTCAATCGGTTGAACCGAGTAATGGATACTTTGGAAGTAGAATTCAACAATCCAGAGTTTCTTCAACAGTTATCTCAAAATCCAGTTCTGGCGATGAGTGTGTGGAAGAACCTGAGCGAGGAGGTTTCCCGGATTACTTTGAACTTAATGAACATTAACAAAGTCATGATAGGTATTCAGAGAATGGGGGAAGTCTCTGAGGATTTTCGTCGTAGAATAGAAAGAGTGTCCCTTCCCTCTGTTCAGAGCAAGGGGGATTCCGCTGTAGCAGAGATCGTGGATGAGATCGGGGAGGAAGACCGTAAAGATTTGAAAAAGCAAGTGCTGGGCAGACTCAGGGAGTTATTAGAAAGTGAGTAATCGGCGATTACTAGATAAGATTGATAAGCTGTCCAAGGAGGAGTTGAATGCCTTACTTTCAAGGATAGCCACAGACGATTACGAAGAGCCCCCTGTGGCAATTGATGTTTTTCTGGATGACTCTTACTTCTTGGGAGATTTTTTCAGAGGGAAGCTCCGGCCCATAGTGAGAGAGGCTTTGAATGAGATTTTCCCATCACCTTTTGTAGATAAGTACTGGCTGGTTGCTTTCAAGGGAGCTACTGGATGGGGGAAGACTTGGGCGGCCTGCGCCGGAATGTTATATGATACATATAGACTGCTTTGTATGAAGAGTCCCCAGGAGTTCTTTGGCCTTGGAAACGAAACGATGCTGGTGTTCTACATTTTCAATGTAACCTTGGCGGGATCGAAGACAAACAAGATTGATGTAGTATGGGATGTCGTTTCCCGAATGATCCACTCTTCCCCATACTTCAGGGAGAAGGCCGAGCGAGTGAAACTGTCCTCTGATGGGGATAAGTCTATGTTCCCCAAGAGAATTGATTTCCATGCGGGCTCAAGGGTAGTTCATGCTCTAGGACAGGCGGTGGCTGGGGCTATTCTGGATGAGGCGAATTTTGAGGTGATCTCCGGTCAGGTTTACCAGAACTTCAATCAGCTGCTCCGTCGTATGCAAACTCGTTTTATACGAGGTAGGATCTGGGTGGTCTCTTCGGAGCAGGAAAAGACTTCTGTCCTGAACTCTATTATCAAAAGATATGAGAATAGCAAGGGAGTAAAGGTTGTTTCCAAAACTCTCTGGGAAGCGGTTCCTGAGAAGTTCTCTGGTAAGACCTTTGAAGTGTTCCCTGGATCGGATGTATGTCCTCCCTTCATTGTGGGAGAGGAAAAGGTTGACCTATCAGAAGAGGATAAGGCGTTAATTATTCATGCTCCTATTGAACTAAAGAGTTCTGCGGATGCTGATCTGATTGGGTTTTTGAGGGACTTTGCGGGGATTGAGGTAGGATCGAAATACAAGCTGTTTCGTCAGAAGGAAAAAGTTTCTGGTGCTATGGTGATCACTCCGATTTTCCCGGAGGTGATTCGGCTGTCCTTTACAGACGAGCATGACCAGATAGAGCACTATCTGCTGGTAGATGGATATTTTGATCATATTCCTGATTCGGGCCTTCCTCGATATATCCATCTCGATTTTGGTCTCTCCGGGGATCGTTTTGGAATCGCAGCCTGCTACAGTCCCAGGGCAAAGGTAGTGGAGTTTGTGGATGCAATAAGCAGGAGAAAGGTCAGAGAGAGTGTTCCTGAAATTGTAGTAGAGTGGGCTTTCGCTGTAGAAGCTAAGAAAGGCTTCCAGATTCCCATCTACAAGGTTCGTTCATTCATTTCATGGCTCCGCAGCAAGAACTATCCTATCTCAGTGATTTCTGCTGACGGATTCCAGAGCGAGGATTGTTTGCAGCTTCTTTCCTTAGCTGGGCTAAAGACCGCTAGGATTTCTGTGGATAAGACTACTCTTCCATATACAAGTCTTCGGACAGCAATATATGAAGATCGCTGTAAATTGCCCAAGAATAAGTTGCTCAAGGAGGAGCTACTGGGTTTGGAGATCTCTCCGGATGGTAAGACAATTGACCATTCGCCAAGGGGTTCTAAGGATATTTCTGATGGAGTCTCTGGTGCGGCATCTTCCTTACTGGCAGATAAGAATGTGGTATTCTTCCAAAAGTTTATCAAAGAAGACAGAAGAGAGATAGGCGAGACAGATGAGATAGAGGCTCCAACTTTAGCGGAAGTCTTTTGGGGAAGGGAGAGGGGAAGAGCTTCTGTAGCAGATAACATTTTGAACATGTTTGGAGGGCAGAGATGGTAGCATGGTGGTGGCTGGTAATTGTTGCATTTGTTTCCTTTTTTCTCGGACTGTTAGTGGAAGCCCTCTGCATCATAGTGAGGGAAGATCAGGAGGCTGATTCATGACAACGAAGAAGAAAGAACAGAAGACCGAAGGTTTAACAGAAAAGTTCAAGAGCACCTCTGAAGAGGCAAGAAGTAGCTTAGAAGAAGTCCAGAAAATACTGAACGAAGATAGGCGAGTTCGGGAGGAGCTAGTTGCCTTAATGTCCAAAAAGGATTTTCTGGATCGGGTGAAGATGGTTCGCTGGGCTTCTGAGACAGACCCGGCTGGGGTGGATTTAACTTCAAGGTCTGGTTATCTGCTGGGCGCATTATTCAGCACAGTATGGAACAGGGTGAGAAATGAGCGAACTCGGATATACAAAGACATAGTTGAGCTACGCAAGTTCTACCTGACCAATACAATCATATCTCAGTTTGCCACAGATGCCTTAACTCCAGAAGTAGGTACAGAAGAGATACTGGAGGTGGTCTCTACAGACAGTGATAATGATCTGCTGAAAGACGAGTTGAAGGAGCTTCAGGATAAATTCGATCTGGATGCTATTGTGAACTCTGTCGTGGAAGATTTTCTCGCATATGGAGAGTATTACTTGTCTGTTGAGGTAGATGGGACTGTGAATAGTCCTGGAGAGGGATTGGTTGATTTACGCGATGATGTAGAGCCCAACTCGATAGTTTGTCTTTCAGAATTTGGTAATGTATTGGGTTATCTCCATATAAAGAGAGGAACAGGTGGGACCGAGAGGCTGGAGTTCGTAGATAAGGTCTCCTATATTCAGTTTTCCTTCCAACCGGCTCGATTGCGGGTGGATTTGATGAAGGAGATGGAGCCCCATATAAAGAGAATTCGTGAACTGGAGAAGAAGTATGGAATCAAGGTGCCTCGATTCGTTCGTGTTGGAAAGCCAGTGATCTTTGATGTGATAGATAAGATTACTGAACTCTCTTTACTGGAGCAAATGGTTCCTGCTATTTCCCTGTCGGCGATGGCCGCAGGTAATGTAATGGGAGTCAGGGTCTCCGATGGGATGGGTCTGGAAGAGGCGATGAAGCTGGCAAGGGCTCTGGAAGAACTGGTCAATAAGAAGGTTTCTGTGGATACGACAAATAAAGCAGTCTCCTTAGAGAATATCATGTCCTCGGCAGGTAGGATTCGGTTCATCCCCATCTGGGGCACTGCGGGGGGATCCCCTGTAGTCTCCCTGGGTTACAAGGAGGATGTACAAGGTTTATCTGACTGGGCTAGTAAGATTCGGGAAGTAATCTGTGGTGCGGCTGGTATCCCGTCTGAGGTGCTTTTCCATACGGGAATGGGTTCTTCAGAAAGAGGAGCCAGGGCAGGGATTCTTCGCAGGTATGCAAGATACTTACGCAAGTTGAAGTTGATCCAGACTGCCGTAGCTAAAGCCATAGAGCAGATGGCAGGGATTCATCTGGTTGCAAGGGGCATCCCTTTCAAGCCCTCCGACATCCGCACCCGGTTCAAGAATAACTTGATCGAGATAGACAATCTGGATGAACTGGAGTACATCGACACGACTATCAGTGTTCTGAAGAATGTAATTGAGTTTCTCATGGAGAAGATGTCTAAGTATATTGATGAGGAGGAATTGATTGATTTCGTACGAGAGGAATTGTCCGTGGCCGGGGTCCCCTCTGATATTTTCATCAAGACAGTGAAACAAGTGATTCTTCCGGAGCCAAACAAGACTCCTAGTCCATCCACCACGATCAAACTGGTCGGTTAGGCTTAGAAAATCTGTCAAAACGGTTAATATATAGGGGAAAGTTTTCTCCCAGGGAGGCAGGCAAAATGAGTAGAGCAAATCTTCTTATAGAAGGATTAGAGAACATAGTCCAGGCAGAGTTAGATCCCGAAGGAGTAAAGCAAGGATTTTCGTCTTTGTTACCTGCCGGATGGGAAGTCCAAGATGTTACCCTGAATGAGAAGGGTGAAGTTAGAATTGTATTTCAGAATACAGAAACTCAGGAGTCCATTGGAACTATTTGGATCGTCGGAGAAGACAAAACTCCAATGGTCCATGTAGAGGGAACTGATCTGGCAGTAGATCTGAGTAATTTCAAGCCCCCTACCAAAGAGACAACAGTAGGACCAGTGATAGATTTTGGAGCAGGAACTTCCTGGGTAACTCCAGTACTTGCTCAGGTGTTATTGTCTGGTGCCCAGATGAAACAAACTCCTGAAGAGCCGGAAAAGATTCCTGAAGAGCCGGAAGAAACTCCCCAACAAATTTCCACTGCTACTTCCCAGGTAGGAAGCCCTGAGCAAGAGAAACCACTAATCCAATAAATCCAGAGCGAGGATGAGCTAATCCAAAACAATCCTCGGCATAGACAAACATTCTCTTCTCCATTCCTCCGGGCTGCTGTGAAGAGAGGAGAGATAATCTATTTCGTCTCTCCTCCCCCGGCAGCCAAGTCTTCCCCTGTCGGGGAATTTCCTGACTGTTAGTCCCTAACAAATCCAGAAGGTCAATCGGATCTCTTTCGCTACCTTTCTCCGCCGATTGATAGTCTGGATAGTAAGGCGCTTGTGTAGAGTTGGCTCAGACTGGGCAACCGAGTCAATTCTTGGTGGGCTCCTGTATTGTAGGGTTCTGGGGAGGGAGGAAGTTCCCCGACTTTTTCTTCAGGAGGTTTTCAATGAGCAAAGCTAAGGAAGTAATCGAGCAATTGTCTTTCCACCCGATTTACATTACTTCTGGAGCGGATTGTGAACATTCTGAATCCAGGAGGATTGAAGGTACTCGGAAATTTGAATTGTATTGCATGAGCGGATGTGGGGCCTTGAAGGCTGGTTCAAAATGTCCTTACGGGACTAAGGATGCCACTGGCTGTCCTTGTTTTGTCCTGGCTGAGCACAGGAAGGGAGACATAAGATGAAGAAAGTTCTTGCTCCGGTTCTCTTGTTCCTGCTTATCATTTCGATTTTAGGATGCGCAGGATCGAAAGGGAAAATTGTTTCCTCCTACGAATTAGCAGGGGCGATGCTGAAAACAGCTTATCAAGTTGCTAAACCCGCTTGCGATTCTGGTACTCTTTCCACAGAGGATTGCGCGAAGGTCAAGCAGACTTACAATCAGGCCAGAGCCAGTTATCTCCTGGCAGGGGATTTATTGGTGTTAGCTATGGAGACGGAAGACCTGGCAAGCCGACAAGCAACCCTGGAAGAGTACCAGGAGCTTGCGAATACTTATACAAGGGAACTGGGTGAATTGATACGACTGCTAACAGCACTGGGGATACTGGAGGGGAAATAGTATGGCAAAGAAGATGAGCCCTGCATTGGTGATTGCTTTGGTGAATGGAGTTGCGACCCTGATCTCTGTTCTACCGGAGATAATTGAAGCAGTACGAAGTGCTAATCTCCCTGACCAGGAGAAAGAGGCTTTAATTGCTCGGATCAGAAAGGCTCAGGAGAGTATTCCTGAGTGGGAGTAAGAGAATTGGAAAGAGAAGTTAGTCTTGCCCGTTGCTTAGTCTGTAGGAAGTATGTCTTTGCAGGAGAAAGAGTTTGTCCTGGATGTAGAACAGTCGTTCGACGGTATGGCTGTTCGGTTTGTGAAGAGTTTGTGTCAAATCGTTGTCACCGAACCGAACTTGAATTAGAGAGGTGTCCTTGTTATGTTCCACCTTACTGAGGAGGATGAGAATGTGGTGGGATAAGGATCGCATTCCCCCTTTGGTAGATGTAGAAGAAGAAGTTCCCGAGGATCGCATTCTCCCTTCGGTAGATGTAGAAGAAGAAGTTCCCGAGGAAGGAGATACTGAGTCCACTGGAGAAGATAATGGCTCTACTCAGTAAATCGAGAGCAGGAGATTTACTTACTTGGGAGAAGCAATTCAATCCCTTCGAGAAGCGGGAGAGGCACCAGGCTCTATGGATCTGGTTCGGACTCCACTGGCCTGTGGGTTGATCTATGTACACCACCAAGCACTGCCGAATTGAAGAGCTAGTACCACCGGATTTTTTCGAGCTTTATAAAGATAGACCATGGATTTTGTGGGCTCAGCTTGATGATCTCTGCCTGATGGGGATTGATCTCATTTGGGAACATTTCAGCAATCTTCAGGGACACAAGGTAACGATCATTATCAATGACTGGCTATGGGGTGGCCATGTGGGGCCGGATGGAAAGAAGGTCTCCTGGACTCGCTGTGGATTTCGTCCTGGGCCTCCCTTGCCAGGAGAATCCAAGGCAGGCCAGCATCCTCTCGGAAAAGCCTTCGATCTACATATTCTACAAGTGACTGCGGAGGAAGCCAGGCAGGAGATCTTGAGAAGCAAGGAGAAGTTCGCTCCTTATATCCGTAGGATGGAGCGGAATGTAAATTGGTTGCATGTGGATCGGGCAAACTATGGGGAGAATTCCAAGGAGATCTACCTAATTGATCCACCAAGGTAGAAACGATTTGAATCGAGCACAATCCGTGATAGCAATTTGTGAGGAAGAAGGTGGAGATTGTTTTGAAGCGGCAGGTCGTCTGATTATGGACTTGGAAGGCGGATTGCTCGTTCACGGGTGTGTAGATGGTAGGGGCCCACTCAAGGGAAAGAGATTTGTTCATGGTTGGGTGGAGATGGGAGATCTGGTCTTTGATTTCAGTGGAGGAAAGAGAGTGGTGATGTCCAGGGAGCAATACTATCAGATTGGAAATATTCGGAAGTTGTCTATGATAGGCAGACCGCATTGAAGCTGATTGCGAAGCATAAGCACTGGGGACCATGGGAATCCCTGGATTGCTTGTAACAAGGGAGGGGAGGTAAGATTATGAACAAGTGGGTATTCGGACTGAGGAAGTGGTCAGTGGTCGTGATCCTGATGATACTGACTTCGGCCCTCAAGGCTTGGTTCAGTCTAAGTGATGATCTCTATAAGATTGCTCTCTATATTGTCGGAGGTTTTGTGGGGGTTGATTTCATCCGCAATTTGGTGAGCAACAGGGAGCAACCCAAACCGGATGCCTGATTCCCCCACAGAGAATATGGAGAAACAATGAGCAAAGCAGAGCATTTAGTAAATGAGTTTCTTGATGACCTGGACGAGCCCTATGGGATTGAAGCTTGTGCTAATGATTTGATGAGACGATACCAGGATACCAAGACGATTCCCTGGGAGGCTTTTGATCTGGCGACTTCAGAATATGGGGTTCACCATGATGACTGGCCGGAGTTGGAGGATATTCTTCTCAGTGCCGGTTATACTCTTCTGGATCGTCAGGGGAATCCAATAGACTAATGGCTTTACCCGTTCTCTCTGATTCAGCAAAAGCTCTAGCTACTTTTATCAGGTCCTACCTGAAGAGGTATGGAATCACACCAGGTCCGGGTCCCGACAAAGTGGACTCTCTGGATCGGTTGGTCAATTCCTTTTCAGCAGGATTTGTGGACTATGCTGAATCTGGTGGAATGAAAGGAGAACCAGGGCCTCCAGGTCCTGGTGGGGCAGTGGGACCAGTGGGACCAGAGGGTCCACCAGGGGAGCCAGGGGAATCCAATAGCGATATTCTCCCTGCCGGAGAAGCCCTTTCTGCTGGGGACTTCGTGAATGTCTATTCAAGTCCAGCCAAGTTGCGCAAAGCAACCGCCGAGTACTCGGAGGACAGGAAAGAAGCTCATGGATTCGTGAAGTCCTCGGCCTCCACGGGTCAGGAGATTGAGGTTTTCTTCTGTGGAGTGAACGATGCCCTGTCTGGTCTCACTCCTGGGGAGATCTACTGGCTGTCAGAGGAGCCTGGTAAAGCCTCTCTTTGGCCTCCTACAGCCTCTGGCTCCGGATTGCAAGTAGTTGGAGTCTCTCTCTCTTCCGGCGAGCTCTCCTTCTTGCGACATCCTCCTTTCATCCGGTACAACTTGGACCCAGTAAAAGATGACTATGTCGCAGGGGATCTCGATACAGAGTCAGAGATCATAACAGCACTTAATAGTACTGCATCTACTCTGAATGAGGTCTTGGGGCAATTAGAGGATGCAATTTTGCAGGGTCCTCCAGGTCCTCCGGGATCAGGGGATATGACTAAAGTAGTCTATGATCCTGATGAGGATGGTGTTATTGCTCTAGCCCAGTTAGACCCGCTTGTCTGCTCGGAAAGTGAAGCAGATGCGAAAACGATTCTGAGCCTTGCGTTCTCCTGGATGGGGATATGATAATTCTTGATTCTACATCTGAAAGTATTGTTGCTTATCTGGCTGGAGTAGTAGCTGCCAATCAGCCGGAATTTGTGGCCTCTTACGCTGACCACACTGCCACTACTTTCACTGAGGGTGGGAGTGAGGGTGTTCTAAATAACACTACCGAAGTTACCATTGTGGAACCCCCTGCGGCTGCTACCAGGCGGGCAATTAAGAGTATCTATATACACAATAAAGATACTGCTACAGTAGTGGTAACAGTGGAGTGGGCATCGGGAGCCACCAGAAGGAGAATCTGTAAGGTTTCTCTGCCTGTGGACAGGACACTTGCGATTACGGAAAAGATTGAAGTGGGTCAGGAAACTGCTATCATTTTTAGCGGGGCTGTTCCTGCCGATAATGCTATTGCTCGCTTTGATGGAGAAAGTGGATGGGTAATACAGAGAAGTTTGCCCACCATTGATGATGCCGGTTCGATTAACATCCCTGCCGGACAAACTTATAAGATTAACGGTTCTTCCTTGACACTTGATAACATTTTGGATGGAGCTACTTATGGCAGGGTAAAGCTAACATCCCTGACCGGCAATGAAGTCGTCAAGCTGACCGATGCGAGTGGAGATGATCTTACTGTTGCCCTTGGCGGAGCCAACCGTATCATTACTTTCTCTGGTAATCCCACCTTGGGAGATTGGTTTGACCAGTCAGTGAAGCAAGCCAGCTCTCCTGCTTTCGCCGGTCTTACCCTGACTGGATTTAGTGGATTTGTGAAAGCTACTGGTGGCATACTCTCGGCTGCCGCACTTACTGATGCAGATATTCCTGATACCATTACCCTGACCAATATCACTCAGATTACCAACCGCTCTCATACCAATCTTACCGACATTGGCACCTTGACGCATGCTACCATTGATAGTTACCTTGATCAGGCAGTAAAGCAGGCCAGCTCTCCCACTTTTGTTACCGTCAAACTTTCTGGCCTTACCGATGGCTATCTCCCCTATCATGTTAGCGATGCGGTAGGGTTGGCGAATACCAATCTCTTTACAGATGGAAGCAACATCGGATTGGGAATAACGGCCTTTGGCACTTCCGCCGTCAGAGTCCACGGCCAAGGCTCCGGCACTGCCCCCACCACTTCTCCTGCCGATATGGCCCAAACCTGGGTAGAGGATATCAGTGCAGGCAGAGCAGCATTCAAGGATCGATGGGAGGACAATACGGCAGGATTTAGAGCATTAACCTTGATTGATAACACAGGCAAAACGGTAGATGGCATCTTAACCAATGCCGGCACTATTCGGGCATTTTCAAAGGTTACTTCTCTTATTGCTGTCAAAGCCGTTTCTACCTGGACAATCCGCACCAGCGCTGCGGACAATGGCTGGTTTTCTGTTTGCTGGTCTCCTGAGCTTGGCCTGTTTGTGGCAGTGGCTAAAACCGGCACTGGCAACCGGGTGATGACCAGTCCGGATGGCATAAACTGGACAATCCGCACCAGCGCTGCGGATAATCAATGGCTTTCTGTTTGCTGGTCGCCTGAATTGGGAATTTTTGTGGCAGTGGCTATTAGCGGCACTGGCAACCGAGTGATGACCAGTCCGGATGGCATAACTTGGACAATTCGCACCAGCGCTGCGGACAATGGCTGGCTTTCTGTTTGCTGGTCTCCTGAGCTTGGCCTGTTTGTGGCAGTGGCTAATACCGGCACTGGCAACCGGGTGATGACTTCCCCAGATGGAATAACCTGGACAATTCGCACCAGCGCTGCGGATAATGAGTGGTATAGTGTTTGCTGGTCTCCTGAGCTTGGCCTGTTTGTGGCAGTGGCTATTAGCGGCACTGGCAACCGAGTGATGACCAGTCCGGATGGCATAACTTGGACAATTCGCACCAGCGCTGCGGATAATCAATGGCTTTCTGTTTGCTGGTCGCCTGAATTGGGAATTTTTGTGGCAGTGGCTATTAGCGGCACTGGCAACCGAGTGATGACTTCCCCAGATGGAATAACCTGGACAATTCGCACCAGCGCTGCGGATAATCAATGGTATTCTGTTTGCTGGTCTCCTGAATTGGGAATTTTTGTGGCAGTGGCTATTAGCGGCACTGGCAACCGAGTGATGACTTCCCCAGATGGAATAACCTGGACAATTCGCACCAGCGCTGCGGATAATCAATGGCTTTCTGTTTGCTGGTCGCCTGAATTGGGAATTTTTGTGGCAGTAGCTAATACCGGCACTGGCAACCGAGTGATGACCAGTGCTGGTCTTCCCCTATATGACCACAATAAAGGTCTTCTTGGCAAAAAGATCATCTTGAGATCTGGCACTGGCCCGAGCAATACACCTGCCGATGCCGCTCAAATGTGGGTAGAAGACATCAATGCCGCAGCGGGCAAGGCCGGCTTCCATATGATGGCCGAGTCAGGAACAGGAAAGCTCATTGTGGTGGGCGTGCTGATCAAAACAGATACGGGAGACCCGGCTCAAGTGCATGAAGGGCTTATGTGCATTAATACCTTTGACAATACCCTGAAAATGTATTGCGAGGCCGCCTGGCGGCAGTTGGCGGCATGGTAAAGGATAAAACATGAGCGACGGGACGATTGGAAACAAGCTTCATTACTTGACAATATTTGAGCAGCTGGTGAATAAGGGTCAAGCCAATGGCTATGCTCCTCTGGACGCCAATGCTAAAGTTCCCACCGTGAATTTGGGTGGGGAGGGAGCAGATAATACCAAATATCTGCGTGGCGATCAGACCTGGCAAGTGCCTTCGGGAGGGGGCGGAGAAAGTGAAATTATTGTTGTCAAGTCAGCGGATACCGCCAATTCTACCACAACCTTGGCCGACGCTACTGGCTTGACCTTCAACGCCGATGCCAGCTCGACTTATATCATTCATAACTGCCGGACACTTTATAACCGATGCGGCCAGTGGGACGCCGGATAGCTCATCCTATAACGCTAATGATGTAGTGGTTACCACCTCGGCTTCCGCCTTTACTACCTATAACTTTGGGATGTTGCATGCTATTCTGAAGACTGGAGCCAGCGCCAGCACCTGGGTCCTGAGATTCGCCCGTAATTGAGCCTGTGATAATTGAGAAGGAGGTGCTATGAACGGACAGCAACTGAACATTGACCTTGATCTTCTTATCAAGTGGTTAGGCCGGAAGGAGCTGGAGGCCTTCTTCCTTCAACAGCAGATAGAGAGTTTGAAGCTGGAGCTGCAGAAGGCAAAGGTTCAAGATGAAGCGGAGAAACAAGCTAGATCGGACTAATCTTTGTACCCAATAGCGCACTTTTAGAAGAAAAACATGGCGGATTTATCTAGATGGTACTATAAATGCCCTCAATGTGGGTCGGGTAACCCGGCAAGTATAAAGGTATGCTCCTGTGGCTGGAGTTATCTTCCTCCCCGCCATCCTCATCTTCTCTGCCCCAATTGTCACGGAGCAGTGGAGTACGATTGTCGCATTTGTCCTTCATGTGGCCAGCATTTGTTCCCGATCACGAAGAAGGAGATATAGATCTATGCCGCATAGAAAATCGTGGCAAATTTGGGCAATTTTGTGCAAATTGCTGGCGGTTGGCATTCTTTGCCTTTGGGTCCTTCTCTCCCTAAGCTATGGGGAAAATGCCTCTTCCTGGGAGAGCTATGTGAAGAATTACATCAACTCGACCCAAAGAAAAAGCTTTGAGACCCCCTTTTCCATAACTGGCTTCCGGTTGCTGGGCAAGATGCATGTGGAGCAAGTAGGGGGCACCTATATCTATTTTGGCTTTTACGCCGAACGCTGGCAGGAGAAGCGGAAGTATGTTGCGGCCGCCTTCGTCCGCGATGGGATGCCGGAAGGGTATCTGCCACAATGGAGCGATTTCCGCTGCCTTGAGCTCTGTCGTGAGGATTCGATATGAGGATGGAGCTTATTCGCCTGCCTCAGCATGCGGAGGGGAGCAGGAATGAGTACAGGACGGCATCGGCATTGGGTATCCCGATCTTTTTCTATCCCGCCCTCCCTCCTCTGAGATAGTCATCATGCCTGATATTGTTTCTACAAAGACGAAGCCGATTGCTGTGGATGGAGATACGATCACTCTGACCGAGCAGAGTTCCTGCTTTCTGATGAGAGCAGAAACTGGTGGAGGAAGTCAAGTCCAGCTCACCCTGGATACGGTGAGCGGGGAGTCTATCTCTGCTGGAGACTTGGTCAGTCAGTTCAGGTATGGGGTTCGGAAGGGCTTTGGTCTGAAGACTGGTTCGGCGGAGATAAACCATATTGCAGAGACTCTTGCCTTTGTTGGCATCGCTTGGCTAACGAGCAGCAAATTCGTCTGTGTCTATCGCAAATCAGGCGGTTCCAAAATTTACGCCAAGGCGAGTATTCTGAATACGGATTGGACAATTACCTCCGGCGCCGAGGTAACAATCGCGAACTATGCAACCAGCGGCCATTTGGTTCGCCGCGGAGCGGATGATACATTCATCGTCGCTTGGACGGATAATGCGACCCGAATCGGACGGCTATTTGCTGCTGCTTGCACAGTGGCAGATACTACCATTACGGTGGGGGCCGAGGCGGAGATCAATCCGAGCTCCTCGGTCTATACCTCCGGGAGCGACAGCTATGACTTTCGCCTGCTGACCGCTAGCACCTTGCTCTTTGCTTACCGAGATACAGGGGACTCAAATTATCTCCGGGCCTGCGTGGTAACCTGGTCTGGCACTACATTGACCGTCAATGCGGATGTTCGCATCACTACCACGGCGGTCGATGATGTAAAGTTGGCAGTCCTCTCATCGACCCGAGCACATGTCTATTATGAAGGAGGCGGCAGTGGCTTTTGGGTCAACTTGATCAAGGTCTCTGGAACCGTACCGAGCGCTGGAACTGCTTATGGCCCGACCGGCGGCTTCACCAGCCTGCGGGGGATGGATGCCACCCCCTATAGCTCCGAATACACCATGCATAGCATGGCCGATGGAGCGAATGTTTATGGAGTGGGCGGCTATGGCTACCTCTATTCGATGGAGCTTCCAGCGGCAGCTTACAATCGACCCTTCGGTGTCTGGACGACCGGATCGGGATGCGGTAAGACGAGAATCCATGCCGCCACTCAAGCTGCTTTTGTTCTTTTTGAAGATATTGTTGTGGCTACTTTGAAATACTCTCTTTGCCGCCTTGCCTGGCAATCACCGCAGTGGTTGGCAAGTCAATCGATCCACGCAAGTGGAAATCATTTCGATGCTGATCTTGACCCGAGCAGGACAGCGCTGGCAATCTTTTTTACCGATCCAGCAGTGTCCAATCAAGGAAATCTTTTAATCTATGATGTGGGTTTCCCCATAGGGATTGCGCAAGAGAACAATTCTGGTGGGAGTCCTCTGCTCATCTGCCATCAGGGTTTGTCTGAGGTTCATTCGGGTCTTGTGCCGTATTTTCCTTACTACGGACAGACTGATGGTACTTTAATCTCGACAAATAATGGCTGGCTGATTGGTCGGGCAATTGCAGCAGATAGTTTACTAGTGGATATGATGAACCTAGTGATCTGATGAAATGAAGTTGAGAGGAGCCGTACTGTATGTGGTTCATACGCTGTTTCCAATGTATTTTGCTGGTGTTTTTTCTCCTCCTTCCTAGCTTTGCCCTGGGAGGAGAATCTCTCAAGCTCTACAGGGCAGAGCTTGATCTAACTTTTGCCCCACCCCATAATGAGCCAGTGGTTTCTCCCTATGTTGCGAGATACAGGCTAAGAGGGATAGGGGAGATTGAGTGGTGGAGATTTCATCTGGGGGCAAATTTGACTTTCTGGGGACTGAACACTTGGCAGCATCCCTCTGTGATGGGGAGGGGGACAGCATCTTGGCAAGATGCAAACTGGGGTATTGAGCAGGTAAGGCTAGATTACCGATATTGGGTGGGATTCTTCTTAGATCCTAAAAACAGAGTTTCCCTGTTTATGGAGCATGGCAATTGGATTTATTTGACGGATTACGATGAACGACAAGGATATCAGTATTATTACCTGTGGGGAGTCCGGCTGAAGTGGGAATGATGGTAGGCCTTTCAAGTTTTCGGAACAACTCTGTTTATGGTAAAGGAGCCAACGGATGAGCGCCCTAAGTAGGCTGAGGCTGGTAGGGGCCACAGCAGTGGTCAGTTGTATTTTGTGTGTGGTAATACTGGCATATGCTTATGCACAGATTTCATCTGCTCCAAATCTACAATACAATGTCTCGTCTCTTGTATTATGGATTATTGGATCAGCATTTGGAACGATTGCTTGCTTGATTGGTGTGATCTATAACTTGCTCCGAAGGGAAATTGATGGGAAGCAAAGTAAAGAAGCTTGTTCCTTAATCGAGAGAAGGACTAACGAGATACTGGAGGAAATTCGCAGGAAAGTATGTAGTAGTGAATGGGATGGGGTAGAGAGAAGGAAATGATCGTTTATTTGGTCCCAGGTGTTATTGCTGTGAGATTAGGGGGTAGGATCAATGAGTGATACTGTATTGAGTGGTAGGTGGACAGTTTATTACGGCTCGGAAAACAGGCAGAAGAGGATCAAGTGGACTGGTGGTTCTGCGGAACCAGATACAGTTAAGTCTCTGTACCTTGCTTTGATGGATTTGTTTGATGAATTAAATCAGATGGATGACGGAGTCCCTATATCTGCTCAAACTCCTACGGAGTACACCATTGGTATCATTGATCCAGGAGACAAGGACCCGTGGTTTATAGATAAAGAGTCTACGGAGCACCTGAAGGGTGGTGCTCTAAAGACAGCCTCCTGGAAGAGAGTAACCGGCTCTAATGTGGGTATTGTCAAGGTGGTCTGTAACAATACAAGCATTGTGGCTGGTGATATTGGGCATGATATTACTCACCAGGACGGAGACTCTGGTACTCTGTTGGATGTAAAGGGGACTGGAGCGGGATCCGAGTTATGGATTCGACCCGATAGTTATGCTGTTGCAGATGACTGGGATTCCACTTCCGGGACAATTACCTGTAATGGACATACAGCAACCCAAACAGCTGCTTCCACAACTGGTGAGATGTTGTGGGCAAACATATACGGATTAGGTACCCTGGCGGAAGACACCCATCTTTACATCTACCAGGGCGTGCAAACTGGAGATACTGCACCTGACCATATCTTGACAGGGTATAAGAGCAGCTGGAACTGGTGGTCTGACGGATTCTTTGATGTTTTAGTCCTGGTTGCAGACCAAGCATCTTCTCTCACAGATCGGCAGTACTTCTTGGATCAGGGATATGTGTCGGTCTTCGCTCGCAGATATGGTGGGACTTACACCTACTATATTGTTGACCTGTTTACCGGAGGTCGCAATCCTATTCCTTTGGAGACAGGTGATGATATTTCCAATCCGACAGGTTATCGGACAGTAACTCTGTCTTCCTCCTCTGGAACATGGAATGTCGGGGATGAGATCAATGGAGGGACATCCGGGGCAAGAGGCAAGATCACTGCGACCTCCGGGTCGAATCCTACCATTACCCTTAGATACTATCTGATTGGAAATGTGGCAACTGATTTCCAGAACGGTGAGACAATTACTGATGTGGAGACCAGCGCAACAGGAACTTCTGGGACTCCCGCCAACTATGGTCCGGCCACCTATTCGGGGTTATCAGTCACTCATACTGCGAATAATGCATTTGATATAGATGAGAATGGTACTAATGAGTATTACTCGGTTGTGATTGATTGCAATAACTACTCCCTCGCAGAGGTTTACGAGTGGCTGAAATATATCGCGAGGGATGGAGCGACGGGAACAGGGAATACGGATGGGATCGAGGGCGAGCAGTATATTGGCTCCGATTATCGGTTGGTATATAACACATTGACTGGTACTATCTCGGAAGGGGATGTGGTAACACAGGATACTTCCCTGGCCAGGGGAACTGTGGTAGCCCATCACACCACTCCTAAGATTCTGGTGCTGAGAAACTGTAGAGGGACTTTTGATACAACCAACCCGGTCAAGAAAGATGGTAGTAACTATGTAACTATGACTGGTGGGTCTGCTATCGTTGTTACTCCTACCAAGGCGTGTCCATTTGGAACCTTCCCTGGTCAAGCTATCTTCTTTGCTGCTGCTGGAGTGGTACTGGATAACTACCAGTCCGCAGAGGTGAACAAATTTAGGCTGACAGATGACCAGGGGAATGCAATTGCTGCTCCTACTAAAGTTTCGGTGACCATTACTAATACCAGGGTAAAAGATGGAATTGCTGTATTTAGGCTCTCTGGTGGAGAGATCGAGAAGAATTATTACTCGATAGATTCAAACCATTCCATTGGGGATACAACAATTAGTGTAGATCCGACCATTAGGGTAGATGAGCCTGGAAAGTCTGACGGTGGTATCCTGTTTGTGGTTGACACTGCTAGCCAGAGGGAGGATCGGTACCGGTACACTGGATACTCGGGCGATGATTTCACTCTGTTCAATAAGTCTTCTGATATAGCAGAATCCGGGACCAATGCAACGACCATTGTGGCTACCGGAGGATTTACCAACTGTCTAGTGGGGGATATTATTTACAACTCCACTCGTTTAGCAATTACCTACATCAGTGAAGTTATAAGTAACGACCAAGTCAGTGTTTATCCTCCTGTAACAGGTCAGACCACTGGAGATAGCTTCCGAGTGGGGGCTGTAGCAGATGGTTACACGACTTCCGATAAAGTGTATGTTCCTTTGATTCATGCGAGGGAGACTGAGGGGACTGATGCTTCTCCCGGAAGTGAGTCGGTGTCTATCGTTTATAGTTCAGCGATTTCAGCAAGGGTTAGAGCGAGGCATGCTAATGATACTGAGTATAATATCAAACCCTTCGAGACGGACACCAGCATAGGCTCTGGTGGCGCATCGGTAGCTGTTATTAGAACTCCCGAAACAATTACTTCTTAAAACTATGGAAGACCAAGAGAAGATTGCCGGTCTCCTCCTTCTCAAGAAAGAGATAGAGGACAACATAAGCAGATTGAGACAAGGGATTAAGTCTCTCCGGGAGGAGCAAGAAGAGCTTAAATTCTATTTGACTGTCCCTCCTGAGAAGAAGTGGAAGAATCTTGGTGAAGTGAGCTATGACAAGCAAGCATTAGAAAACAATATTGCGAGGATAGAAGTCAATATTGAAAGAGTGGAGCGGTCTGTTAGAAATGAGCAAGAATCATTGGAAAGAATGGAAGAGGCGATAGAGATACTGAAGAAACAGCAGATTGCAAGGAGTTAGAAAGTGAATAAAGTTACTATTACATATTCAATTTTGTCGGATAGAGTTTTGACTGAAGAAGAAATTATGAGTTGCCTTCAATTAAAGGATGATATTGGAGTTAGTAGAAAAGTGGAACTTATTGACAGCACCTTAGTTGATGTGAAATGTGATGAGGTGGTAATAGAATAAGAGATGGCTGGAACAGTTACTGCCAACTTAACTACGATAAGCCTATGTGAAGCCACGACAGGTTGGACTGCTGTAGGTGGCACTAATGCATTGAATGACCCTACAGTCTTTGATGCAAAGCAGGGCAGTTATTGTTTACAGAATTACAGTGCTTCAGCAGTGAACCGCGGTTCGGATTATGATTTTGGAGCAAATACTGACCTATCCGATACTGCCCTTTACTTGTGGTTTGCTTTCAGTAAAGTTCCTCATGCTACCAACTATATGAGAATTAGGGTTACAGATGCAGCTGGAAACTGGGGCGAATGGAATGTTTTTAACAAAGCAATGCTTCCTCATCTATCTTGGATTTGCTGGACAGTTAAAACGACTGTAGCGTTTGATGCAACTGGCGGAACAAATCCAACTATGACCCAGATAAGGAAGGTCGGTTGGAGAATGGATGCAGTTGTAGCAAAGGTATATATCTATTGGGATGCGTGGAGATATGGGACTGGTTTGTCAATAAAGGGAGGAACGATTGATTCACCAGCAGTTCTTGAAGACCTTTATACAGCGGACAGTGATTATGGAGTTATTGAGAAGTATAATGGAGTTTATTTTCTTCAAGGTAAAGTTCTTATTGGCTCGACAGCAGCAGGTGATAGCACATACTTTCAAGATAAAAATCAGACTGTTGTCTTTAAGTCTATTAAAGGAAGCCCGACAGGATTTTATGAGATAAAAGGACAGGGGAATTCGACTGGAACGACAAAAATCTTCTTTGGTGAAAAGGCTGGAGGAGCAGGGATTTCTGGATTATCCATAAGTGCTCCGTCGGCAATGAAGTGGAAGTTGACCGTGTCGGATACCTATATTACGCAGTTTGGTTTCTATGGATGTAATTTTCAGAATGTGGACACAATTCAAGGCCAAGCTTATTCGACTTCGAAGGAGTTTTTGAATACGAGTTTTACAGCAGGCGCTGAGATGTTACCTGATACAGGAATTGTAAAGAACTGCAATTTTATTTCGGCTTCTGGTAGAGCAATAAGAATGAGTTCTACGAGCCATCATATTACGGATTGTAATTTTATTAACTGTGTGTATGGGGTGCATGTGCCTTTTAGTGATTCAGTTACATTTGATGATCTAAAGTTTGCAGGAGGAGATGGTTCGACTAGATGGGATATTGAGCATTCTGTATCTGGAACTTTGGTAGTAAATTGCACCAATGGGTCTAATCCGCAATATGTGAAAGAAACGGGAGGTGGTAACACTCAGATTAATAATGCTGTTTATTTGAGCATCTATGTGAAAGATAGAAATAATAATCCAATTCCGTATGCTCAGTGTGCCATTTTTAAGGTTTCTGATGGTGCGCAGTTAATGAACGAGGATTCTGATACGAATGGGCTTGCTCAGGAGAGTTTTAATTATCCGGGATCTGATGTTCCGGTTTACTGGAGAGTTAGAAAATCGTCAGGGGGAGCTACGAGGTATATTCCAGCTGGAGGAACAGGGACAATAACTTCGTCAGGATTTACAGTCACAGTGACGCTATATGAAGAGTCATTAGTGTGATGGATGAGGTATGTCAATTAGATACGATATTATTGTTCATTGGGAAGAGTCACCGAGGATAATAGAAGTGCTAGCTCCCTCTACTCTCTTAATGATCCAAGACCTTGTTGATACTTTGAGATTTCTTGAGGCAGATCCCCTGAACTGGAGCTACCCACACCTGGTGGACTCCTATGGTAAGCAATACTTGGCAGAGGGCAAATATGTGGGGATCACTCTTGCCTTGAGGAATGCGAGATTGAAGTTTGAGAGCAGGCCTGGGCCGGGCTGGGTAAGATGCAAGGTAACCGGAGGGAATTTGGTTGCTTATGACGAAAATGAAAATCCGATGGAGCCAATTGAAGTAAGCAACTTTACCCAGCTTACTGTGGAACTGGATGTTTCCCCTGCCTTAATTGTTACGGGTGGAAGTGCCCTTACCCAGGAAGAACATGACGAGCTGATGAAGGTGTCTTCTGTGAAAGGAAAGACAGACCAATTAGCCTTCACAGAGACGAACAGAGTGGATTCAACCGCAATGAATCTGGATGAAGAAGCTATCGCCGATAAAGTGAAGGAGGAAATACAACCGGATTTGGATCGCCTGCTGGAGATGTATAGATTACTGGGCCTTGATCCTTCAATACCTTTGATTGTCTCCCTGACTCAGAGGAAGGCTGGCACAATAGTTCAAAGGATAGAAGAGGAGGAAGCTACCAAGACAGTTACGGTGACGAGGGAGTAAACAATGATTGTCCCTCACTCGATTGGAGTGGAAGGGCTTGGCTATGGTCCGAGGGCTGTGGCTACCCAGGGTCTGAGCTTTGTCGTAGCTGTACTGGTTGAGGTTAAGAGACTCGGCGGAGGGGGCCTTGGAATTCTCCCTGAGTGGGAGAAGGTAGATGTCTTAGTTGTCTCCCCTGTGAATTTTGCCAGTTTGAGAAAATGGAAAAAGCCCTTCATAAAGTTTGTAGCTTTATCGGATGGTCCAGAAGTCAAGGTGGTCGAGGTAGAGGGACAGCAGTTTCAGTTGACTGTTGTCAAGGGAGTGCTGATAGAGGGGGATTGATTCGCTGGGGGAGGCTTAGATGATACAGATTGATCCTACAAAGTCCAAGGAGATTCGTTTCAAGATGGAGATTCAAGGTGCTACCGGGCCTGTGGAGGCAAGACTGGTGATGCCTACCAAGAATAACTATTCCTTGGTCTTTAATAGCTCAGTGGTGAATGGAGTAGCGAGTGTTCTGGTTCCTCCCCTGGGGGAGATAGGGAGGAATGTAATAGGGGAAGCCCGACTGGAAGTGATTGCGGACAATTATATCCTGGTTCCCTGGACTGGTAGTTTCCAATTTGTTGAGTCCTTCTCTGTGAAGTCAGTAGTGGTAGAGGGAGAGTCGGGGCCTTCGGAGGCTCCACTCAAGGGAGTCCCCAAAGTGTCCAGTGCTATCCTGGAGGAAATTGATCTGTCGGTTAAGCCGAGCCCAGCCAAGGCTCCTCCAATGAAGGCGAGCAGGAAAGGAAAGGCTTCTGAAGTGATTTGTGGAATGGATGAGTTTTTCAGAATACAGAAGGGGGAGGGGTAGGAAAATTAGGGGTAAGAAAAGAAAATAGGTTTTAGGGGGTGTTTCTATTGAAATTCAGGGTGTTTTTAAGGAGGTTTTAGGGAGAGGAGAGGATGATCTGGAAGTTGACTCCTGAATGCTGGTGGGCGGATCAATTTACTGGTAATGACCAACTGGATGGAGCTAAGGCCATTATAGCAGTGGCGGATAATCTGGATATTGATCCCAATCGTTATGATGTTCCTTTTTTTCGTTTTCCTATTGAGGATGACTCTCATATTGATCCAAGGATGATCTCTCTGGTGTTTACTGCTATGCGGTCTTGTGTAGAGTGTTTTTGTGCTCCTTTTCTCCTGATGTGCAGGGCAGGACAGTCCAGGTCCCCCTCATTTGCTGCATTATGGCTGTCCTGGAGTAAGGGTTGTTCCTATCAAGAAGCTATGAAGCGAATACGAGAACTGCGGACTGAAACTTTTCCCCATGAGAAGACTTGGCGACAGCTTGAACAATGGAGCATAGAACATGTTGGGCAATACTGAGGAGATTTGTAGAGCAGCTATAGAGAGGATCCCCAGGAGAGTACTTGATTTAGGTGGTTCAGTAAACACCTTTTCTCTGGCTACTGTAGTTGTAGATCCTTATCCAGAAGACGAGTATGCAGTTCAGAGAGGGAATGTTCCTTTCTCTGTCCCGGAAGGGGTTCAGTTTGTAAAGGCGTTTGGGGAGGATCTGCCTTTCCCGGATGACAGTTTCGATTTTGTGGTCTGCTCGGAAACTCTGAATCATTGTAAGGACCCTGTGAAAGTGATTGAGGAGATGAAGCGGGTATCTCCAAGAGGGTATATTGATGTCCCCTCTGCAATCCATGAAGTATTTGAGCCTCATGCTGAGCATTTGTGGAGATGCTTTCGTTTAGAAGATGGGACCTTAGCATTTCATGAACGCAGACCGAATGATGTGATTACCATGGTGGAGCGACTTATAGGGGCCTTTACCTGGAAAGCTGGTGGGGAGTTACAGAAGGAATACAGAGAGCGGGAGCAAGCCTGTGTGGACCATTTCTACATCCAGTTTCTGTGGGATCGTGAGAATTTGTTTGCTCGGTATCTTACAGATGAGGAGGTATTGTCTCAGGAGCTAAGAAGGGCAATTGCCGAGGAGGACTGGGTTCCCGAAGAGATAAGGAGGCTTTTGCTTTTGATATGAGTAGAACACAGGAGATTCTGAACGAGTTTGAATAGGACTGAAAAGAGACCATGGAAAAGTGGGGCATCGTCCTTTGTACTTATGGAAATAGTGAGCAGCGACTCACAAAGCTGTTAGAGTCTCTGCACCAGCAGGGGGAAGGCGGAATTCCTTTTGACCTTTGGATTAGAGGGTCAGTTCTCACTTACCAGCAAGAGCTTGCCCATCGGGAGATTGCTGAGCGATATGGGGCTGAATATATGGAGTCTGCTCGGTGGCGAGTTTATGAGCCAGCCAGGGCAATCCGAATCGTCCAGAATCCTTACATTGCTATCTTGAAAGATGATATTGTGATGGGGAAGCATTGGCTGGAAGCAATGGACTTTTTCTGGGAAAATAATGAGAGGGTTGGTTCTGTGGGCTGGGGGTACATCCAAGCGGAGGAGTTGGTAGCAGCGGGGATTTGGGAAGAGGAAGACGATTTCTGGACTAAACCGATTCCTTCCCTTTCTCGCAAGGAGATCCTTGAACTGATTCCGATAGAGAAGAGGAGTGTGGATTACCGAGCACCAGTGGATACTCCTACTTTGACTGATGCTCCCTGCCCTATGGCTTGGACTCTGAGAAGAGAGGATTTTGTAAGGCTCAATGGATTTGTAATGGTGGGGCCTGGGGATAACTCTTGTATGTATGCTGATCTCTGCTGGGATCATGGACTGATCTGTGTGAACATTCCTTTTCCTCCTTTGTTTCATCGGCGGGAGACTTCCACCAGAGAGTATTGTAGAGACCGAAACATTCCGAATCTTGGACATGATCCTGGGATCTGGAGAAAGCCTCATTTGGAAGAAGAGTACTGCAAAAGATGGGAGGTTCCCAGCTTTTGGTGGAGGAGGAATTATACGACAGATACATATATCAAACCCTTGCTGGAGAGCAGATTCCTTTCAACCTTGAGATACTGGAGTCCCAAAAATGAGTAGAGCAGAACAGCTGATTAGAATGTGTGAAACGGATGGAGTCCCTGATACCTCTTGGAGTGGGAAGTAATTTGAGTTCAATCATTTTGAAACATGATTGCGCTGGTTTTGGAGAAGTGATAGCGATGGAGCCCACCATTCGCTATTGGAGAGAGAAGGGGTGCAATGTGTTTCTTGAAGCAAGAAACCCAAATCTGTCTCTATTAGCTTCTCTGCTCGGCGCAGGATATATCCAAACAGGAAAAGTTAGACCCAGTAACTCTATCCTTTTCCACCTGGAAGGTAGGGTCTGTTTATTCGAAACATTGCTCACTCTGGGTAACCGAGCAAAAGGACATCTCCTCTCCTGTGGACCGCCTCCTAGCTTCTTACAAAATGGTTACTGTAAGCCCCGGATGAGAGCAGGAGCAACTCTTCCTCCTGTTTCAGATGAAGTGAAGGGGGAAGTGAGGGATCGTATTTTTGTTCAGCTGTATGCTGGAGAGACTTACAAAGCACCCCCTGTTTCCTGGTATGTAGAATTTTTGAATAGCTTGAGTCAATACGGATGGAAGGGTTTTACTGTCCTGGGGGACTCCAGATTTGTTTTGAACTTCCCTGTGCCCAGTGATTTTCTTGTGTTGAGAGAAAGTAACATCCTGAAGTCTCTCTCCATTTTCAGGGAAGCTTATGCAGCAGTTGTTCTGGATTCTTTGTGGCTTCAAGCAGCAGGAATGTTAGATAAACCTGCTTTGGCTCTCTGTGGTCCTTATACTTCTCCTGGAAGAGTGGAAGATTTCAAGCAAGTGGTTCTATTTCCCAACTATTGTCCACATGCTCCTTGCTGGAGGACTTCGACCAAGGCGTGCCTGATAAGCGGGGGAGCTTGCAAATGCCTGGAACCACCGATGGGTATGTTCATTCCGTTCTTCATCGACTTTATGAAAGGAGTGACCACTGGTGCTCTCGGAAAGAGATCGTGAACGAGTGAAAGCTTCCCTTTCTAGCTGGTTTCAATCCTCCCGGTTTAGGACCGAAGAGAAGGGATGTCTTAGTGACGATTCCTACGAAGAGGAGGATCAGAAAGAGCGAATAAGCTGGTTGCTATCTCGCTGTTATGGAAGAGTATTAGATATTGGCTGTGGAGTCGGGCATCTGCTCTCTTTCTATCCGGAGCCTGCTGTTGGAATAGATAATCGGATCTATTATATTGCTACTGCTCAACTTCAGGATCAGAATCCTCATCACCATTACTACTGCGTAGATGTGGCAGTGGGGCTTCCTTTTAGGAAAGCTGAGTTTGACACAGTAGTTCTAGCTGAGATTCTTGAGCATTTGTCTTTCTCCAATGCAATATTTGTATTGAGAGAGGCCATTCGCTGTGGCGAGATTGTGCTGTTGACTCTTCCTTACATGCGGGAGAACGGTTACCATATCCCAGATGTGGAGAGTGGGGAGCATAAGTGGAGTCCCAGCAAGCCAATGATCGAGTGGCTGATTAGAGACGCAGGGGGACAGGTCGTAAATTCGGAGGAGATTTCCAATGGCAGATTTTTAGGCCTGGAGGTTGTGGGAGCGGATGAAAAAGACCACTCTAATTCGATTGCCTAACTTTCACCTCCATAACGAGAGGCAGCAGCCTCCATTAGGTCTTCTTTATCTTGCTGCCTATCTTCGGGAGAGAGATCTTCCTGTTGATGTGGTGGATTTAGCGGGGATTCCTCCAGAGGACTGGGACTCGATGGTCCCCGATAATAGTCTTGTCTATGGTATCACAGCAACTTCTCCAGACTATGGAATGGCTAGAAAGATGTTAGGTTTTCTTCGTGGTAGAAATGGTCATCAGGCCAAGGTGATCATCGGCGGGGTTCATTCTACAGTAATGCCTATTCAGTGCGTGGAAGATGGATTTGATGCAGCGGTGGTGGGAGAGGGAGAGCAAACCCTCCTGGAAATTGTAACTGGCACTCCTTTGTCAGAAGTGGAAGGACTGGCTTATCGGGAGAATGGAAAGATAGTGGTGAATCCTCGCCGTCCTATGCTACCCACAATTGACCATTTTCCATTTCCTTCCAGAGACTTCTTGCCCAGGGAAAATGTAGTCTCAACGGACTTGGTTACGGACTCCTTACCAGCTACAGTAATCACTACTTCAAGGGGATGTCCTTTCCGGTGCTCCTTCTGTGTCCAGCAAATTTGGATGAATCGTTGGAGGCACCGAACCGCACAGAGTATAAGGGCAGAACTGGAATTGATTAAAAGAGATTACCCGGAGGTAAGGGAGATACGATTTGTAGATGATATGGTGGGACTGAATGGAAAGCATAGTAGAGAGATTTGCGAAGCATTTAAGGGAATGGGTTTGTCCTGGCGTTGCCATCTACGGGTAGGGGTGGCGACAGAGAGCCTTCTGGAGAGCTTCAAGGAGGTAGGGTGTGTAGAGATTAGTATCGGAGTGGAGTCGGGCGATGAAAGGATTTTGAAGCATAATCACAAGGGATGGTCGAATATCCCTCAAGCTGCTGCCTTGTTCAGGACTGCCAAAAAGCTCGGATTGAGAACAAGAGCTTATTTCATTATTGGCCTCCCTGGCGAGGCCCCAGAAAGTGTGGAAAGGACTTGCCAGACTATTAAGGAGATAGAAGCGGATGCGGTAAATATATTCTCCTTTGTCCCTTACCCAGGATGTGATGTTTGGGAGCATCCGGAGAAGTATGATTATCAGCTTCTGGATACGAATTTAGATAGTTTTTGGATGGTTGGGAAGGGACATCGGTTTGTTGGAAGGACCAGCGCAATGGATGTAGATCAGCTAGAGGAGGCTTATCAGAAGGCTTGGAATGTAGCAAGGGAATCTGGTAAGGCAAACTGGATGAAAGGATGGGAGTGAGTTGGCACTTGCTGAGGAGTTGGATCAGGCACTGATTCGTTATCTGAAGGCAGTTAGGCTGGAGGGACTTGCTGAGGGAGAAGCATGGAGAACATATGTTTCTCCTGTTTCTGAGCGATGTAAGGAAGTCCTTGGCTCTGTAAAACCGTCTGAGCTCAGTCATATTGTGGACCTTCTACTGGCCATCCACAAAGCGATTTGGGATAGGGATACTCATGTTCGCAATTTCTCCGGCCCGTTTCTTGGAGACGATGGGAAAATGACCCTAATTGGATTGTTAGCGATTGATGCCCGTGATTTCAACCATCTGAGAGTAAGAACTGTGAATCTTTTGAAGGCAATTCTTGGGGAAGATGATGGCGAGCCTAACTTGAAGGATGGTAGGCTAACTCGATGAGCTAATAGGATGAACAGATAAGAGAAAGGAATTCAAGATAGTGGAACCCATTACTATTGGGGTCAATACTAGGAATCGTCCTGAAGCCCTTGCTGTTCAAATCCACTCCATCATTCACCAGACTTACCCTTTCTGGTCTTTGATAATCATGGATTGTAGCGACATCCCTGTGATTCAGTTGGAGCCGATTCAGAAGCTTCTGGAGCTTGCCAAGAAGCTAGGGCATTCTGTTCAGGTTATCAGGCATAAATCTACTTTTGGTATTCCCCAGACCTACCAGAAGCTAATGGAAATATCGAACACCGAGCTGAATGTAAGGGAGGAAGATGATGCTCCATGGCATCCAGAGCTTCTCATTAGGCTTTACGAGGAGATGGTTAAGAATCCTAACTTGGGAGCGGCAGGACCTACCTGTCCTAACTGGAATGATGCTGGGGCAGTGCATAATACTTGGCCGGGAACTAATTACTTCTACATAACTGATAATCATGCTTGGCGACAGCAGTTGGGTCCGGTTTTGATAGCGGATGATGTTCAGCGCAGACCATGGCCGTCCGTGGAGCCTATTCCTGTGTGCGTGATGCATGGTGGGTTTATGTATCGTAAGAGTTTGATGGTAAAAGCTGGTGGATTCTGCACGAATCTTTCTACCCAGGGACACAGGGAAGAGACCTGGGCTTCCTTGCGGTTGTTTCTTTCGGGTGCGGATATTCTATTTGTTCCCAGAGCCATTCGATGGCATCTGGAACTTCAATCTGGAGGTAGCAGGGACAGATCAGTTGACAATGATCGGATGGCCCTAAAAATGAGAGATGAAAGACTTTTCCAAGACTGGATGAGGGGTGTGTTAGGGTCGGGCAATTCCCGCATATCGGAGATACCTATCTTCGCTGACGAAAGTTTACGGGAGAGGATTAGTGCCCAGCAGGCATTAGAACTATTAACCGAATGTAAAGTGGGGTAGGGAGCAAAATGAGCAGAGCAGGAAGAATCATTGAACTGCTAGAGGAAGTAGATATGGGTGCTCAATGTACTTGTGATGATCCACTTCCGATGAAGTATGGACAATGGGACCCACCTGTTTATGTCTGTGCCAAATGCGGTAAGAATTTCATGAAACGAGTAGAGTCTGGTGAAGTGGTAGTAGGGGAATCAAAGGCGAAAAGTCTTGGGCTTGTAGAACAGGGAGAAGGGAAGACTTATATAGCGGTTGGCCCCCTGTGCTGGGGCAAAGCATCCAGCAGGGAAGACGCTATTAAAAGCTGTAAGGGATTCTGGCCTTCGTATATTAAGTTTTCTCCTGAGAAGGTAAGTATTTATGTAACAGATGATCCAAATGCGTGGGTTGATGAGTACGGCATGATCCATTATAGAGGAAGTCTTGAGCAGATTCAGAAAGCAGGACCTGTGAGATGAATAGCAATGCAAGAAAGGTCATCGAGTTGTGAGGGCGGTTCGAGATTGATATTGATCGGAATTTGAGGGATATAAGTTGATTCATGCAAGGGATTTTCTTGAGGATCGAATAGTAAGGGAGCAGAGCTATACCACAGGAGTGGATTTATCCAAGAAGACTGTTTTGGTTTATGATTTTGGTCTTTTCTCTGGAATAGCGGAGCGCCTCGGTAGAAGCTTCGGAAAGGTCTATTACCATGTTCCGTGGGAGGACGCCTATCCCAGGGCTGGAAAGGCCCTCGTTGGGCGAGGTCTTCCTGGAGTGGAGAAGGCTTTGGAGTTTTGGCCTTTGGTGGACAAAGTGGACCTGATTTTCTTCCCGGATACTCATTGCTCAGCACTGGCAAGACACCTGAAGGATCTAGGTTATCCTGTTGCTGCTGCCTTGGAGGCGGAGAGTTTGGAACTGGACAGGGCTTTCGGTAGGCAAGTTCAGAAAGAGATGGGTTTGGACTACCAAAAGACAGATCGAGTAATTGGTGTCTCCAACTTGCTAAAGTATCTTGCAGACTATCCAGATGGTGGAAAGTATGTGAAGATTGATATATTCCGGGGAGAAGTGGAAACATTTCAGCACATTGACTTACCTACCAGCAAAGGGATTTTGGATGTGTTTACCGCAGATATGGGACCCGCAGCAGAGACCATTCCCTTTTTAGTGGAGGAGAAGGTATCTGGTGTGGAAGGGGGTCTAGATACCATCGTTTGGGATGGGGAGACTCTTTCTCCTACTTGGTTTAGCTACCTTGATGAAAATGCCTATATTGCTAAGACGATGGATTTCAAAGAAGTTCCTGACCCGTTTCGGAAAGTTCACGAAGGGTTAGCTCCGGTATTCCGTAAATGGGGCACTAAGTTTTTCTTCTCCACTGAGATTATTTATGGAAAGAGTCATAGTAAGGCATATCTGATAGATTATACTCTGCGGAACGCAAATCCCTGTATCTCTACTTTACAAGCGGAGGTGATCAAGAACTTCCCGGAGCTGATTTGGGCTATGGGTACTGGGGAGAGAGTGGATCCCTGGATCGAGGCTCCATATTGTGGTAGTGTGATACTCAACTCTCGGTGGTTCATAAATAACTGGGGACATGTGAAGGTGGATCCCTCTGTGAAGCCTTTTGTTACTTTTCGCTTTCACTATCGGGATAAGGACGGAGAGCCGTATCGGTTGCCTGGCTACTCCTCGATGGTGGCTTTTGCTTTGGCTTGGGGGGACTCGGTAGAAGAGGTGATTGCCCTTCTGGAGGAAAGGCAAGCAAAGGTGAGCTTCCCTTGTCAGGAGAAGTCTTTTCCCAGGGACGAGATAATGAAGGGTTTAGCTGCTTTTGAGAAGGAAGGTATCGAATTCTAAGGAGACAGAAAGGAGACAGAAATGAGCAAAGCGCAGGAGTTACTAACTCAACTTCTTGAGCGGGATGTAGGTTCTGTTTACTCTAAAGCAGTTTCCTTGGGATATACCTACATTCGTGGGGGGAAACCTGATAAGACAGGCAAAGTCTGGCTGACCAGGTTTACCAAGTCGGGTGACCCGGATAGCCCTGCTATTTTTGTTGGGTATGATGAGGAGACGGGAGAGTTTGTAGTAGAGGAAGAGTAGAGTGTCGAATTCTAAGCCTAAGACCAGGGCTATGCAATTCCTTGAAGATGGTGATTAGCAGGAACGGAAAAGGGAGGCTAAAAATGAGCAAAGCGCAGGAGTTAATTGGTGTTCTTAATGAAACAGGGGAGATGTCATACAGGGATATTGAACCTGGCGGAGAGGATTATGAATGGGCTAAGGCAATTGAGGGTGCCGTAAGGAGGATAGAGAGCAAAACGGGAGGCAAGCTGAAATTCATCGAGATGAGACCTTTTGACAAGTACCAAGGACCATATGCCAGTGTTACAATAAATGGAAGGAGAGATCGTATTTGGGATGCCGGTGATCCTGAAAAACCGCTTGCCCTTTACATAGAGGAACTCGGTTTTACTGGAACTGAGGATGAAGTAGCAGACTATATCAATAGTCTTTAGTAGTCCTGTATGGGCATGCAAGAAGCTATTAGCAGAGGATTCGGGTGAAATGAATAGGGCCCGACAGTTTCTCGAATATAACAGTCAAGGCTGGATTGGCGTGGACTTGGATGGTACTCTTGCTCATTACGATTCTGGATATTCTAGTCACTTCATGGTGGGCCCACCTATTCCAGCTATGCTGGCGAGAGTGAAGGATTGGCTGGCTCAAGGGAAGGATGTGAGAATCTTTACTGCTCGTGTAGCACCACCTCACTCCGAGGAGGTGATTGCAAGGCAGAGAGGAATAATTGAAGATTGGTGTTTGGAGCACCTCGGTACTGTCTTGCCTATTACAGCTACCAAGGATTACGAGATGCTGGAGTTATGGGATGATCGCTGTGTGACTGTGGAAAAGAACACAGGAAGGTGTTTGACTTTATTGCGAGGAGAAATAGAAGGACTACAATGAGAGAGGGTTTTGAAATTAAGGGAGGTCAAAGATGAATAGGTCGCAGAAAGTTATGAAACTTCTTGAAGAAGAACAGGGCGATGCTCCGTTTTTCATTGACAAAACAAGTAAATATGGCTATAGGCTTGTCTTGAATAATAATCCATCCGGAAGGGCTTATCTCTATCTATACAATCCGGATGGAAAACTTGGGTTGCAAGAACCCTTAGAGACTTATTTTCAATGGACACCAAACGGATGGTCTTCTGTATTTTTGGGGCTCGGCAAGTTCAAACCCTTGGAGGAGAAGGATGTCCTGAAAGTGTTCAAGAATTATGGCTTTTAATTCCATGGTAGCCATATTTGTTCATGTCGGATGAAACAGGAAGGTGCTTGACTTTGCCAACTAAATCCCAGGGAGGACTAGAATGAGCATAGCAAATAGATTTTTGGAGCAATTTATGGAGGGCTATAAGATTAGAGGTTGGATTTATGATGGAGATATTCACTGCGAGGGTTGTGCGTATGATCGGTTTGGAGTTAGAATTTACGACGAGGAGAATCCTCCAGAGGACAGCGAAGGGAATCCTATAACTCCTTTGTTTGCATCAGATGCAATAGGAGATGAGGTTTGTGGCGATTGTGGCTCACCGTTATAGTAGCAGATCGGAAGCGAAGTCTAAAGCAGCTATCTTGATACGGGGGATTGAGGAGCTTTATCCTCTTTCAGAAGAGATGATTTCGGTAAAAAAGCTAGATGGAAGAACAGAGTATAAGCTGGGTCCTGTAACAGTGATTGTCTGTTACGACGATATTGTTCTTGATTCGGAGGGGACTCGGCTCTCGCAAGAGACGGGATGGTGGGATTATAGAGGGATAATCTACATCTGGGGGCCTGAGTTAAGTCGTATGCAGAAGCTGGGAATAGGAATTCATGAGTTTGTGGAGATGGTCTTAGAAAGTAAGTTGAGGATGCCCCATAGCTGGTCTCATTTTGTAAGTAACGTCTTAGAGTTTGTTTTTACTCTGGGGAGATCAAAACCTGATTGGTAAGGAGATAAGAGATGAAAAAGATTATCCCAGATACTGCTGAAGAGTTTACTTCCTGGCCAGAAAGCAAAGGAGGGGATGTCCTGGAGGAAACTCATCAGACTACCCCTTCCGGAAAACCTACAGAGTCAGGCTCTCCAAAGGGCTCCACTCCTGATTGGTTATACAAGAGGGAGATTTCAAGAGCTCACGGCGATTTAGTGATTTAGGAGGGGACATCTACCATGAGAGATGTACTCTATGAAGCGGAGCAGGAGGAGATTGGTCGCATAAGGGATCAGATCGCCGATCTCCAACAGCGAAAGTCAGATGCTGAGGACGAGGAGGAGAAGGCGAGGATCAATCTGGAGATAGCCCGACTAAAGAAAGACCTGAGTGATTTGAAAGATGAGATCAAACCGGAGGAGTTCTCAGGAGGAGGTCGTTATATGAGCAGAGCAAGGTTTGTATTGCGAGAGTTTCATGCTCTGGAACAGCAAGCCATGGATGTTGAGGTACAGAAGAAGCTGGACGAGTTTATTTCTCTCTATCGTGAGATGAAGTCTCTGGAAGCAAGAATAGAGGTCCTATCTGCTCGCAGTGATATTCTCCAGAAGGAGCTTGTTCCCATTATAAAGGAGTCTGCCGAGCAGATGGCTCTAGTGGAGAATGCGACAGTCAAATATAAGACTAGAGCAGTTACATCTCTTTCTTACAAGACTCTCTTTGAACAGGCCTTGGGTAAGGTGAATAAACAGACTCGTGCCATATTGGAGGACCTGAAAGAAAAGCTCACTTCCTCCTATGTGAAGGAGTTTCTGGATGTGAAGGCAGAGTCCTGGTTTACGGATTTGGTGGACAAATTTCGTAACTGGATTCGCTCGGTGGTGGAAAAGCTTGGTGTATTGAAGAGCGCTGTAGCTGAGTTACTTTCTGTGGCACAGCGGGAGCCTTCTGAATCGGAAGCATTTAGATATGGGGATAAGATTAGGTCTGCGGTAGACAAGGCTGTAACCCTCTTTCATAACAAGGGTAGCATTACGAAGGATGATGTGGTTTCTGTTTTGATAAAAGTCCTTGGCAGGATGGGGTGGGTGGCAGAAGATGTAGAGGAGGTAGTAGATCAGTTGAGGTCTGCTCATGGTATTAGAGTGAAGGAGAGCAGGTGAGATTCCATTCTGATTGTGATAAACGACTCTTCCTCTTAGAAGTGGGGAGAGTCGATTTACTGGATAAAGTGAAGGGCGATTCCTGGGAACCCTCCTCTGACTTGGTGGAGCTTTTTATCAAGGGTCGGCAATCCTTGATTCCTAAACTGAAGGACTTCCGCAGGTCACAAGCCACAAAGTCAGCATGGAGGCACCACCGACCTGCCTTCTTAAAGGGGATTCGTACCTTTCATAGGTCAACAGCGGGAAAGCGGTTCCACCGAACATTAGGCAGGTGGTTAGCCACTCGTCTTCAAGATAGGGATAAGTTTGGTTCTATCTACTCTTTGCGAAATGAGTCCCTGGAGCAGAGAGTGGATTTGCTTAGGGCTATTACTTCCATTATGAACTATGCTTTTCAAGAGTTGGAGTTCTATCACGATCTTTATGAGGAGCTGGATTACTGGGAATTTTTGGAAGAGCTTTTCCCCATTGCTGAATCCATAGAGAGGAAGCTGTTTTCTGGGGAGGATGAGTTGACTGAGGAAGAGATAGATGTGCTTGCAAGAATGGTAGAGGATGATGAGATAGTAGCTTCTGTCGCAGAGGCCATAGGGAGAAGCAGGGAGGATGTCTGGAATAGGCTAAGAGAAGTTAGGTCAAAGAGCGAATCGGATGAGGAGATCGGGTGGGGACTGAGATTATTTCAGGAAATGTTATCTCTGACGGAGGTCAAGAATGACTAGGAAAGGAGGGAGTTGAGGGATGAGTAAGCTAAGGTCGGGAAGAATTACGGAGGAACTGGGGACTCTCTGGGTAGCCCCAGGGATGGGAGCTACTGTAGATGAACTACTGGCCAGTTTGCAAGGTGCGCAACATTTGGCTGGCTGGGAGGCTGCTGCGGCAAACTTACTCAGACTGAAAAATGAGAGGGGTGAGGATTGGAGGACGAACTTGGCACTGATGACGGGGTGGCCTCTTCAAGAGTATGATATGGCTCGCATGGCTTCTGCTGCTGTTGAGTCCAAGAGGAAGCCAGTTTCTGCCAGCAGCTTTATAGCTGAGTTTCGGTGTTTAGAAGGAGAAGAGGATGAGGAGCAAGTAAGAGAATATGAAAAAAGGAAGAAGCTTGAAACTCGTACAGCAGAGGACGGTAGTCTTCTGGTCAAGATTGGGGAAGACAGGTGGCAGAAGCTCCCCAGAGGCTGGACTGAGGATAGCCTACGAAAGTTTTGGAAGAGCTTGACTGGGGATCGTAAGCACAAGATCACTGCTTGTATGAAGAAGATGGCGGGGATCATTGATGATCCAGGGGCATTCTGTGGTGGTCTCGCTTCTCGACTGGGGGAAAGATAATGTGGACAGGGACAGCAGCACAGTATATTCTTCCATTTCATGAATCCGTTCGTGAATCCGTTCTTGATGGGGTGGACAGGCTGATAGCTGATCACGGACTGGGGGATGTGTTATCGGCATTGGTCCAGACTTGTGAGAACCGTTACAGCAAGGCATCTCTAAATGGGTGGTCTGATAGAGCCCAATTCTGGAAACGATTGAGGGACAGGCTAATTCCATTGGCTACGGAGGTATTACAGGATGAGGGGACTGCCCCATGATCTCTGCTAAGAGTTTTCTCAAGGGACAGAAGTACGATGTTAAAACTGGAAAGAAGTTGGAGGGGCAATGAGGAGTGCAAGTGAAGTAATTAGACTATGGGAAGATGCTGATGAGGATTCTTCCCAGCAAAGTGTTTCTAATCTGGGTGCTATTCCTAATCCTGCGGCAGGAGTAGTGACTATCCAGCATCCAAATCGAATTCGCAGGAGATTCAAGAAAACAAAGTGGCCTTGGGGCTACGAAGACAGGGAGGACAGAAAAATGTCGAGGGCTAAGGATTTCCTGGGCATATTTGAGCAGGATGAGCCGGCTGTAATGGATGTTACGCCTGGGGAAGTAGAGACTTCAGTAGAGGAGAAACCGATTGACAAAGAGGAGCTTCTCACTAAGATCTCATCTATGAAGGATCTTATTGATGGGTCTATGGACACTTGTATAGCTACCATCAAGAGAGCAGAGACGGATGACGAGATTAAGATGGCGTCTTCTGTACTCCGGGCAACCCTGAGTGGGGTTGTGAGTGGTTTTCAGGAGGGGCGTAACAAGCCAAAGGTGAGGAAGCGGGAAGTTCGAGAGCAGGCCTGGCTAGACACGGGAGAAGTAGACTTATGTGCTAACTATGATCCGGATGAGGCTTCTTGCAAGTCCGGCTGCTCAAGTGAAGTGGTAGTGGCAGGCGATGTGTGTCCTTACATACAGGACCAATCTGTGTGTGACTGCTATTTGGCGGAGTCGGGTGAGTCGCAAAAGAAAGTCCGGGAGCAATTTGATTGTGGTAACTTAATTGAGGGTGAAATATGCGAAACAGGATGTCCAACAGAAGGGGTAGATAAGGGTAGCAAGTGTCCATTTTTAGGTAGTCAAATGGGCTGTGGCTGTTATCAATAGGAGCTTGAAATGACTAAAGCAGCTAATCTGATCCGCGAGCTTTCTGAAGAGGAAGCTCCTCGCTGCGTCAATTTGGGGAGTGATCAGCAATGTGTCACAGGCTGTATGGTCCGTGAGGAGGGGATAGTTCCCCAGGGTGCACCTTGTCCCCACTTGGATTCATTCACTGTATGTCCGTGCTATCAGGCTTCCAGACCTTACAGGAAGCCCTGGGAAGGGAAGACGAAGAAAGGCCCATGAACATAGTTTCGAGGGCTCGGCGAGTCCAAGATGCGCTTGGAGAACCCCTTAGCGAAGGAGACTCTACAGTTCTCTACTTTACAAGAGTTTTTGTAGGTGGCCCTTTTGCTGGAGTGGCTATGAATGACTATAAGCTTTTCTCCTCCGCCAAGGAAGCAATCGAGTGGGCTAAGAAAGGCAAGGAGGGAATTGAAAATTGGAAAGTGATCAAGGCTTCTTTCCAGAAGTATTGGAGGGACAGGTAAGATGGGTTTGGCCAGAGATGTTTTGAAACTGGTGGAAGAGATAGAGAAGGGGGGATCGCTGAGGTTTAAGAGGACCCTTAAATCTGGCTCTTGGTTAAGGCCAGGAAGCTTTGCGCCTCACAGGTCGAAGTGGGGTATTTATTCGAAGGACGGAAAGATTTTGGGTATTCTTCAGCATGGGGGTGGAAACAATGGCTGGTGCGTATTGGATGCTGTGACTAGGAAACCCGTGACTAATAGTGATCAGCTATTGAATTTTAGACAGGCCTGGGATGCGGCCAAGGGAATTTTTTCAGGAGCGCCAATCTCCCAGGAGACTGGTGGGGCTGTATTGCCCTCCTCTGAATCTTTGATTCTTAGGAGAATGAGGTGAGCAGTTGAAAGGGAATAATGTTGCTCTGGACTACTTGTATTCTTTAGCTACTCACAGACCTGCTTCTTGGGATTTCATAGACTCCACTGACTTTAGTTTACTCCCTTCCTGGGTCAGGTCTTATCTGGAGGGATTGGAGGTCCGCGAAGTAAGTGGTAATCCGGAGTCTACAGGAGAGGATTGTCTGTTACGGAGGGAGGGACAATTGTTCTGGGTAAGTATAGGTGCTCGTTATTTGAGAATTGAGAATTTTGTAGCAAAGGGAGGTGACTTATGAAATATGGAGTGTGGTGGATAGATGCTGATCAGAAAGAGCAGAAGGAGTATTTCGACACTGAGGATGCAAGGATGGCGAAGGTCAAGGAGTTGATGGCCACTAACTTGCCCTGGAAGCTGATACCGGAGCATAGGGTTGCGGGATCAAGCATGACAACAGCTAAGGATGTCCTTAAACTGGTGGAAGAGATAGGCTCAAGAGGCTAAACAACTATAACAGAAGGAGGTAACAAACAATGGCATATCGAATCATACCTACCGATCCAACAAAGACGCTGTTTATCAAGACTAACGATGGGGAAATCTACCATACTTTCGCTAGTGGATCTACGCCGTATTGGATTGTCGTGTCCAATTCGGTGTACGATGAGATTGACGACAGTGTAGAGCGATTGAAAGAATCTGGAGCGCTGAGTGTTAGTGTAGTCCAGGATTTCTCCCCCATAAAAGACCCAGTTAGGGTGGTTGCGACTAGCAACATTACTCTGGCTAATCAGCAGACAATTGATGGTGTTGCTGTTGTTGCAGGGGACAGAGTGCTGGCTGCGGGACAGACTGATGCTAAGACCAAAGGTATTTATGATGTAGCTTCTGGGGCAAACTGGACTCGCTCCGGTGATTTTGATGCTTCCTACAAGATTCAGGGTGGGGTTCTGATCCCGGTAGCTGAGGGAACAGCTAATCATGATACCATCTGGATCTTGACGACAGACGACCCGATTATTTTGGGAACTACCAGTCTTACCTTTGAAGCTTACGCCTCCCTGTAAGGTGACTATATTGTGATGCCCTGCGAAGGGAGGTGATAGAGTGGGTAGATTGATCAGAGGAGTGTTTGATCCAGGGGTCAAGTTCGAGTTTGTGGAAGGTGCGCCAGGGGAAGTGGACGGGGAGCATATCCTGGGTAAGGTGCGAGGGAGGTTCTTCGTCCCTGGTGGAGTTTCTCGGAATTCCCGTTACTATCCTCCAGAAGTATGGGAACGACAGCTTGGTCTTGAAGAAGTAAAGTCCAGGCTGGAGAACAAGCAGATGTTCGGAACGATTGGCCACGAGGATGAGATTAGTGATAAGAATCTTCGTGATGGAAAGATGTCGCATATTGTTACTCGTCTCACTCCTGACGGACAGAACTGCGAGGCCTTGATTCTGAACACACCTGCCGGGAAGGTGCTAAATACAGTTCTTCGTGCCGGGGCAAAGTTGTATGTTTCCAGCAGAGCAGATGGAGAGTATAAGGGAACGCACAATGGGGTTCCTATGGTTGACCCAGAGAAGTTCAAACTGGAGGGTTTTGATTTTGTTTTAGATCCTGGATTCCTGGAGGCAAACCCAGGTCTAGTGGAAAGTTACAAAGCTGATTTTGATTCTGTTCTTGGAGGTGATGCAATTCCGAAGAGAAATTTTACTGAAAAGGAGGTAGTGAAATCTATGGAACAAGAATTTGCAGAGGCCTTGATGAAGAAGAATAGTCGTCTGGAGGAGGAACTTAATCGGGTGTTAGGTGAACTTCAGATGCAGACTTCTAGAGCCAATAGTTTGGAGGCTGAGAGGTCAGTTTGGTCTCAGAAAGAAAGGGATCTCACCGAAACTAAGAAAGCCTTGGAAAGTGCGCAGGCTTCTCTGAAAGAGTATGAGTCTTTGGGGACTCCTTCGGAGATTTCCAGAGCATTTGACTTAGCTATGAAAATGAAGGAGTCTTTCAAGGAGCTTGGCACCCCGAAAGAGATTTCCAGGGCATTTGATTTGGCAGCTAAGAGGTTGAGGGAGTACAAGTCCCTTGGATCAGTTTCTGAGATTAGGAAAGCTCTTGATCTTGCTCGCAAACTTCTGGAAGCTTACAAGCCTCTTGGAAGGCCGGGAGAGATCAAGGCTGCTTTCGATAAGGCAGAGGGATTTATCAGGAGAGTCCGGGAGACTCAAAAGAAGAAAAAGGTTGAGGCCTTATCGAAGGAACTGGGTGTCCCTGAGAAGGATATTACCAAAGTCCTGGGCAAGCCAGTGAAGGAGGAGGATATAAAGGACTTGGTGAAATCGCTCAGAGAGAGCACCAAGGCTAAGGACAGGTTCGGTGCTCGGCCCAAGGACAAGGATTCGGGCGGTTCCGATAACGAGTCTAGGGGCGTTGACTTCAGCGAGTCCTTAGCAGACAGGCTGTCCAGGCAGTTCAATCGGACAGTCCCAACTTCGAAGAAGAAAGTAAGTCCAATTAACAGTTAGAAGGAGGTAACAAAAATATGCCGGAAATGCAAGAAGCTTTAGCAGAGGCGCGAGTTAATAAGATGCGGCGGGAGGCCGAGCGCCTGTATGAGAGATATCCCAAACAAATGAACACCCTGGAGAGCAAGTCCTTGCTATCCAGAGTTAGACAGATTGAGTATTGGGATATTTATGGTCTTGGGAAAATTCTGGAGCAATTTTCCGAAGACCTAAAGATGTTTGAGGAGCAAGGGAATGTGGGGCTACTGGGCGTTATCCCCAACATTGCCTTCGATGTCTTGACAGTAGCATATGGTGCAAGCATCGTGCCTTTAATCTGCTCGGTACAGCCTATCGAGGAAGAACAGGGCACAGTGTACTTCAAGACAGTTCGGTCTGCCACCCAGAAGGGGAACTTGACTGCTGGCCAGACCATCTTGGATCCTCGCTCGATTCAGGTAACTCCCTATGCCTTCGCTAGCAACTATGTATCTGGGGAGGTAGCGGGAACTACTTCCAATGGTGTAACTGAGTATGCCCTGACAACCAATACTACCCCAGTGAGACCGAGAACCTTTTCCGTTGCTATCTCTGAACTCTCTGTTTCGGGAGTGGATGATGGTAGCGGGAATATTGCCGGAGTGGGTTGCTCAGGGACAATCGATTACACCACAGGAGTAGTGAACCTGACCCTTGTGGAAGATCCGGGCGATACTTACAACATCACCTTTAGCTACCAGATCAACTATGAGTTAGCTGAGACTCTTCCGAATATAGATAGTTACTATGCAAGCCAGACCATTCTTGCTAAGGTGTTTGCCCTTAGAGGAACTGTCGGCTTGCTGATGAGCTATGGATTAAGGAAGAGATTCGGGCTCATCGCAGAGGATGAGCTTGCTAAGGATCTGGTGAACGAGATCAATGCGGAAATTGGGGGAACTCTGATCCGTATGATGTATAGCAAAGCAGTGGGAAATACAGATTGGGATCAGACAGTCCCTGACGGAGTCAGTTGGTTCGAGCACCAGATGAGTTACAAGAAAGCGGTAGCCTATGCAGAGTCCACCATTGTAGGGAATGCCGGTCGCGGGACGATCAGTGGTTTGATCGTTGGACAATCCCATTCTGCGATCTATGAGACTTTGCCTGGGTTCGAGAAGCTAACCGATGGGAACACCATCGGGCCGCATCTCTTCGGCACCTTCGATGGAAAGTCGGTTATTCGGGTTCCTGAAACTTCCATGCTGGGGACTTGGAATGGACTTGCTTTCTGGAAGGGTACAAGCCCGTTTGAAGCTCCTGCGGTGTATTCCCCGTTCATGCCGTTAGTGGTTACAGATTTGCTTCCTATCGGCCTGAACCCGTTGGGAACACAGCGGGCGGCTGCGGTATGGGCTGGACTGGATGTGTTGGTCGAACGGTTCATTACCAAGCTGACTGTAACTCAGACCTAAGTGAAGTGAAAGCCAGAGGGAGAGGTCTTATCCCTCTCCCTCTGGTGTTTGCATTCTTGCCTTGGGGCTACAAGGCATGGGGATTTCCCCTAAAAGTCCCCGACTAAAGTCGGGGGAGTAGTCACTAAGTCGAGGGAACAGGATGACTATTAAAGAGATTTTTGAAAAGGTGCTCATTCTATCCGGACAATACCATCTCTCAGTAGATCAAATAGACTTGGACTACCAAGCCTTTGTAAAGCTGGTGAAGCATACCCTGACTACATTTAATCGTTGGTTCCCAAGGACCATTAGGTATAACAAGAATATCCCGGAGACCTTTTATACCTTCAGCGATGCGGAAGGAATACCGGATTGGGTTTCTGAGTGTAATCCTATTCAGGTATTGGGAATGCCTTGGCAGCTATTCGATTGGAGAAAACAGAAGCTTCAAGAGAAGCAGTCCTTTGTATGGGAATATCATAGCGAGACCCATACTCTTTATGTTCAAGCTGGGGGTTTGTTTGAGATCATAGGAGTAATCGGCCATAAGATTACTGTCCCGGTGGGGAAGGAGGACTCTCCCCAGGATTGGGAGATCACTACAATTAACGAAGTAGAACATGACAAGTTTTTCGAACTGCTCGCAGGAAGGTTTATGTACACAGTAGGCCTTGCCCGTGGCAGCTTTGGTGGCCTTGATCTTGGCTTTACCATAAATTCTCAGTTAATGCTGGATGAGGGGAAGAGGATGATTTCCGAAGCTACAAGCTGGTTAGAGAAGAACGGGAAACAATATCTGGCATGGGGGTAGATGGGGATGGCTCTTACATTGAGGGATATTGCGAATCGGATGCTGTCAGCCTACCGCAAAGCGGATTACTCTTTAGTGGGGGTACATAATGTGGAAGTGGATGCCTGGGTTGGGACAAAGGCAATCCTCTTTACTGCAGACGTGGATAGTAGTGAGGGTGGAACTTACGATGTAGGAGTTGAGTTTTTTCAAGTTGTATTCTCCAATGGACCGAAGCCAGGCTGGATTCCTGTAGAGTCTGAAGATGGGGTGATTTACGCAGAACCACCTTCTATGACCTATAGCAACTGTGCCTTGAAGTGTGCATGTTTTACTGGCGATACTCTGATCCCTCTTGCCGATGGGTATTCCGTTCCTATCAAAGACCTTGTGGGAAGAGAGGAGTTTTTTGTTTATTCCTATGATTTGGATAAGAAACAGATTACGATTGGAAGAGGACACTCTTGTTGTCTGACTCGTGAGAATGCTCAAGTTCTTACTGTTCCTTTGGATAACAAGACAGTTATTACCTGCACACCAGATCACCTTTTCCTTATGAAGGACGGTAGGTATAAGAAAGCGGAAGACCTTGTTCCAGGGGACTCCTTGCTTCCTCTGTATAGAGATCTGGCTGAAAGTGGTAAAGCTTGTGGAAAGGTTGCTGGTTTCCCTCTGCCGAAAGATGAGCCTGCTGATGTATATTGTTTTACGGTGGACAAATACGAGAACTTTGCTGTTGATGTTGATCGAGGGGCTTCGCTATCCAGCGGGGTTTTCGTTCATAACTGCCCTGATTTTCGTTACCGATTTGAGAAACCGTTGTATGATGTCGGCTCGCTCATTGGGAACTGGAGGAGGTATCGCCGGAGGGTAGGTGCCACAAGAACTATGCCCCCAGTAAATCCACGCCAGATACCTGGCTACTGCAAACATGTTTATTCCTTAGTTCAGGCTTTGGTCAATTCCAGGATGGTAAAGGGATAAATCGGCTGTGGGTCTTATCAATTGTGTTCCAGATGTATTTCGAGATAATGTCCCAAAATGGCTAACCCACCTTCAGTCTTACTATGGATTGAAGTGTGAGTATTTTTATCCTATTCAGTCCGGTAGTTTTTACTGGACTGAGGATGCTGGCTGTCAGTATGATGCTGAGCCAGCGGAGGTGGAAACCGATGTAGTGGTTGGAAAAGGAATCTTAGGACAGAGGTTTAAGTCGGATGCTAGCCTCGATATGTTTACAGAGAATTCAACAGTGATTCTTCTTCCTCCAGAGCGAACGCTACCAAAGGATACCAAGGTCAAGGTGCATCTGGGGAAGGAGATAGCTTCTGGCTCTTTGTTTCAGGAGTTCCGAGTGGAACGAATTGAAGCAGTATATGCTGCTTCAGGTTCTATCATTAACAAAGCTGTACTGTGGCCTTTCAATGCGCCAGTAGATTATGAAGGAGGGTAAAAATGAGCAAAGCCAGAGAGTTTTTGGAGATGGAGTTACTAAGTCAAGATCTGCGGAGGGAAGCTGCTGCTGTCGAGGATCATTTGAATAAGTTTTATGATCGTTGGCATCTCGTATTTAATGATGAGGAGTTAGATGCGATTACCTCAGCTTTGAAGATCCTTCGCAATCTTCAAAAAGTGGACTTGCTGGTCAAGCCTCAGCGTTGAAGATCCTTCACGATCTTCAAATGAATGAGTAGGAGATAAAGTGATTACTGTCCTTGTCTTGAACTCCTTCTCTAACTACCTGCGGGATGATGTTCTCAATATAGAACCCATCCACGGCTATATACTGGGAGACACGATCTATACCTGGAGTGTTGAGAACTTCCAGCTTGTCAGAAAGCATGTGGTAGAGCAGGATGAAGAGAGGAAAGCCTCTGGAATTCCCTATTGGTTAGTCTTTCTCTGCTCACGGAGTAAGATAGATGTGAGCAAATTACAGGCTCGTCATTTCCCTAAGAAGGTCTGGGCCAATTCTACACAGGAGCCAGATGTAATGAGTTATGAATACCGCATGGCGAGCCTGGATTTCAAGCTGAACATCTATTCCAATTCTATTAAAGTAGCAGAAGATGTAGAGGAAATCATTCTGGCCAGGCATGTGGATCATCCAATAGAGGTAACTGTTCCTGGTCTGTTTGATGATCTAAATAAGCCACTAATGGCCGATGTAATGGATTTCAAGGTGGATGCTCTTCAGAAAGGGGACTCTTCTAAAGCAGGTACTATGGTCTACCTGCAGTGCTCTGGCGCTTTGCACTATCCTTTGTTATTGTCCAATGAGGTTTTGCCTCTGATTACAAATATCGTTACGACTATCAATTTCAAAATAGATATGGAATAGGGGAGGTGATTCCATGAATAAACCGAGGAGGCCTTATGTTTCTCTGGATTCTCCTGGGGAGGTAAGTGGGGGGTCTCAGTTTGTGATTCTGAAGTCCAAACGGAATCACAATATCTACATTATGTATGATGGGAGTACCCTGGTGCTTCCCCCTGGGGGGAAAACTTCAAAGCTGGAGGCTTCGAAGTTGGGGACGATTCCAAGTGGTGTTATCAAAATCGAAGTGAAGTAACTTTACAAGTGAACCGGAGGTGAGAACAATATGCTAGGCAATGTAACGATATCAGAAATCTCTCTCGATACAAGGGTGCCGTCTTTTCCTGGTGCCTATGGCTATATCGCTGGACCTTTCAAAAAGGGTCCGGTGAATCAAGTTACCTTGGTGACCAGCGATGCGCAATTCCTTCGTCGGTACTCCCCAAACGAGAGGGTAGAAGTGGGATATGATCTCTCCTACTTCTCTGCATTAGCCTTTTTGCAGAAGTCAGATAAATTACAAGTGATCCGGGTAGCTTCGGGCTCCCTGTATGGAGGAGTGGAAATCTTTGAGAAATCCGGATCTTCTAATCAAGGTGTGGCAGGGATGATTGATCCCACCGGAGAGCTTGAGGGGAGCGAGCCATATACATTCTCCTCTGGTGCGACTTTGCTACTGTATGGGGCTAATCAGGGCGACTGGAATAACGAGATTGGTGTGAGGATTTACAACTACGCAGAGAGTCCGGATGAAGTGAAGGAGCCCAATGCTTTCTTGATCGAAGTTTACAAAGGAAGTTCTAAGAAGGAAAGCTGGGTAGTATCAAGGCAGGAGGACCATGTAGACGGGTATGGAAGGAATATATTTGTTGAGACCCTCTTGGAGGGGAGTGAGTACATTCGGGCAATCAATAATGATGCTCTTGATTCGGATACTTATCCCTATCCAAAGGAGCAAACAACAACTCTTGCTTTGACTGGTGGTGATGATGGAGGTACAGTAACTGATTCTGAGTTAATTTCCGCATTAGATGTCCTGACGGAGAGCGTACCAGTTACCCTCTTGATGGATGGTGGTCATGCAACTGCAACTTACCATGATGCCTTGCTGGATAAGGCGGAGGCAAGAGGGGATTGCTTCGCTATTCTGTCTGTACCTTATACAGCAGTGGCTAGCGCAGATTACATGACGGAGATTCAAACCTATCGTCAGACGACTCTGAACGCAAATACATCATGGGGTGGGTTATGGACACCGGATCTGTATCTCTATGACAAATTTAACAACCGCTCTATCTATGTGTCGCCAGATGGCCACATAGCTGGGCTGATCTCCCAGAATGCGGCCAGGACGGAGCTGTGGTATGCAGCAGGGTTCGCTGGAAACAAGGCACAGATCTCCGTCCAAGGTCTCAGGAGGTACTTGACCAAAGCTGAGGGAGACACATTGTCTAACTATGGGGTCAACTGTATTATGTTTGCTCCAGGTCGTGGAATTAGACCCATGAGCCAGTTGACCTTGCTGTCCAGACCCTCTGCTTTGGATCGTGTCAATGTGAGACTGATGCTGATTGTGATTGAGCCAGCAGTGAAAGTTGCTCTGGAAGACTTCTTGTTTGAGTATAATGATGAGGATACCAGAGCAAGAGTTGTAGCGACCTTGGGAACTTACATGCTTGCCATCAGGGCTCGTAAGGGAGTCGCTGATTTCCAGATTAAGTGTGACTCTGACAACAACTTACCTTATGATATTGAGAATCATATTCTCAATGTGGACTTGCTGGTCAAGCCGCTGCTCACGGTAGAGTTTATCAAGTGTAATGTGGTGATTACGCCTCAAGGGATGACCTTCAGCGTCGCTGAAGAAATGATCCGAGGTTAGAGAAAGGAGGGTAGATATGCCGAGAGTTCAGATTGATCAGATTAGAGGAAGTGGGCAGGTAGTTACAAACTATAACTGGATGATAAAGATCCTCCGAAAACCTGCGATCCCGTTTCATGTTCCTGGGGATCTGATGCTAGACTTTCGCTGCGTCACAGCAACTGAGCCTGTTTACTCTGATGCAACTCCAATGGAGCCGACAATTAGGGGACATACAATTGCCGTCCCAGGGATGGTTAAGTGTAGCAGGGATTTTAAGATCACTGTACTTGAAACTGCAAATCTGGATATGCGAAAATTGTTTGTCCCCTGGTTACAGGCAACTTACGACCCCATTACAGGTATTGCTGGACCGGATTTAGCGGTTACAGCGGATATCATGCTTGTTCGGATGAACAGGCATGATATCCCATTGTGGGAGTTCGTAATTTTCTATGCCTTCCCCACGAGATTTAGTGACGGAGCAAATGCGTTCGCTAATGGGGCTACTCCTGGGAGCATTACTTGCGAGATAGACTTTGCTTATACCTACTTCAAGCAAGGCCTGTCTACGCTGTCTGTAGCAAGTCCTGTTCCTGTGGTGCTGTAGCCGATTTTCTTAGAGAAGCAAAGGCAGCACCCACTTTACTTTACCCTCTTTTGCCCACTCGCATCGCTACTGTCTAAACTCCTTTCTCAAGGAGAATACCCTATGGCTGTTCCCACAGTTGAGCAGATCAGAGCCGTCGGTCGGTATCGGGTGAACTATCTGTGGAATGTTCAGTTCCCGACAAGCCCGTTCTCAGACTGGTTTCCAGCGACTTCTGTAGATGAGGATGTAGTGGAAGTGGAATCCTATTCCTTTAATGGATTTCTCCACAAACACTCAATCCCGTCTTCTGGCTTTTCAGAGCCAAGAAAAGTTAGCATAACTTTCCTGGATGCAGAGGATATGAGATTATTCAACTGGCTAACGAACTGGATGAAGAATACTATCTTGAATGGAGGCAGAGGAGTAAGTCCTCTGGCGGATTGTGTCAAACCTGTGTTAATCTCCCGATTGGCAAATCAGAATGAAGTCGGGAAGTCTTCGTGGAAAGAACTCTCCACTGCTACATACTATGTCTATCCAGTTGGTAAAATCTCATTTGAGGGGAAGTCCACTGAGGGGAAGTCCACAGAGCTCAGCTTAGTGTCTTACAAGCTGGATTTTGTTGTAGTTCATGTACTGGAGTAGAAAGGAGCTTGTGTAATGCCCAAGGTGGTGCTGAAGGAGAAGAAGGCTATACTTACGAAGGAACCCACCACTGAGAAGCTTTCCTGGATAAAAGTCAAGGGAGCTATCCCTTCAAAATGGTTGCCATACCCGAAGGGCCTGGAGATTTACTATCGTCCTTACACTCATGGCGATCTGCTCCTGTTTAATCAGACGAATCCAGATGGTAGCCCAGTAATGGATGCTGTTCAGAGGATAGAGTTTGTAATGAAGGGAATTGATGTAGGAGGTGCTCCATTCGATAAATGGAGCATCTCTTATAGGGACTTTTTGTTCGTTTCGCTTTTGCGCAGATTATCTACCTTTGACACCAATCAGTTTGTTATGGCTTACAAGTGCTCAGTATGCGGTGGAGAGAATCAAGCAATATTCTCCCTGGAGCAAGTAGATATTATGGATGTGGAAGTGCCTGCTCTCCCTGTAGTATATACGACCACAGAGGGAGAAGTGCTCCATTTTTCCTTGCTCACGGTGGGAGGTTATATGCGCCTACTGAAGGAAGGAAACTTGAAGGATGAGTTGGCTATTCTTTCAGAGATGCTAGTCAACTTTCAGGATAGGGAGAAAGCCTACAAGATCCTGTACGATGCAAGGGGGAAGGGTGGACAGGACATAGAGGCTTTGATAGAGATCAATACCATGCTTCTGACTGGGATTAAGCCTCTGGAGCACAAGTGTCAATTTTGTCTGAAGTTTAATGAGGAGGAGGAGCAGAAGGAGAAGAGCACACCGGGATACTCTGCTTATTTTCGTGATCCGACAAATTATCTTAGTTTCTACGACCCAGAGGTGGTCGTATTTCCCTTTCGTCAACCTGACGACACTTTTAGAAATCGAATTCGCTTTGGCTTACAAGGGAATCGTTGATGCTTGGAATATCAAGGAAATGGATTTTCAGGAAGTTACTGCTCTGTATGATCGCTTGAAGAAGCAAATAAAGGAAGAGAACCCGAATGCCGGATGAGATAACAAGAGAGAGCATCAAAAGAGAAGCTAAGGAAATGGCCTCGCAGCTAGCAGAGGATGTAGCTGCTGGAGTTGGTGATGCCCTGACTGGGGCCTTGGGAGTTAGAGCTTTGGAGAGTTCTTTCGCAGAGTTGGGAAAGAAACTGGGAGAGACTCTCACTAAGTCTTTGGCTGAGGAAGCAAGAAAGTCTCCTATCAGTAGGGAGATTCCCGGAGTGGTTTCCCCTACGGGACTTGGAACAGAGTTGGAGCATTTTCGGGAGCAGTTAGAGAGGCTTGTAGTCCAGCTAAGAAGTACGATTGATCTTCTAAGCAAGTCTGGGACTACCCTGGTTGGCGAAAGAGAGATGGGGCAGATACGCCAAGTGGCTGAAGCCATTCTGGAGAGGCAGGGGATTACTCCTGAGACTGCAAGGAGTTTTGTAGATACGGTCAAGCAGGTTCAAGATACCTTGGGCCAGATGGGAGAAGAACAGAAGCAGTTTCAGGTAAGCATAAAAGATATTTTCGATGTCTATCATAAAATTCTTGAGGATCACCGAATTTCCTTGGATGTCCAGAGAGATTTGATAGAGGATGTCCAGCGATATATGTCAGGGGAGGAAACTCCGCTGGCCCGTGAGATTAGGGCTTTCGATGTTTCCCAATTAGACAAGGAGAAAGTTAAGGAATTCCTGGCTCTGATTGACCGAGCGAGGGAAGAGGAGTCAGGGGAGTTGAAGGGCACTTTGGAGGAGCTAAATCAAACTTTCCAGGAAGCTTTCCTCACTCCAGGAGAGACCAGAGCTACTTGGTTTGAGAGAGTTCGATCTGCTGGGAAGCCTTTTGTCGAGGCTTTCGTGGAGGCTCCGGGGAAGTTTACTATCGGAAAAGATATTCGTGCTGGGTTGATGGATATGTTATTTGGTGGCATGGGGTTAGGGCCTTTGGCAAGAGAACTCAGGCTTCCAGAGAGGATGGAATCTTTGTGGGGGGTGGGAGTAGGAAAGATCCGGGAGCTTGCGGGAGGAATGTTCGGGAGAGGGGGACTATCACCAAGTGAGGAGATTCGTGAGACGAGAGAGGAAGTTAAAAGAGGTTCAGAACAGATACTGAAGACCATAGAATTGAAGGAGAAGAAAAGGGAGCTTACAGATGGAGAGCATCGGAAGAATATCCAGGCAATACTGAAACGGGTCCATGCTCGACCTTCAGAGATGGTTCCTGAGATTGAGGAGTCTGCTGATATTGCCGCTTCCCCAAAAATGATAGAACGCTTGGGTCCTCGTTTTACTGGCTGGTTGACCAAAATGTTCCCTGGCTTATCTCAAATGCTCATGGGAGGTGGACTGGCTGGTGCAGCTTTGACAGCTGCGGGGGTTGCCGCCACGATTGGAATGTATGTTACAGCAGCAAAAACAGGCCTCGAGGCAAAGAAAACACTGGAAGACATAGGCAAGGCTAAGGAAGCTAAAGCAGTAGAATATGCGACAAGGGACATCGGTGGACTTACTGCTATGATGGAGTCTCGAAGGGATTCTGGTGCGATTAGTGTAGATGTAAACCGAGCCAAGTCTTATGGAACTTATCAAATGAATGTGAAGGGAGAGTTACCTGGGTTTGTAGCGAGATATGGAGAGAAATTTGGATTGACTGCTCCGCTTGGTGAGAAAGAGTTCGATGTCCAGTGGAGAAAGGCTTATGCAGAAAGACCACAGGAGTTTGCAGCCAGTCAGCACATGTATATGGTTGATGTTCCCTATACTCGCCTGACCAAGCATATGAGGGGCAAGGGGATTGAAACTGCGGGGAAAAGTCGTCTCGCTTCTGCTATCTTTTCTGTTTCTACAACTCATGGATTTGAGGGACAAAAAATAATTGTAGAAGATGCGATTAAGTTTGCAAAAGAGCAAGGATTGAACTTCTCCGACTTACCAGAGGATAGACAGATTGATATTCTTTATTCTGCTCGTAGTGCTTATGTATCCAGAGCTCGTGGAATACCTGAAAAAGCGAAGCCTGAGCTGTTAGATCGTTTTAAGAGGGAGAAAAGAATCTTAAAGGGAGAAGAGATGGCACCTGTAAAAGCTCCCGTTCCATCTACAGTGGCTCCTACTCCATCTGTAGGAGCTCCTACTCCCTCCGCAGTGGCTCCAGGAGGAGAGTATATCTTACCAATTCCTGCTGGTGAAGAGTTGAGGCCGACTGCATTGTCTCCGACCAGAAAGCCTGCCACAACGATTACTGCCACCCCAACTCTAGCGAGAGAGCCCGTGGAGACTGTACCAGCGTTGGTTCCTCCTGCTGCTCCGCCTTCCGAGGCACCTGCTCCTCCTCCAGTTACTATGCCTTCTATCGTTCATATTACTGAGAGACGAAAATCTATTGACGATTATGGGATTGCAATTGCTAATCTTGGCATGTGTTCGTAGGAGAACAAATTGGCTATCCTGAGAACAGAGTTTATCGAAGATACAATCAAGAATCCAAATGCTAGGGTTCAGATCATAGCAGATGGAGCAGGAGTGAATGTAATTAGCTGGCTTACTCGACCACTTCAGTTTACACAGCTGGGCTCCACTTGGAAAGCACCATTTGAGTTTACCCAAGCCCAAGGGATTCTCACAAATTTATACAATGTGTTCGCTCGGATGGGTGGCCTCCCGCAAGGAAAAATGGAATTACCAGCGCAGACCATTGCCTTCTGGGGAGGTAGTTCCAGACCGATCATAATCGCTGAACTCATGTTCGTTTCCTATATGAAGGGGGAAGATCCACGACAGCAAATACTTCAACTCATAAAGTGTATAGCACCCACTACATTAGAGCTTACTATTCCCATCTTAGGCAAGGTCCAAGCAACTTACCAGGCCCCTCTTGGCTACGCTGGTGGTGCAGGTAGAACAGCTACCAGTGGGGCGACAGGGACAGTCCAGTTGAGTATTGGACAATGGTTCTGTGCTCGGAATTTGCTGGTGAGTTCTGTTAGCCCTGGTTTCTCTATCCAGACTACAAATGAGAACTGGCCTTTGTATGCTACTGCTACCGTAAACTTTGAGCCCTATATGATGCCCACTTTTAATGACTTCTGTGGCTGGTTCAAACAGCCAGTACAAGCGGAATCTACGCCCGGAGAAATAGTGGGTAAAGGCTCAAGAGAAGTTGGTAAGGATATAGTAAAAACTCCCTGGGGTGGAGTAATCCCGGAGAAATGGGGGGAGGTAGGTCCGTAACTATGTATTATATCAATTCGGATTTGGAAGGAAATAGATTCGACTTGGCTCGCTTCTGTGCTTTTACCGAAAGCATCTACGACGACTTGGACTCATACTTTATGAGTGCTCTTCTGAAAATTCCTCCTGCAGGTGTTTATGTAATTCAGAAGGAGAGTAATCGTCCGGATGCTCTATCTTTCACTCTTTACAGAGACACGCAGTATTGGTGGATTCTACTCGTCTATAATGGAATGATTAGTCATGAAGAGCTTACTCCAGGGAGAACTATTAGTTATCCCTCTTTGGATCAGCTTGAAACTCTCTACTTCCAACTAAATGCAATGGGTTCCTCTGTATGATCGGCGTAGAAGGTCAGTATGTATTGAAATTCAAAATAGGTAAGTTTGACGACTTCCTTGCAGAGAGTGATTTGGAAGAGTTTACGATCATTGAAGAAGCTGGGAATGTCCTTCCCACCTTTGATTTGCTGTGCCGGGTTCGCTTTCCTGAAGTGATTGCTTATCTGAACGAGGGAAATATATTAGAAGCTGCTTTTGGTCAGAGACAATCGGAGATGATTAACTCCCGACTGCTGATAATGAACAAAGAGCTAATCGGGACAGGTTTGAGTCTTTATACAGTGAGGCTGAAAGGAATTTCCTGCTATCCTGGGTACCTATCCGACAGCAAGACAAGAGTGTTGGGACCAATGTCGGCTATTGAAGCTGTAAGTCAAGTTGTTAGATCCTGGTTCAAGACGAACTTTAATGTTTCGTCCTCCCAGGATAACCAACGATGGTACCAGGTGGGTATTTGCGACAAGCTATTCATAAATCACCTTTGGATTCATGCTTGGCTACCTAATTCCTTTCCCGCTGTGGGTATCACTTGCGACGGGACATTTGTCCTGAGAGATGTTAGAGTACTGGCTGGACAAAAATACAAATGGAAACTCGTTCCTTATACTCCAGTGAAGAATGAGGAGATTGGATTTAGCGGGGACTACTCTGTAAAATCGGAGTCTGGATTCTATAATCAATGGATGGGTTACGGTCGGGAGCGCCATGTATTGAATCTGGACACCGGAGATGCGAAGGTTGAATCACCTAATCCTATCGGGCCTATCCTTCCAGTTGCTTCCAAATTGGATCGTTACGGACAAGTTCAGAGCAAAAAGGATGAGTCCGGTTTCCTTAGTGAGAATGTAGATCCCAACTACCACAAGGCATATCTTCAGAATCTCTCCAGCTTAGCTGTTTTTTCCTCCACCGGGATTGAAGTGAGTTACGCAGGGAGATTCAAGAATACCAGGGTGCTGGATCTAGTAATGGTTACTGACAAGGACATAAGGACACCGAGTCAAGCAGCCGAGGCGCAGTCTGGTCTATATCTTGTTGGAAGGGTGACCAGGACTTTTACTAACAAGACCTTGGATACTTCGTTGAGACTTACAAGAGAGTCACTAAGCCAGATGAAGGGGGAGTTTAAGTAAAACCTCCTTAAAAACACCCTGAATTTCAGTAGAAATGCCCCTTAAAACCTATTTTCTTTTCTTACCCCTAATTTTTCCTTGGGTAGTGCTGTTAATTAGTGGAAATGGGAAATATCTATGCTGATCCAGTTACCTGAATGGCTAAAGAAAAATTTCGATTTGAGGCGTCTCCACGAGGGTACTGTTCTGGACAATAATGATCCACTCATGCTGGGGAGAGTCAAGGTGACAGTACCCGGAATCTTGGAAGGAAGTTCCTCTGACTTGCCCTGGGTCTACCCAATGACTCCCACCTTCTTGGGAGGCGGTCAGGGGAGCATAGCATTCTTCGTTCCAGAATTAGACTCCAAGATTGCCGTATGGTTTCCAATGGAGGAAGTCTATTTTGGTTTCTACATTGGTCACTTTCATACCCAGTCTGCTCACGAGAGCCTCTTTGAGGAAGACTATCCTAACAGCTATGGATTCAAGGACTCCGGCGGCACTTACCTTTTAGTCAACAAGACCCAGGGTTACTTAAAGGTCTTTCATCAGTCTGGCTCTTCCATCGTCATTTACAAGGAAGGAAAGATAGAACTGCAAGGGAAGGCTAACATCCTGGTCTCGGCGGATGGGAATGTGGAAGTCAAAGCGACTGGGGATGTATCCTTGAGCACTCAGATGGGTAGGATTCTGCTGGGAGGAGATTTCGCAGTAGCGGGAGTAGTAACTGAAAATAGCTATTGTCCACTTCGAGGGACTCACTCAGGTGCAGGGTCTACTACCGTGAAAGCAATGTAAGGAGTATCTATGAGCATTTACTCTGATATTAGACAGGATACTGGATTAACAGCCACAGTAGAAGATGAAGAGGCAATGGGCCAGGCGCTTGCTATGCTTTTGCTTACAGAGCCTGGGGAACGCCTGTTCATGTCGGACTACGGAGCAGGCCTGGAGAGCTTGCTATTCGAGGTAATGGATGAGACCACCGCAAATCAGATTTATGCGAGAGTTATGGGATCAATTGAGCGGTGGGAGCCCAGGGTAATTTTGATGGAGAATCGTTGCTCGGTGACTCCCGACTACGATAATCACTCTTACACAGTAAATCTGGTATTCATGATCGCTGGTCTTAGTGGGCAAAGGTTTGAAAAGCAATTTTCCTTGTCTATGCAAGGAGGTTAGCTAATATGATTGAGCAGGAGTCTGTGTCGTTTGAAGCAATAGAACAAGATTTTCTGGACTACCTATCGGAGTTGCCCGACACATATAAGTGGAAGGATCAATACGAGGATAGTGTAGGGCAGACTCTCATTGAGTTACTGGCTGGATTTGGATCTTTCCTTGGGACTCGGATTCTGCTGACTCGCAGAGAAGCCTTTCTATCAACTGCTTTGCTGCGGTCATCTGTCCAGGGGATCGCTGGTAGCAACTTAGGATACTCAGTCTACCGAGGAAGGAACCCTCATGTCCAGCTTACAGTTACTGCGAGCAGTCCAGTCACTCTGAATAAGTTTCAATCGGTGGGTTCCTATGGTCAGTATGATGTAGTGATGGCTACTCAACAAAGCCTGGTTGTAGGGAGTAATGTAGTAGAGGTGATAATAGGGGACACCAAGACTTCCTCTCAATTGATCCAGACCAATGACCCAACTACATTTCGATTCTATGATTCGGGGGTTTCGGAGGACTACTTTGTTGACTTGAATGGAAATGAAGTTCCTGTATCGTCTGAGTACAAGGATCTCCTCGAAGACTATTATCTGGCAATAACAAACTATCTGAATTCTGTTGATGTTTCTTATTTGAACGATGGGAGTTATAACTATTCAGTGGGGGATACCCTGACTCTTCACTATGTGGAGAAGGCAAGCATTGGTGCTGTGGATTTGTCATCTGTTATGTTTGACTATGGAGTGGTTACTGATAGTGAACTTCTCTACCCGGACATTTCTGCTGATAGCTTGGATTTGATTCGGATTAAGGCTCCTATGTACCATGAGACTCAGTCTATGGTAAGGAGCAAGGAGGATTTCAAGAAGCTTACCACTACTCTGATCGAGGGCGGCAAAGATGTGAACGGAAGGGATGTATCTCCTGCGGTAATCGAGTTGGTTTATGTTAAAGAGGATGGCTCTCTAATGACCGAGCAGGAGAAGGATGATCTGATAGAGGCCCTGGACTCTTACCGGCTGTTTGGAACTTGTCCTCCAACTATTATTGATCCTACAAAGGTGGATATTCCCTTAGATGTTTCCGTTACTCTCCTCCCTGGATCTTCCCAAACAGTTTCTAACATAGAAGATACAATAGATGACTCGCTTGATGATTATACCAAAGTGTTGGGTGCCTCATTTGATATGACTGGCCTGGAGTATGATATAGAGCGGCTGGATGGAGTAAAGTATGCAAGAGTATATCTTGCTTCTGGGAGTCCTGTGGTGGCTTCTGGTTCCATTATCAATCTCGACTGGGATGAGTATGCTGAGTTTTACTATAATTTGTCTGTGTTTTAGTGAGGCAAGAGATGCTGGTATATAAGGGAAATGTGTTAGACAAGGATTTAGTGTCACCTCCTCCGGCTCCAGCCCAGGGAGATGTCTATATTGTTGGCAGTGAGGCTACCGGGGAGTGGGAGGGACACGATCAGGAAATTGCTACCTTCAGTGGGTCCTCTTGGTTATTCTATCGGCCAAGAACAGACTGGAAGGTTTGGGTGGAAGACGAGTCCCTATTCTACCTTTACACACCTGACAACCTTTGGGTAGCAAAAAATTCAGTGGCTGATTATATCCCATTGGCCCAGAGGGAGAAAGACTTCTGGGTGCTCACGACAACTCTAATCGAGCGTAAGATAGCAGATCTCGATCCAGAAATCAGAAAGATCGCTACCAAGTGGGATGCGATAGACGAATATGATGAGGAGTCCTTGAGAGGGATTATCTCGGAGATGGGCTATGGATACATTTCTGATATGTTCGAGCTTACAAATCAGCAGCTTCGCTCCCTGGTAAATTTCCTCAACTTGATACACTATCTGAAGGGGACTAGGGCTGGCCTGGAGCTTGTCTTTAAGTTGACCGGAGTGATCTCTTATGAGATCAAAGAGTGGTGGGAACTTACCTACTGGGATGTATGTGAGATATTTGGTGTCCTGGGAAGCTGGGATCATCTTTTGAGCACCCCATCTTCTGCCGGGTTGTGGACACCAAATGTTGAGCCCCACACTTTTGTTATCCTGAACGCAAATGTTCCTAATAAACAGCCGGACACAGAGAAGAAGATCAGGAACTTCTGTCGTAATTATGTTTATCCAATGCTGGTAATGCTTACATTTTCATCGTAGTGGGAGGGAGCTATGACTCTGCCTTTTGGAAGGGATGGAAAGCCATTTCAGTTGGAGACTCAAGATCGCTCTTTTATTGGGGCTCCTCCTCACAAAGGAGTTCCAATACCAGATCAAGACCTGGGTGCCATGCAAAGAATCTTGGGAGACCGCCTTGCGGAATTTACAAAGAGAATGTTCACTGCGGGCTGGTTGTCCAAGGGAGCTTTGACTGGAGGGACAAACTGTGTCAAGATGGCGCCAAGTCAGGCTCTGGTAGATGGAAGGGAAGTTCACTGGGAGAGTAGTTTTACTCAAGATGGGCAAATCACTCTACCCAGTGCTGGGGAATCAGATCGTTATGACCTAGTCTTTGTGGAGTTTTGGGTCGAGACCGTAACCTATACTTCCACAATTTTCCGTTATGGAAATGTAGACTACTATGGGGAGAACTTCACAAATGACTTAGTAGATCCTGATTGCCATCACCCGAATGGAGACGAGGTAACTGCCAGGCTCCAGCTTCGATACCGAACAAGGTATCTGGAGGACGCTAGTTCACTGAGCGATAGCGATTGTCATGTCCAGGGGAAGAAAGCTGTTCCGGACTCTTCTAAGCACTGGTCTTTTGATCCGGTGAACAATATATGGTATTGCAATGCAGGGACAGATTTCGATGACTTGACAGGCTATGTATATGCCCTCCCGATTTGCATCGCCTTTCGTCCTGCTGGGAACAGTTCTGTCTCCACTATTTATGATATGAGAGACTATGTACACATCAAGCCATTCGCTCTCAATACTTCCTTCTCCCAGTCTTCAGAGGAGGTGAACGATCTTATCATTGAAGACAGGGATATCATTATTCCTAGCACTTCTCTGGATGGTTTCGTCCTACAAAATAATGAAGATGATCCAGACTATGCTATTGACATAGGTGGCGGGATTGCTATGGATAGCACCCACACCTATCTGATGGTGCTGGAGTCTAAGGTGAAGAAGTGGCTGAATCTCCCCTGGGAACAGGGGGATGATAAGGGAATGCTAGACTCAGGTTCGATGGCTGCTGATGAGTGGTATTATATCTGGGTGATTCGTCAGGATATTGGTGGAGCAGTAGATATACTGGCTTCTACATCGTATTCAGATCCAGATCTGCCCTCTGGTTGGTCTATCAAGCGAAGAATTGGAGAGATATATTCTGATTCTAATGGACACATAAAGCAATTCCTATCTTGGGGGAACGATGTCTACTGGAAAACAGCTGTGCTAGATGTAAATGTTGCGGGATTTCAGGGTCCTGCTCTATTTCAGCTTACTGTTCCAATAGGCTTCCGGGTGAAGGCTTATTGTTCAGCCTCAATTGTAGGGGAACATTCTCCCTGGCTATATGTATATAGTCCAGAAGTAAGCTCATACGGACAGTATGTGTGTAGAGCAGTTACAGATAATCACGAAGCAAGTAGGACTACCGTATTGACTGATGCCACCGCTAGGGTTACTGTTTACACTTCTCAGTCCGATTGTGAAGTTCAGGTCTATACGCTCGGTTATGAGTCCCCAAGAGGAAGGACAATGAGAGTGGCATCGGGGACAGAGCTGTCATTTTGAATTCTAAAGTAAGGAGTCTCTATGTACCAGAATCATTTAAGGTTTTATTTTAGAGAAGTAAAGTCTTTTGCTGACTATGATCCAGTTTTTGGTTGCTTTATTGACTATGGCGAGGTATTGACTGCATATGCCCAGTGGGAAAACACAAAAGGCACATTCTATATTTTTGTAAATTTTGACAGGCTTCAATTGAATGGGAAAAAGATCCAAGTTCGATGGAAGGTTGGTGCTGCTTCTCCCCCACCACTTCCTGTATTTGTAGAAGTGTATGATGGAAGTTACGATCGTACCAATGATAATGATTTCCCTGAGAATCAAAGCACTCCCCTTCTTAAAGGGAATGGACTGTTACAGACTATATTCCAGCAAGAATCTACCGACGGAGAGTGGGTTGAGACTAATATAGCAGAAATAGATACATCAGGAGGCAAAGAGAGTCAGTGCTGTTTGATGTTTCGATTTGTTGATGCTTGGGCTACAATGTATTCCATAGATAGCGAATGGCTGTATATTGACTGGATAAAATTTTATACTAACACGGGGGAGCTGTGGATCGTTGAGGATTTTGATCCTCCGGCAGATATTCTTTATGAGCAGGACAATACCATAAAGGATTATGGCTATATTTCATTTAACGATCCACCAGAACCACCAGTTACTTTGCCAGAAGACGAGTACAGTTACACCAAGGGAGGGAAAGATATGTTTGTAACGAAGAGTGTTTATGTTCCCAAGTTCACGGTTAGTGAACTACCTGGGATAGTATTCGGCGGATTTATTGTAGATAAGTATGTTTGTAGTCAGCCAGGGGCAGGCCCTTCCAATGGTTCTCCGGTGATTGCGCATGGGGAGAGCCCAAGGGGTACCGCAGCCAGGTCGGCTCCGGGTGTTCCTGCTTGGGATTATATCAAGATGGCACAGGCGATGATCGCTTGCTGTAATCGAGGGAAGGGCTGGCATTTGATAACTCCCTTTGAGTGGGCAGCCATAGCCTGGATGTCCAAGAAGCTTAACTCCCAGCCCAGAGGACCAAATGCAAATACTAATCCTCCTTCAGATGCGGATTGTCCCTTTGAAACTGCTATACTGGACAGAGATTTACTCCAGTACGAGTCAGGGGCATACAGAGCACTGACGGGTACTGGGCCTGCGTCCTGGGCTCATAATGGTCAACCAGTCGGGGGAATCTATGATCTAAATGGGGTTGTATGGCAATGGGTAATGGCTTTCATGACCACAGATGGGTATTTGAGATATCCGGCCAACTTCAACTTAACTTACCTAGGTAGTCCATTTGGCAGGGGGACTATCACTGGATCAGGTGGGGCTACCCCCACTTTAACTTGTAATGGGTCTGGAGGAAACTGGCTGAAAGAGTGGCAGGAAGATGAATTCAACGGTTCACAGTATTCTGTATTTATAGCAGAAGCGAATGATACAGAGGGAGCCCTTTATCAAAACATTCAAGATACTACACCAACTACCATCGTCCTTCCCAATGGGGCAGATCCTGGGGATGGGATCGCAACTTTCGTGATCCTCAAAACAGGGAGCACGGACATCACCCAGGGGATGCTCTCTGAGAATTTGATTACCAGCCTGATCACAGATATTTCCAGTGATCTTTCTAGGATGACAATACCTGCAACTTCCGACGAGACTGGCTCAGAGGAGTTTGGTTATGATGTCTACTCATTTGACCAGTTCAGCGAGCGGGGGATGGTGAGAGGAGGGGCTTATAATACAGGTAAAGGGGCTGGGGTTTTCTCCTTGAGCTTTAGCAATGACCCTGACTCCTATCTCCCCAACATTGGGTTCAGGGCTTCAAAGGCTCTGTGAGAACAAAAAAGGGGGAGCTTTCGGCTACCCCCTTTTTGCTGAGATCAATTTGTTGAGATCATTTCACCTCCTTTCTTGGGTTTCCTCCTTGGGGGCCTTCTGCCCCCTCCGCTTTGGTCTTGAGGTTAAGTATCTCCCGTAACAACGGCGGCAGTATTGCTTGCCATCCGCAATCCAGACAGTTCCATTTTCAATGCTTCTCTTGCATGTATAACAGATGTATTCCATTTTGCTCCTCCTCATTTCTGTAACTCTCTCAGATTTTTCAGGACGAAGTACCTTATCTGTCCTGAAACCGACCTATTGGCTTCATTTGCAGCCTTCTTTAGGGCTTGGTAAACTGAAAGTGGTAGTAATACTGCCACCAGTTTCTTGTCTGATCTCTTCTTCACTAATCATTTCACCTCCTTTCCCTTTCTTCTTCATAAATCATGTCATTCCTGATTTGTCTGGCTGTCTCCTTAGCCAGATCATCCTGAGCGTCCTCGAAGGCTTGGCGACGAAGTTCTGCTAACTCGCAGTCTGTATCAGCATGAGCTCTCGCTATGATGCTGTCAATCTCTGCTGTTGGACAACCAAGCTCAAGCATTCGGTGAACGATAACCGCGGAAATGCATTCCTTAAATCGGTTAGGTTCACCGGTAAGGCGTAGGAATTCCGCCTTGGGGGCTTGTGGCCCCCGGTTTAGTTAAAGGTTAGAAAACACAGAAACGATTGGGATTCATTCGCTTCTGCTCCGACGCCACTCGCTCATATCCTGCGGCGGGGATCATTGCAACAACCTGCCCGGGATATGCTTGAGCGGCGATGATACTACCAACGATGACATCAGCCCCGAGGGCTAATGCCTTGTTGATGATTTCCTGACCCTCGTCATCGGGAACGAAGCGGGTTCGAACGAGAGTAAATACGAAATCTTCAGCATATTTGTAATCAAAATCGTCTGGTGGAGGGTAAATTGGGAGAACACAGTTGGGGTATCTGTATTCTACCACCTCCTCGACCACTTCAGCGTTGATGACTTTATCCGTCTCAATGCTGATTGGCTCTGTCCACCCCGGCGCCCAGAATGTTATAGGATGTGGAGTGGCATTAAAAACACGGACTTGATTTGGTAGGGTTTTCATTTTTTCCCTCCTTGGGGGCCTTTCGGTCCCCGATTAATGGAAAGGGGGCAAAATCCCCCCCAAGAGCTATTCCACAAAATTGTCACTACTAACCTTGAACCAATACCCCTGCGCGCGGGCGGGGGTATCAGCCGATCCGCGCCTAAAGTTAGTAGTGACAATTTTTATGTCACTACCGTCTATCTCGCCTTCCTGGCCGAGACAGAAGTTTACCAACCAACCATATCGCACTGTCTCATAACGAGACAGTGCGTGAGGGACGTGGGACATTTCGAGACGGCACTGCCGGTGATGCCCCTCATAGTTGAAGCTCTGCAGGCGCCTCCGACCGTCCCCGGACAGATTCTCGCGGAGCAACTTGGCCACCTCGGCTTTCACAAACTCCTCGACTTTTTCGTCGAGGTTAAAAATTTTTATTAATTCTTGCCATTTCATCTTCCTACCTCCTTGGTTAACTTCTATTCCTCTGGGAGTATCTTTTGATCTCCCATACCGCCTCCCAATTCGGGTATTCCGCAAAGAGCCGCGAGGAGATAAACTCCTCTTGCTCCTTAGTGAGCCACACCTTTTCTTCCGGCTCACCCAACGCGGTCAAGGTGACGGAAGCGAAGATGCGCTCTTTATTTCCCTGCGCGGCCCACACGGGCCGCATAAAAAACTCCTTCAGGCCGTCCACTCCGTGTTTTGCGTAAGCGAGGTCGAGATACCCACCCTCGCCACACAGGTTCCTTGCATAGTTTTCATCGATCTCGGTGGGGACTTCCCAACCAAGACATTCTGCGACTTCTTGCCAAATTTTTAGCATTTTCCCTCCTTCTTGCTGCTCTTCATTTTCAAGAGCAGCAAAAAGCTGATTACAAATTTCGCAACAGGGATCTTCTTCGCATACCCCTCCCACGAGTTCCCAGCCCTCCCCCACAAGATCAACAACTTCTTGGGGCGAAGAAGTTGTTTTCCACTCCCGGTCAGTTCCTGTTTCAGCTCCTCCAAGGTGAAGAAGCTTTGACACCTCAAATTCATGCTCTTTCATCATAATCCTCCTTTATTTTTCCTCATAGTCACACGGGCACTCCTCGATCTTCATTGCCAACCGCCGTTGCGTGCTCTTCGACGGCTCACGAACAACAGCGCCGGCTCGGAACAAATCGCGGTCGTGCAGGTTCACGCGTTCAGAGACGTGAAACGCGTGATAGTTACCGTCATAAACAAACGCCAATTCTTTACCGCAACGTGGGCAATTCATTTTTCCCTCCTTGGGGCCTTCCGACTCCGGCGTTGCTCAAGTTGGCAAGGCAAGGAAGTTTCGTCGACTTCTTGCCATCTATTTTTGCAAACTGGGCAGGCGAACAAATCATCCCGCCCACCCAGAATTTCATCGGACTGCGGAATACAAATACTTCCGCAGCTCTGGCAAATTACTTTATATTCCTTTTCAGCTCCCTTGAAGATAATGCTATTCATTATCTCCAGAGATTCCTTTTTGACAAGCGCACTTTCAGAACGCTCGTCAGGGGTTTGGTTCGGTCGGTAGCAGGCATCGGCATACCGATTATATGCCAATGCAAGCCGCTTAGCCTGCTCCTTGCTCGAGCAGGCAATAATATCGTCAACTGCTTCCGCATCCCTCTTGGCTTTTGCCAAGGTGGGGTAAACAATGGCCGGCGTGGTCTGGAGTTTGTGAAACTCAGACCACGGAATTATTACATAGAAGTTGCTATCTTTCTTCATGATTCTCTCCTTTCTTTGGTCTTCAGATACTCAAAATGTGCCGCCAGATGCTTAAGGAACTCGCGACACAGCCGCAGATGGACTTGCCGCTCCAGGTCAGGATCCGGCGGGTAGTTCTTGGAGAGTTCTGCAACGATCGCTTTGGCATCGTTGCGCAGTCCTTGAAGCTCTGCCACCAGCTCGCGCCCGATGCCATCTCTGGCCCAGTTAGTCTGCGCCGAGTCGCGCCCAACGCGGAACTTGAGAAAATCGATAATATCAGCGACAGAAAAGGTTTGGTGAGCAAGAATTTGAAGCGACCGCATTTGATTCTCGAATAGTTCGAAAGCTTGGCGGTCGTCTTTCATTTTTAGGTCTGCCCACACTCTATGCAGCGCATCGGCATATCTCGATGCGCTATCAAGATTGTTAAACCGGGCAATCGCCTGATTTAACTCAATTCTTTCTATGCAATTCATGATCTCCTCCTTGGGGTCGCAAGGCCCCGGTTTGAAGTTAAGTGACACTTACGGGTCGGGGATGTAAATCTGGTTTGGGATGCTGTTCCTACAGCGTATACATATCAGCTTCTTAGGCATGATCTTATTTCTTTAACGATGTCGGCTGCTTCTTTGGTGGTGCAACCGGTAACGATTCTGGCCAGTCTCTTTGGCGAGAACCGTTTACCACCAAATAGCCAGTAAATCTCCATTACCTCGCCAGGGGAGGCCAATATTAGCTCTACGAGTTGCTTCGCCTCCTCGGAGAGACTGTTCAATGTCTCCTTCCTCAGCAGTATCGTCTCTGGGGTCTCCTGGACGACTAACTGAGGATACTTGTGTGGCTGTTCGGACTCCAATGGTGCTGGGCTAAAGACACTCCACCATACTTCAGCTGCACTAACAATGCCGGAGCCTTCTCTCATCATTTTCTCACCTCCTTTCTCTGAGGAATATATAAAATTATATAAAAAATATAAATCCCTGAAAAGGACGAGATCTCCCAACTTTTGGGAATTTAGGGAGAGCTTGACTTATTTCCTAACTATTTTCATTTATTTTCAACTATTTTCAACTATTTTCTTGTGTTTTCGCTTATACTCATATTTCATGCTCCAATCCTTGTCCGATTAGCCCAGAAAAGGGTTAAGATAAAAAAGGGGTTATAATAGAAGCAGGGAGGTGAACAGAATGGAGACAAGAAAGAGAAGAAAGTTCGACCTAAATAACAGCCCCCAGCCACAGCAAGAGCAAGATGCACCACCTTCTGCACCGGCTCCTCCCTATGATCGAGTTCTGATCCGGGGAGGGAAGTTAGCCTTCGCCGACGGCCACAAAGAGGATGTGCCAGGGTATCTTGCTCGTAAGACAAACTTGAAAATCTCCGGCGGACTATGGTGCTGGCATTGTGACCGATCCATAGGTGGCCACAAAGAGACAGGTTTCCCATGCGAGACTTGTGTCTTTGTCCGGTTTGTTCCGGGACAATATCCTCCAGGATTGGCTGATCAGATAAGGGTGACCCTCATCGTTGATGGGTGGACGAATTACTTCGCTATCTCTTCCTCTCAGGGTGAGTGGACAGTGTATCAAGTTTATGGTATCTCTAAACCCGTCAAAAAGGACCACGAGATATAGAGACTAAAGTTTCTATAAAAATCATAGATCCTGTTCTCACGCAAGTCGAACAAGGCGCTGCTCTAATCTCTCCTTGTCTGTCTTATCCAGCTTACTATTGGCGTCAGGGACCATACAGGCGGGAGAAAGTCAGATATACAAAGCACTTGATTCACAATAAGCACTTCTGGACGGGTCTGGTTCCTCGCGTAAAACGATTCTGCGACCAGCAGGGGCTACCTATCCAGGTGAAAGAGAGTAGCCCCCAGGACAAACTCCCTGCTACTTTCCCTCCCAAGATGATAGGAATCGCCCTGAGACCTGATCAGTTGGCCCTAATTGAGCGAGTAATCACCAACCTTCGTGGGGTGATCCATGCCCCGACAGGATCCGGGAAGACAGCGTTAGCAACGGGAGTAATCAAATGCTTCCCCGGTGCTAAAACTCTGTTTCTCTGTCATACAAAGACTCTGATAGATCAGACGGCTTCGATGTTTCGCGAGCAGGGCCTTGATGTCTCCCTGGTGGTAGAGGGAAAAATGAATCTCTCCGGGGAGGTGGTTGTAGCTACTCATCAATCTTTCTGTAAGATCAAAGATAAAACCCTTCCATTTCAGATTGTGATAGTAGATGAATGTCATCACTTGTCCAACCCTTCTGTTACCTATGCCGAAATACTCTCCAAGCTTCTTTCCCCTATCCGCATTGGACTTACTGCTACAGTTCCTTCCTCTCTTGAGTCTATACTGACTATGGAAGGGTTTCTTGGACCTGTGGTTGGTGAGCTAACTGTAGAGGAGGGGATTGACTTGGGGATTTTGGCAGCTCCTCGAATTCAGCTAATGAGGGTTCCGAAAGACCATGAGGCATCCGATCTGAGGCGCTACTCGGATATTTATGATTGCTGTGTAGTTGAGAATGGAGCCAGGAATCGGCTGATAACAAGGATAGCCAGGGGGTTGGTCAAGAGTGGGAGATCAGTGCTTATTCTTGTAACCAAGATCGAGCATGGAAAGAGGCTGCTGGAAACCGGAGCAATGCTGGGATTAGAGATGGAGTTCATTCAGGGAGCTACTGAGCGGGATGCGAGGATTCGTCTTCAATCCGCTTTACAGAACAAACGAATAAAGTGCGTGGTATCAACCGCAGTATGGAGGGAGGGAGTCAATATACCTTCTCTGGATTGTGTTATCAATGCCTGCGGAGGGAAGTCCGAGATTATGACTCTTCAGGCAATTGGAAGAGGGCTTCGCACCACAGAAGGTAAAAGAGATGTTCTTATTGTGGACTTCTTAGATCCCCACAGATATTTAGCGGAACATGCGATACAGCGCATCAGTCTCTATGTGGAGAATGGTTGGCTGTGATTAGGGTGGGAATGGGGTTAAAATTAGAGTAGGGACAATAGACCGGAGAAAGGAGAAAAAAGATGTTACAGGGAAAAACAATCCAGGAGTTAGCAGCTGAAGTACAAAGGAGGGAGGCGGAGAAGCGGGATTTTGTTACAGATACTCGTTTGATGGATGCTGTGGGAACCGCAGAGGAAACATCGGTACTTCTCCGGGTCTCTGATATTGACTACTGGGAGGAGTTTAGACCGACTCCTGTATTTCACCAGCAGGTATCCGATACTCTTGGAATACCAAAGAAGTATTATGATAGGATGATTCAAGAGGCCCCTGAACTTTGGGCTAAGAATGTGAATCACTGGCTGCATGAAGACCCAAAGAGGCGCATGGTGAGGACTCTGGGCGGGGATGCCAGAGCCTTCTTGTCTCCTCGGTATCGGAGACTGGACAACTTTGCTTTGATGGAGGCCGTCCTCCCCGTCTTGGCAAAGACAGATATGATAGTAAGATCTGCCGAGATTACCGAGTCCCGACTTTGGTTGAAGGTTAGCTTCCCCTCCAAACAGATGGAAGTCAAGAAAGGAGATATCATTGAAGTGGGCTTTGCTCTTTCCAATTCAGAGGTAGGACTGGGAGCGGTTAGAGTGGAGCCGTTGCTACTGAGATTGGTTTGTATGAACGGAGCTATTGTGAATGATGCTGCGATCAGGCAACTCCATATTGGCCGAAGCACAGGCGGGGATTCCGATATTGTGGAGGAGCTTATCTCCGACCGAACAATGGCCTTGGAGGATGCTGCTTTCTGGAACAAGGTTAGAGATGTTGTAGTTGCGTTTCTTAAGGACGGAAGCAAGGACGCCTTGATGAGCCGCATTGAGCAAGCGATGGGTAGGGAAGTCAAGAAACCAGAAGCCTCTATTAAGGTTTTGGCAAAGACTCACGGCCTGGCGGACAAGGAGGCTGATTCAATCCTTGGTTATTTGGTTTCTGGCGGCGAGCTTTCCGCTTGGGGCCTGAGTCAAGCAGTATCCAGGTTTTCCCAGGATATTCCCAACTATGACAGGGCCACAGATCTGGAGTACTTGGCAGGGAATATCATTACCCTCCCTGCAAGGGACTGGAAAGTGTTGGAGGAGGCTATTGTATGAGAACCAGAATTCCAAAGACTCATAGAAGAGTAATGGAGCTATGGCCCACAGTAAATATCATTGAGGGAGAGGGGGAATTTGCTCTGTTGGATTGCGACCGGGTTAAGATCACCCTGTGGGAAACTTTGGAGGAGGCGGAGGAGGAGAAGGAGATCTTGGATAGGATTAGCTGCGGGGCTTTCTGCTCCAGAAGACACGCAGTGAAAAGGATACCTATGGATTGAAAGAGGAGGTAGCTAAATGGATCTCCAGGACTTAGAACAGCTTGCCAATTACATCATGGAGTATACAAAGAATACTCTTCTATCTACTGGATTTTTCAATCCCATCGGATTTGTAGTCAGAGATGATGGTAGGGTTACTGCTGTCCAGATTGCACCATTCGAGAGGTGGCAAACTTCCGCAATGCAAGACAGCTTCAAATTGATGGCTATATCTTTGCTGCCAGATGCGGTTTTGTTTGCTGCCGCTTCCCATCTTGTGATGTGCGAAGAAGAAGATGTACCTCTCACTCCATTAGAAGAAGACCCAAGGCATCTCAACGCACTCAGGGTGAGCGGAGTGTGTAGAGCTGGTGAATTTACCCTTCTCCAATCTTATACAGAGACCGACGGACATATAGTATTCTTGGAAGAGATGGAGATCAGGGATTCTGGAAATATCAGGAAGAGAAATGACTGGCTAGACGGCATTTTTCCGAGGCTATCCTCTAACTGAGGAGATAAGCGACGGAAGACCATAAGGGGTTTTATTGGGCGTGAGATTAGACCGGTTTGATGTCGAAGCTTACCTACAAGACAGAGATGTTCCTTATCTCACCCAGGGGAAGAATGTAAGCAAGGGCTGGATAGAAATAAACTGTCCTTTTTGTGGGGATGATCCCTCCTTCCACCTGGGCATCAATCTCTCCTCAAAAAGACTCCATTGTTGGCGATGCGGGCACAGGGGCTCAGCGCTGGAGTTAATCCGTGGTTGGGAGCGGTGCTCCTGGAATGAGGCGGAAGAGATATTGAAGCAATATCGGGCTGTTGTATTTGAAGATCAAGAGAAGGAGTCCGAAAATCAGACAGAGGAGAGAAAGAGGAATTTGTGTCTGCCGTCGGGGATAGTCGAAGAACTCCCGGATAGGCATAGAGCTTTTCTGGAACAAAAGGGCTTCGCTCAGCCAGACAGGATAGTTAGCGACTATCACCTACTGGCTTGCAATGAACTGGGAGAATACAAGTTCCGCATTATCATTCCCATCTATCAGAACGACTTGCTGGTAAACTATACCGGAAGGGCTGTGATAGAATGGATGACCCCTAAATACAAGACTTGCCCAAACTCCGAAGCGATTACTCCTCTGAAGCAATGTGTTTACAATCTTCACTCTACCCAGGACTCTGCTCTCATTGTAGAAGGGCCGTTGGATGTTTGGAAGATAGGTTCTGGATCAGTTGCCCTGATGGGGATGGAGTGGTCTCTTCATCAAGTAGCAAAGATAGTAAATAGGGGTCTGAGGAGGATAGCTGTAATGTTCGATGGGGAGCAAGCTGCCAATAGGAAAGCCCATAAGCTTGCCCACTTCTTGGCAAGCTTTGTGTCTGAGGTTGAAGTGCTAGAGATAGAGAAGGGGAGCCCACATGATTTATCATCTGGGGAGGTGGAAGAGGTGAGAAGGGAGCTAAGCTTATAGATGGGTGATCGAGATAAGGTGTTAGGTGGAAAAACGGTAGAGATTCAAACTGGATGTGGTGCTCTTTATGTTACTATAAACTTTAAGGATGGTAAGCCTTTTGAGATATTTGCCCGGTTGGGAAAAGCCGGTGGATGTGCTATGGCCCAGATGGAAGCGATTGCCCGGATTTCTTCTGGATGGTTACAAGGGGGTCTTAGCAGGGAGAAACTGATTAAGGCTCTCAGCGGGATATGTTGTAATAATCCTATTGGATTTGGGGAGGACCGAGTGCTCTCCTGCGCAGATGCTATTGGGAAAGTCCTTTTGAAAGCTTGTGGTGAATGAGATATGGAAAAAGAAGAGATCAAGAAAATTCGTTCCCTTATGAAGGAGTACCACAATCGCCCAGTATTTGATGGGATAGTATCTTTGGTGGGTCTTGATTCGGCCTATCTGTTAAGTTATTTGATGTCCCTTTCAGCTGCCTTTGAATGTAGGGATAGGATGGACGGTAGTGGATTTTTCTACAGAGCTATGGATGTAATAGAAGAGGAGACGACCTTCTCTCATTTCCAACAGCGACGGTGTTTCGATAAGCTGGTGAAAGCCGGACTAATTTCGATTAAGAGATCAAAGGTAAGTACAGGCCCTCTTGGAGATAAGGACCCCAGAAGAATTACTCACTTTCGGGTAGAAATAGACAGGGTCCTTTCGGTCTTGGATGACTACTCTACAGCATTGAGTCTCTCAAGGATGCAAGATAAAGAAACTTTAGGTTGTAACTTTAGAAAACTTAATGGTAATAATAATAACGAATATAATAATACGAATAAATATGACGAAGGACTATTTTTCCTAAGAAGGAAAAATAGTAAGCACTTTCAGACAGAAAGTGCTGTTTCATCACTCACTTCTTCTTTACCAGAAGGTAGTCCTCCTACTAAGAGTATCCGCGAGGCTATTCGTACTGATGGCTTGCCCACTTCTCCACGCAAAGGTTTTTCTATTAAAGTGTCCCCTATCATTCAGCAGCTAATAGACCATTGGAATGAACTGGGTCTCCGCAGACACCGGCCTAACTCTAAGGTGTTTGTTCAATCAGTAAAGACTCTACACAGTTTCCTCAGTGGGAAGTTCTTTACAAATTCATCTGAACCGGATCTCCAGGGAAGAGCCTTTACTCCGGATGAGATTTCCAGATCTATTTTTGAGTTTTCTAAGGCTGCGCTTGATCCTGACTACTGGCCCAATGGAGTGTTCAAGGAGAAGTTCCGTGGACTCTCCTTGGGGGAGTTCCTATACAATCCGCGATGGGATAAGGAGATGCGCAGTCCTTTCCTTATGTTTCTCAATCAGCCTGCTAAGCTTACTAAGGAAGCGATTAGGGAGAAAATTCCCTTGGTGGAGGATAAACATCCTAAAGTGTCTTCTGTATTGGTAGATTTTTGTAGAGAGCAGATTGGGAAAAAGTTGAACAATAGGGAGATCAACTGCTGTAGGCTCGGAGCGGAGCGGCTAGTCAAGTTCTTTGATAGGTTTATGTTCTATCTGAGTCAGAGATCACCGGAGGAGTTAGTGCATGACATGGTTGATGCAATTACTAGGGATATGGAGTCTACTGGTCACCACTTCTCCGCTGGGTGGCTCTGTTCTGACTATACCTTTGAGGTCCGCTTGCCTAAGCTCCTGGGTATAAATGTCCACAGGAGGGAGAGAGCTATTGTGGAGGATGGATAATGCCTGATCTGGTGGTGGATAAGTATCTAAGAGTTGTTTCTTTTCTTGAGCGTGTATCTGTGGAGGGAATAGGTGCCAATTCTTCGTAAGGTAATAGATAACTCGATAGAAGAGAAGATACTCACTGGTCTCATTATATCTACCACTTATTGTAAGCAGGCCGTTCCGCTCCTCAAGCTGGAGTATTTTCAAGCCGAGCATTGTAAGCAGGTTGCCCGTTGGTGTCTGAGATATTTTCGACAGTATAGGGCGGCCCCAGGGAGACACATACAGGACCTGTTCGAGCAGAATAGAAACAAGATGACACCGGAGGCTGCTGGCCTACTGGAGGATTTCTTAGGCCGTCTATCTTCCGAGTATGAGCGTTCAGAAACTTACAATATTGAGTATCTGCTTGACCTTACTGTTCGGTATTCAAAAGAGCGGGCACTCAGCATTCTCAAGGAGGAGATTGAGGCTCTATTGGCGGAGGGCAAGACCGATGAGGCAGAAAGAGCGGCTCTGGAGTATAAACAGATTGAGCGTAGGTCTCTACCTATCGTGGATGTGTTTGATTCGGATACCGCTCGGCATCTCCTCTCTGAGGACGAGTCTCTTGGTGAGGAGATTATTGTCCTTCCTGGGTCCCTGGGGGAGATGATTGGCCCTTTTCGGCGGAATTCCTTGGTTGGGGTGATGGGGGTGATCAAGAGGGGCAAGAGCTTTCTGGTCCAAGAAGTGGCCACCATGGCTGCTTTGAAGGGATATAATGTTTTCTATGTGTCCCTGGAAATGGGTGATCGTTCAATTTCCAATCGGCTCTATCGGAGGTTGTCAGGTCGGGTTAAGTCTTCTTACAAGCTTCCTGTAGTCCTGTTTCCTGTTTTCGACTGTCAGCATAATCAGACCGGGGAGTGTTCCTCTGATAAGAGGGAGAATCAGGTGGGGTTAGCTGGGGTTCCATCTGATCCCAGCAGTTATTACCAGAATCCGAAATACAAGTCTTGCACAGCTTGTCGGGGGGACCAGCCCGCAGGGAGCTTTGATCCTGCTCTGTGGTGGTATGAGGAGAAGGCTCGTTTTTTGGATAATGCTGCGGTTCAGAAGTTCTTACGGGGGGCTGAGGTTCAGTATGGTGGACTGAAGGGAAGGTTTCGCTTGCTTTGTCAAGCTCGGCTGACCTTGGAACAGATCGAGGGGTATTTGGATTGCTTGGAGGATACAGAGGGATTTGTGGCTGATGTGATTGTGGTAGATTACCCAGCTATTCTGTCCTGTGATAATAAGTCAGACAGTCGGTGGGAGCGACTGGATGAGATTTGGCAGAAGATGAAAGTGCTGGCTGGAGTAAAGCATTGCTTGGTATTAGCTCCAGTTCAGTCTAACCGTCGCGGGGCATCTCGCAGGAGTTTGTCTCCGATTGATGTTGCTGGTGACTGGGGTGTGATGGCCCATGTGGATACTGCCCTCTCTTTGAATCAGCTTCCTGCTGAGAAGAGGCTAGGGGCAGCAAGGGTGGGGATTGTTGCGGAAAGGAGCGGGGAGTTTGATATAGAGAAGGAGTGCTTGGTTTTACAGCAGTTGGACACGGGACAAATGATCCTGGATTCGGAGGTGTTGGATTTTGGTGCCTCCTGGAGGAAGCGTTTGCGTGGGATGGAGGATTTTTAGGATTTGTAAGGAGTGACCGGGATATAATAGGAGAGGGAGGGAAGTTGGATATGATATCAGTGACGAAGATTTTTAGGTTTGAGTATGCTCATCGGTTGCCTTTTTACAATGGGGAGTGTAATCGGTTGCATGGACACTCCGGTAAGTTAGAGGTGGAAGTCACGGCTGATGGTCTTGTTGGTGGTGGGCATGACCGTGGGATGGTCGTGGATTTCCGAAAGTTGAGTGAACTGGTTGAGAAGGAAGTGATCCAGCTGCTGGATCATTCCTGCTTGAACGACTATAGTTCTAATCCTACCTGTGAGATTATGTTGAGTTGGATAGTAGACCGTTTGCGAGCTCCCTTGCGAGATGCTGGACTGGCTCTGGTATCTCTTAGGATGTGGGAGACGGAAACAACATTTGCTACTTGGAGGCCCGACTAGTGAATAGAGTTAAGTTGGTAAGTATCTTTAACTCGGTTGAGGGGGAAGTGAACTATCGAGGACAGGGTACCCTTACTACATTTATTCGGTTTGCTGGGTGTATCCCTCCTTATTGTACCTATTGCGACACTCCCTGGTCGCAGGAGATGGGCTCATCCTATGCTATCGAGATGACGGTAGAGGAGGTATTGGCTAGCGTCAAGAAAATAGGTTGTCGGAGAGTCACTATTACCGGGGGGGAGCCTTTGCTTCAGATGGATGGGTTTTTGGAGCTATGTACTGAGTTATATCGTTGGAATGCGGAGATTTCTGTGGAAACAAGTGGCTTGGTGGATTTGCCTTCGAGAAGGTTAGGTGGGGTATATTGGGTCGTAGATTATAAGCTCTCTTCTTCTGGCCGCCCTGCAGAGCAGTTGAATAGGCTCGGTTTATTTGCTCGTCTTCGGTGTTGTGACTGGGTCAAGTTCGTTGTTTGTAGTGAGGGGGATTGCAATCTGGCTTATGAGGTTGTCTGTGGGAGAGGTGGTTTGATGGAACTGGGGTGTGGGGCAAGGATGGCCTTGAGCCCAGTGTTTGGGAAATCCGGTTGGGGGCCAGCGGATGTGGTAAGCTGGATTCAGAGGAACAGGTTATGGGGGTTTTCCTTGAATCTCCAGGTACATAAGTTCATTTGGCCGGCAACGAAGCCTGGTGAGGAGCGTTAAATACTTGATTCTAAAAGGACAAAATTTTTGTCGGTTTTTTCCGTAAAAAGTAGTACTTAATGGCTGAAAAGGGATATAATAATAGTAGGAGGGTCTTAAAAGTCCCTCGAAACTTAACCTAATTAACAGGAGGAGGCGAATGGAACGGAAAAGAGTGCTTGAAGCGGTAAAGATCCTGAATGAGAAGTTGGAGAAGAAGATCTCCTACTTTGTCAAGCAGGGGGAGCTTGAGAGGTTGTTTCTGGAGGCGATAGATGAAATGCCTGACAATGCCGCAAAGGCTCTCCCTGACGAGGTCAAGAAGGTGTATAATGACCTCATGGACGAAGCTGAAGGGGAGGTGGTTCCGATGACATCCGCGAAGTCGAATGCTAAGAAGAATGCCAAGGTCCCAAAGAAGCCCAAGACGGGGACCGAGACCAAGCGTGCCCCTGCTGCGGGTAGGGATAAGTTTGGTTTTAGGATTGGTAGTAAAGGCAACTTGTTTGTGGAGGCAGTTCTGGCGAAGCCCGGCATCACGATGGCTGAAGTCCAGCAGTTACCCTGGAATAAACGACATGCTACCTACTGGGGTTATGCCCATAAGTTGGCAGAGATGCGTTACCTCGTGAACGATGGGGGTAAGCTATCAATTTCGACCAGTCCGACCAGGGGGAAAAATGGCAAGTCGTAAGGTCGTGAGATGACGGTAGTGTGAACGAATAGTTACCCCAACTCAAAGTCGGGGTAACTATTTGTTTATGTGCAGAGATTTTTGAGATGTTCGGATTGGGGGAAAGAAATGCAAGTTGTTAGTCTTCTGAGTGGTGGACAGGATTCGACCACTTGCTTGTTTTGGTCGATTCAAAAGTTTGGGGCGACTGAGGTAGTTGCTCTTACTATTGACTATGGACAAAGACATAACTCCGAAATTGGGGCCGCTGCTCGGATTGCGGAAATTGCTGGAGTAGAGTGGAAGTTACTTTCTTTCCCTGCACTTCAACAGATTGGGGATTCACCGTTGGTTTCTTCTAGTGGCAGTATTGTTGGTACTCATCGTGGTCGTTCGGATTTGCCTGCCTCTTTTGTTCCTGGTCGAAACTATTTATTTTTGGGTCTTGCCGCTGCTTTGGCTTACAAAGTTGGTGCGGATAGTGTAGTTGGTGGCATGTGTCAGACGGATTATTCCGGGTATCCGGATTGTCGGGAAGTAGCGATTCGTCATATCGAGCAAGCTATTTCGACCTCTATGGATTTTCCTTTGAAGATTTATACTCCTTTGATGTATCTAACTAAGGCAGATTCCGTTCGTATGGCGCAGGGGTTGGCTGATTGTATGGATGCGTTGGCTTATTCTCAAACTTGTTACGAGGGGAAATACCCACCATGTGAAGTTTGTCCAGCTTGTAGACTTCGTGCGAAAGGATTTATGGAAGCGGGCATTCCGGACCCGTTGATTGTCCGTTCAAGGATGGATTTGAGAAAGGGGGGATGGCATGTCTGATAGAATACCTGATAGAATAGATAGAATAGAGGAGAACCTTCGTGAGATTATTAGGTTTATAGGGGACGATCCAGATAGGGCCGGTTTGCTAGATACACCTAAGAGGATGATCCGGTCTTGGGAACATCTTTTCTCTGGATATAATGAAGACCCTGTGGCTTGTATTAAGTCCTTCGATTTCGATAGATATGATGAGATGGTGTTGCTCCGTGATTGCGAGTTGTATTCGGTTTGCGAGCATCATTTTCTACCCTTCTGGGGGAAGGCCCATGTGGCTTATATTCCGTCGAAAGGTGGAGGTGTTGTGGGTGTGTCGAAGCTAGCTCGACTTGTAGAGGTGTTTTCCCGTCGGTTGCAGTTACAAGAACGCATTTGTGAGCAAGTAGCATCTTGCTTAATGGACAATCTGAAATGTGTTGGGGCAGCTTGTATTATCGAGGCTACTCACCTTTGTATGAGGATGAGGGGTGTGGAGAAACAGAACTCGATAGTCGTTACTTCCTCTTTGAAGGGAGCATTTCTGGTTAAGAATTCACAAGGTATTGCCGCGAGGCAGGAGTTGTTGACACTAGTTTTTGGGGGTCGTTCGAGGGGAGGTTATTAGTGAGATGAATAGGTTACTTATTGACTTGTCCAATTTACCATCGGGTAGTACTTATGAGGATCGGTACGGTGGGTATATGAGTATTTTCAGGTCTGTTTTCGAGTCAGTTGTTCGTGGTCAGGATGTTGTAGTGGTGAACCCACCGTTTTGTTGGATTCCGTTGATTTGGTGGTTAGGTGGTGAAACGGAGGGTGGTCAGATTTTTTTCGAGCATGACTTCGTGGTTCGTCAGCTTGTTAATAGTAAGACTATTGATAGACAGAGGATTTTGTCAGATCGAACTTTGTTGGAGGCGATTACTTGTTTACGGCCTGAGCTTGTTGATACCTTGTGGAAGTCAGATATGGAGTGGGTCGTCGATCCAACTATACTTGATGCCCTTCGTTATCAATCTATCCGCTCAGAGTTCGTTATTACAAATAATGGCTCTTATCATAGGTCTGAAGTGTTAGCTTACTTGAAGAAGTTGTGGGCGTTTAAGTCTACCTTCCAGAAGTGCATATTAGTTCCGTGCGCAGCTGATAAGCCATATCCGTCTCGTTTACATAGGGCTATTCTAGATTTTCTGCCCGACGACTATCATCTTATTGTTGCCACTGGCGTTCTTGGCCTCGTTCCTCAAGAGCTGTGGGCTGTTATGCCCCATTACGATAGTGGGTTGCCGAACGAGTGGCGGCTTATGTCTATCGTATCGGATTATTTTCGTAGGCACACTTATAGTAAAGTTGTTGTTTACTGCGATTACTACAATGAAGCTATTGAGAGAGGTCTGATGGGCATTAGTGGGCTTGAGCGTGTGTTCGTCAACCCTGTTAAGTTTTACTATAATTACATTGATCTTTTGGACAGTCGTCGTTTAGGTCGACTTAAGGAGGTTTTGTAGGTAGATGAAGCAGCCAATGAGGCGGCCGGAGAGGCGGGCATCTCTTTTCTTAGATTCAGGGGCTTATTCTTCTTGGACGAGGGGAGTTACCATAGATTTGCAGGGTTACATTGACTATGTAAAGAGGCATGTCGATTTCCTCGATGTTTATGCTTGCTTGGATGTAGTTGGGAATCCTGAGGCAACTTATCAAAATCAGCTTGAGATGGAACGACAGGGTTTGCGGCCTTTGATTGTTTTTCATAAGGGGGAGGACTATAAGTGGCTTGAGTTGTATGTCAGTCGTTATGACTACATTGGCATTGGTGGTGTTGCCGCCCCAAGGTTGACTGGTACTAAGTCTTTTGAGGAAGTGCAGTCTCATTTGGATCGTTGTTTTGAGATTATTTGTGATCGGCCTGGTCATATACCTCGCTGTAAAGTGCACGGTTTTGGGGTGGGTACCCCGGTGTTAATTCTTCGTTATCCGTGGTACTCGATTGATACTACTTCTTGGCTTATGACTAGCAGGTATGGGTCTGTATATGTTCCCGTGTTTCGGAATGGCAAGTTTAGATATGACCTCGTGCCCTGGAAGATCATTGTTTCTAGTCGGTCCCCTCATCTTAAGGAAGAAGGTAAACACTTTGATACTTTAACAAAAATGGAGCAGGAAGTAGTTCTTAGGTATTTCCACTTGAAGGGGTTTAAGTTAGGCAGGTCTTCGTTCAGAAAGGAAACTCCTGATTACAAGTTGAAACCTGGGGAGAGATGGTTCGGACAGGAGGAAGCTGATAGTCAAAGATCTATCCATGGTTTGCGGGATGGGTATGTTGATAGAGGTTGGAAGAAAGAATCTATAGTTGAGATAGTTGAGGAGCCTGGCCTTTGTAACGACTATCGAATGAGAGATGAGTTGAATATCATTTACTATCTCGATTTGGAGAGAAGTATTCCGGAATGGCCCTGGCCGTTTAAGCCCCTAAGAGGTAGTCAAGGATTTGGTTTGTTGTAGATAGGAGGGATGACAATGAGGGTAAAAACAGAAGATCTCCGAAGGGCGCTGTTGGCCGTAAAGCCAGGGTTAGCCAAGAGGGAAATCGTTGAGCAAACGACCTACTTTATCTTTACAGGAGAGAGAGTTGTTACTTACAATGATAGGGTCTGCATTAGCTACCCCTTCAGTACAGACTTTCGATGTTCCGTTGTTGCGAAGGAGCTTTTTGATGTTTTGTCTGATATTGAAGAAGAGTTTCTTGTAATGGAGTTTCGGGATAAGATGTTAAGGTTTTCTGCAAGAAAAGCCCGGTTTGGACTGCAAGCTTTGGAAGAGAACGCTCTTGAGCCTGCTATCGAACAGTTGGCAGTTTGGGATAAATCTAGGATCTGGAGGCGGTTGCCCAAGGATTTTACTCAAGGGTTGTTTCTTTGCCTTTTTTCTACCTCTACGGATATGACCCACAAGTATTTGACTTGTCTTTATATCTGCTCTGATCGTGTTTTTTCTTCTGATAATATTCGGATTAGTAGATATGAGTTCGTGGGTCGAGTTCGGTCGTCTTTCCTTCTGCCCCTGTCATCTGCTCGGGATTTAGTTAAGTACGATGTACGATTTATATCTCTGGACGATGCTTGGGTTCACTTCAAGACTGCTGACGAAGCTGTATTTAGCTCCCGTCTTTATCTTTCGGATGTTCCATTCCCTGAGGAGGTGATGACTTCGCACTTGGTAGTCCAGGGCTTGACTTTTATTCTCCCCGAAAAGTTGGGTCGGGTAGTCCAAGAGATGTTGGTTGCTGTGGAAGGTAAGGAAGAGATAGAGAAGGAGATTCAGGTAGCCGTAAGTAAGGGTGTTATTACCTGTCGGGGAGAATTTGTTCAGGGGAAGGGGTGGTTGGAAAAAGATGTTGACTTTCCAGAGTATAAGGGGGGAGATATCTCGTTTTCTATTCAGCCTGTCTTTTTTTCTCAAATATTGACAAAAACAACTACTATGACTTTGGCTGACGACCGGGCTCTATTCGAGTCAGGGCCGTTTAAGCATGTAATGCTTCTACATTCAAAGGTGCAGGGGATTTAGTTAGATGTTGAAGGGTTTTTTCTTTAAGAGCGAACAAGTAAGGGATTCAATAGTAAAAGGGGACCCTTGCGAGGTCTGTGGGTTGTATCGAGGATGCAAGTCCCCTCGGATGCCTTATTCAGGGCAGGGGAGGTTGGGGGTTCTAATTGTTGCTGAGGCTCCTGGGAAGGAGGAGGACGATCAGAATACCCAGCTTGTGGGGGAGGTGGGGCAAGCTTTTCGGGGTTGGTTGAAGGAGTTCGGTTTGGATTTGGACAGGGACTTCTACAAGACGAATGCGGTCGCTTGTCGTCCGCCCGGCAATCGCACACCGACTCGTAGAGAGGTTAAGTGTTGCCGGTTCCAAGTGGAAAGGGTAATTAGGGAGCTTAGGCCCAGATTTATTTGGGTAATGGGGGGCGTTGCTACAGAATCGTTTTTCATGGATCATTGGACTGATAATTTGTCCATATCTCGTTGGCGGGGTAGGTGTATTCCAGATAGACGATACAAGGCTTGGCTGATTCCTATGTTCCATCCCTCGTTTGTGGTTCGGAAGGGAGATGAGAGAGCAAGGGCTTTCTTTTTGAGAGACTTGCAGTGGGCTTTGGGTTGTTTAGAGAGAGAACCCCCCGTGTTTTTCGACCCGGAAGAGTATGTTCAAATTTTGTATAGAACTGAGGAAGTGGCCGGGTGGATAGATAAGGCGCTGGTGAGGAAAGAGCCTATTGTTATAGACTATGAGACTTCCTGTATTTCCCCTTACAAGAAGGATGGTGAAATACTTACTGTCGCATTATCTCAAGGCGGGGAGACTATTGCGTTCCCCCTTGATTGGCCAGGTGTGTGGGGAAGGAGTGATTTAGAGGTTGTTGAAGCCAAGTTAAGGGAATTGTTTGTTTCTCCCTTGGGGAAGGTTGCTCATAACATTAAGTTTGAGGAGGGGTGGACTCGAAGGCGATTTGGTTCGGGGGTCGAGAACTGGCTTTGGGATACGATGCTGGCTGAGCATGTTCTTGATTGTCGTCAAGAGGTCACGGGGCTAAAGTTTCAGGCCTATGTTCGATGGGGAGTATCGAGTTATGATAGCGATGTAAAGCCTTACTTGTCCAGGGAGGATGAGTTCGAGTACAATAGGCTCCGGGAAGCGGATTGGCGGAAGGTCTGTTTGTATTGTGGATGTGATGCATTCTTAGAGCATAAGTTGTGGTTGGAGCAGGTTTCTCAGATGCGGGGAAGGCTGAGTAGAGCTTACCGTCTTCTCCATGATGGAGTTCTGGCCTTCGTTGATGCTGAGCAGGAAGGTATTTGTGTAGATGAGAAGTATTTTGTGAGAGAGCACGAGAGGCTTTCCAAAATGATAGAGGAGACCGAAGCAAATTTGCTGGGGGGCGATGAAGCTGCAGCGTTTCGGGAAGCTACCGGGAAGCAGATTAACCTTCAATCTCCATCAGATCTTCGGTGTCTATTCTTTGAAATCCTTGGTATCAAGCCTTTGAAGGTTACAGCGAAGGGAAATAACTCAGTGGATCGAGATATTTTGGAGCGTCTGGATGTTCCATTCGCTAAGAAGTTAGTCTCCCTTCGCAAGTTGTTGAAGATCAGAGACACTTATATTGCGCAGATAGTTAGGGAAGTTGTTAATGGGAAAATACACCCCAGTTTTAACCTTCATATTGCAAGATCTTATCGTTCTTCCTGTGATCGTCCTAACTTTCAGAATATACCTGTGCGGGATGAGGAGTCTAAGAGGTCAATTCGTACCGGGATCGTTCCCTCCTCTGGCTGGCGGCTAATGGATGTTGATTATTCCTCACTGGAGGTGAGGATCGCTGCTTGTTTGAGCAGAGATCCAGAGCTTGAAAAATACATTTACGACCCGGCAACTGATCTCCACAGGGATCAGGCAATGGAGTTATTTTTGCTTAGGAAGAGACAGGTAAATGAGACCCTTCGTTTCTACGCAAAGAATATGTATGTTTTTGCAGAGATTTACGGGAGTTACTGGGGATCAATTGTCCAAAGTTTGTGGCCCCTAACTCTGGAGTTGAATGTTGGCGAGTTGACTCTCCGAGATCATTTGCGGAGGAAAGGGATTAGGAGCTCCTCTGATTTCGAGGAGCATGTGAGATCAGTTGAGAGTAGATTCTGGGAGCGTTTTGCCGTTCTCCGGGAATGGCAGATGAGTATGATGGACAAGTACATGAAGAAGGGTTATGTTGAGATGCCTACTGGTTTTCGGAGAGGCGAGTTTTTAGATCGGAATCAAGTTTTTAATTCTCCCATTCAGGGAGCCGCTTTTCATTGCTTGCTCTGGTCGTTTATCGAATTGAATAGGATTAGACGGAAAGAGGGATGGAGGACAAAACTGATAGGTCAGATACATGATAGCATTATTTTTGATCTATGTCCTGAAGAGCAGGATTATGTGTTGAGCATTACAAATTGGGTAATGACAGAGAGAATTCGTGAAGCCTTCGGTTGGGTCTCAGTTCCTCTGAAGATCGAAGCAAAGGTGTCGGAAATTGATGGAAACTGGTGTGATATGAGATCTGTAGATGTAGGGGGAGTTAATGACTGAGCAGCGGGGGGCATTACATATCAAACACCGTCCCAAATGCTGGGATGAGATTGTGGGCAATGAGTCAGTCGTGTCTGCCCTGCGGCTGGTGCTGAGTCGCCCACTGGAAGATATGCCCAGGTCGTTTCTGTTCACTGGCCCCTCTGGCTGTGGAAAAACAACCCTGGCTCGGATTATGAAGGTCCACCTCGGTTGCTCGGATCAGGATTTTTATGAGTATAATTCCGCCAATGTTCGTGGCATTGATACGATTCGGGATATTGGATCTAGTTGTCAGTATTCAGCCTTTTCGGGTGGAGTTAAGATGTATCTGCTAGACGAGTGTCACAAGATAACACTCGATGGTCAACATGCTCTCCTGAAACTATTGGAGGATACTCCTCCGCATGTTTTCTTTGTTCTTTGTACGACAGAACCTGATAAACTAATTCCAACAATCAGAACCCGGTGTTCTCGGTTCGATGTGGCGTCTCTTACTCGGCATAATCTGTTGAAGTTGTTGAAGAATGTATGCGAGAAGGAAGGTGTTCAAGTTGATCCGGCTGTTTTGACTAAGATTGTTACTTCTTGTAATGGGTCCCCCCGTCAGGCTCTTGTAATGTTGGATCAGGTCATAGATATTTCTGATCCAGATCTAGCGATCCAGGTGATTAGGGATTGCACCGTTGATGATGTAAAGGTTCTTGATTTGTGTAGGGCATTAGTAGGGGGGAGGGTTAGTTGGTCAGAGGTGGCAGGAATACTAAAGGGTTTAGATTCAGACCCGGAGTCTGTTCGATATGCTGTTTTGGGATACCTGAATGCAGTGATGCTGAGCAATCCGAGTGAGCGGATAGCCAAGGCTATTTCTGCTTTCTCTGAGAGCTATATTTATACTGGGAAAGCGGGTCTTACTTTGTCTTGTTATATGGTATGTAATTTATGAAGATGTATTTTGCAGGGTGTACCGGGGAAGAGCATGCGGAGCAGATTCTTGTTAATTATAGGGTGAACCGTCTTTTTTCTTTTTTCTATTGTTGTGAGCAGCGTAAGGTGGAGGACTGTTTGAAGATGTGGGTTAGATCAGGGATAATAGGTGATTGTGACTATCGTGGTAAGGTTTCTAAGGAGGTAACGGGGAAAAGGGGTTAGAATAGAAATAGGGGGTAAAAATGGAGAAGGGACTTGTTGAAGGACTGAAGATTGACAAACTAGCTCTGGATGAAGAGTGGGAGCTTCAACCGATCAAGTTCATAGAGGCTGCTGAGAAGAGTGTTAAAGCACAAGAGTATAGGGACGCCTGTAAGAGGGCACTGGAAGTGGAAATGGCGGAGTGTGAAGATAAGATCCGCCGGGACCCTTCCGCCTATCTTGCCAGTGAGAAGCCCACAGAAGCAGCTATCAAGTCCGCAGTCGTCTTGGACCAGAGAGTTCAGGAGGCGCAGGATAAGCTTCAAGATGCGGTTACCGGCGCTAAGATTCTGGATGCTGTGGTACAGGCTTTGGATCAGAGGAAGAAAGCCTTGGAGAATTTGACTCAGCTTTTCCTCGCAGGTTATTACTCCCGTCCCTACATTCCTGAAGAGGCAAAGGAGCAGGCGAGGGAGCGGAGACACAAGAAGCAAGTTGAGGGTTTGGAAAACAGTTTGAAGAGAAGGAAGAGGTCTTTGTGATGGTGGATGTTTTTGCTTGGATAGGGATTACGATTCTCCAAGCGTTTTATGTACTCGCTTTAGTTTTTGTAGCCTTGGTGCTATGCTATGTCTTTGTTAGAGTGGTTTCTTTTGCCGCTGTCCGTAGCTGGTTCCAGGTAAGTGGATATTACCGTCGAAAGAGGAGGGAGAAAATGAGAAGTTAGGATGGATTACATTTCCTCTGAACTAACTACAGAAAGGAGAAGGGAAGTGAAAGGAAGATTTTCAAGAGAGCAGATGAGAGCAGAACTTTTGAATAGGACAAGAGAGTCCTATGAGGCGAAGGATAGGGGGATCAGAACTCAGTCAGTGCTAAAGCCAGAGTTGGGGATTCCCACTTGGTGGGCCAGCGAAGGCCTACACCTGATTGATATTATCCCCTTCTACACTTCGGAGGATGGACTTCACCCTGATCCGAAAGTCAAGCCTGGAGCCCTTGACTATCGCTGGGAGGGCTGGCTTCACCGATTCATCGGACCTTCGGATCAGGATTTTGTTTGCCCATTGTTTACATTCTATCAGGGGCATAAACTGCGTGGGCCTTGTCCCATCTGTGAGAGGCGCAGGGCTCTCCTGGAGGAGGGAGCGGACCAGAAGCTGGTGAACTCCCTTAGACCGACCCGGTATTGCCTCTACAATGTATTAGTATATTCTGGACAGGGTCTGGCAGATAGAAAGGAGGTGGAAGATAGGGGTATTCATGTGTGGGCTGTCTCCCATTTCCAATTTGAGCGGGAGATTATCTCTATTGCGCAGAAGGCCAAGGGTGGGGGGCAAATTCTCTTTGTCTCCCCCGATAAGGAGTTAGGGAAGTCAATCCGTTTCGAGCGGAGAGGAACAGGGAGGGACAATACTCAGTACATTGGTTATGCCTTCGAGGATAGGGATTATGATATCCCTGACGAGGTACTGGACTCCGCTTATTGCCTGGATGAGGTGATCTATGTAGCATCCTACGATGAGATAGCGGAAGCCTTCTTTGCCTCGACTAAGGTGGAGCCTGCTGTCGGGACTGCTGTGGATGTGGATTCAGAGCCGGAGACCCCTCCTGCTGCTTCTACAAGGTTTTCAAGGGTCCTTTCCAAGATGAGACCAGAGGAGACCGAGGAGTCTGTTCCCACTCCCGAACCGGCTCCTTCAAGGGCTTCAAAACCTTCGGTTTCTCCTGGTAAATGTCCTGCCGGTGCAGAGTTTGGATCTGATATAGATCAACTGGATGCCTGTGAAGATTGCGCTCAGTACGATCGATGTGCTGAGCGTGCTGATGAGATAGAAGAGGAGAGACGAAAGCGTCAGCTTCATAGGGTTTCTCCTCGTTCAAATGTTAGGGAGAAGACGGAAGAGGCGCCAGGAGCTGGTAGGAGGCGGTTGTAGATTGATTGTGTCGGTGGCCACGATCTCTCCCCTTGGTCGGCGAGCATGAACCGGAGGGGAAAACGAGATTATATATGTATGACCCACTACCGATGTGGCGTAGGTTGTGGGGGAATCATAGGAGGGAGGAGTGATGAGGGAAAGTTATGTGGAAATAACCAAAAACTTGGAGGGGGATATTGAGTTCCATGGTGTTCTCACTCAGCACGATTTCTTGGCCTTGCGACTCGATCCCTTTGACTTAATGTTGGTTAAGGAATGCACCAAGGATAACAGCAAGTCAAGCGATTGGCTCCTTGCTTTGGAGTACCTCTTTCGGCGGATGGATGAACAAATGAAAGTGAGGATTGAGGGGGAGGTGGAGGGTATCTTATATGGAGGATAACTGGGCTTGGGAATATGTAAAAAAGCATGATAGCGCTGTTTCGTCTATGCTGGATGCTGGAATGAGTTTGGAGGAGATTATCGTTGCTCTTTCCAGGGAAAGGGAGCAAACTCATCGTCAGCTACTGAAGCTTATTAGCCTTGTTCCCAAGAAGGTGATTTCGCCAGACGGGAAGGTTTATGTCTGGCATTGTCCAGATGAGTTGATTCCTGTTATTGGTGACCTGCTAAAGATGGGGCCAGTTATAGTGGAGTCCGTTATAGGGGAGGAGGTAAAGTTAGATGAGGCGAAGGAGGTTTGAAGATGTTTTGGGAGAAGAGGTATCTCGTGTAAGGGATTCATTTCGGGATACAGGCTCAGTTTCTGAGAAGAGAGAGGAGTTTCGTAGTGGTGTCTTATCTACTGGCTCAACTCTCCTCGATCTGGCTATATCGGGGAAGAGGATACGAGGAGGTGGAGTTCCGGGTGGGATTATAATGGAAATTTATGGTCCCTATGCTTCCGGGAAGACAGCCATTTTGGCTGAGATATGTGCTTCCGCCCAGAGAAACGGGGGCAAAGTTAGATTTCTCGACCCAGAGGCTCGTTTGGATCAAGAGTATGCCAGGATCTATGGAGTCAGCCTTTCCGAGGAAGACTACTATCGGCCTAATACAGTTTCTGAAGCATTTGCTCTGATTCAAGATTGGGAGCCTGGTAATTCAAATACAATCAATGTGATAGCTACCGATTCCCTTGCCGCTTTGTCCACTGAGATGGAACTGGATAAAGGGGATAAGATGGGAATGAGGCGGGCAAAGGAGTTCTCGGAGGGTTTTAGAAAGACTGCTCGCCTGATTGCTAAGAATAACTGGATTGTTGCTTGCACTAATCAAGTTCGTGAGGGGGAGTATGGAGAGACGACTCCAGGTGGTTTTGCAATTCCTTTTTATTCCTCTCTGCGAATACGAGTGGGGCAAACGGGGAAGATAGAGAGGAAGACCAGAATATCTTCTGGGAAGGAGGTCTCTAAGGTAATTGGGATTGAGAGTCTATGTTATATTCGCAAATCTACTGTAGATGATCCTTTCCGTGAGGCTCCAATTTGGATTGTGTTTGGTTATGGTATTGATGATGTCCGTGGCAATCTTCAGTGGCTTAAGGATATGGAGAAGAGTTCAGTCTATGTTGCTCCTGATGGTAAGGGATTTCAGGGGATGGAGCAGGCGATCTCTCATGTTGAGGGGAATTCTCTTCAGGAGAAGCTAAGGGAGCAGGTGATCAGCCTGTGGGAGGAAGTTGAGGCCAAGTTTGTTGCGGATCGAAAACCGAAGATTAGGTTTTAATGGGGATGGCGGAGTGACGAAGAGTCAGGGGAGATCATGGTAATTGGCGATTTTGGCCCCCTCCCGTTGCAGCCATGAGCATAATCGGGCGTTGGTGAACTGTTGCCGGGCAGTGAATCCGACCCGCCATCCTTGTATCAAGGAAAGGGATGCTTTTGAAATCTAAAGTCGTTCTGATAGTTGATTGTAATTGTATTTGCCATATGTCTTACTATGTTTTTCGGGACTTATCTTATGGGGGATTAGGAACTGGAGTTATTTTTGGCTTCCTCCGGCAAGTGTTTCAGTTGGCCTCAAGATTTGAGTCCAATTTTTTCATCTTTTGCTGGGATCACCCCCATCTGATTCGCAGGGATATGTATCCTGATTACAAGAAGTCTCGTCGTGAGAGGAGAACTCCTGAGCAGAAGATAATGGACAGAGAGGCTTTTAGACAGTTTTCGGAAGTCAGGGAGACAGTTTTGCCTTCGTTGGGGTTTAGAAACATATTTTGGGAGGACGGATACGAGGCAGATGATTTGATCCATGCTGCGGTAGAGACTGTTTTAGAGAAGGGCCTCCCTGCTATGGTGGTGAGTACTGATGAGGACCTATTCCAACTGCTGGATAGAGCGAGTATGTTTAATCCTCGGCATAAATACATCTATACGAAAGATTGTTTAATGAAGAAGTGGAGGGTGACTCCTGAGCAATGGGTGGATGTTAAAGCCATGTCAGGTTGTCCCTCTGATGGGGTAGAGGGATTGGAAGGGGTTGGGCTGAAGAGTGCTATAAAGTACCTGCTGGGTGAGACGAGTCGCATGGGCTATCAGACGATAGCTCGGATTCGGTCAGATGAAGGGAGAAAGATTATCCGTAGAAATCTGGAATTGGTTAGCCTAATGGGAGAGGATTTAGCTCCTCTCCCTTTGGTGTGGGAGGAGAATTTTTCTCGCAAAGTGTTTTTAGATATTTTTGACGGGATGAATTTTCGCTCCTTCTTGTCTCCAGAGATGTTCCCCAAGTGGGAGAGGCTATTTAACTTGAACTGAGGAGGCTTCGGATGCAAGATTACAGGGTAAATCAGTTCTCTCGTGATTATCTTGTGGGCTTTAAGGACGGGGCTCAAGCTGTGGTGAATATGATTTACCGGGAGTGTTTTGGGGGTAAGGGTAATCTGTCTAACCCGAATCTTCTCCCATCCGACTTATCAGGGAGAATCAAACTCTTAATCAGAAGAATCAGTAACTCTAAGGAGGATGGAAATGAATGATAACACTGTTGCGGCCCAGCTTTTATCTTTCCAGCTTTTATCTTTGAAAGAGATCGGTTTCGATCAGGAGTTCTGTATGAGTACGGTGGAAAAGCTTGCCAGCTTTGAAAGGGATAGTAATACGATAGGAGACCTTCTGAAGAAGGTCAGTGTCTCCTTATCTTCTCTGGATGCTAAGGAAGCATTCCTCATGGGATTTTTCACATGTGGTTTCCTATGCTTTGTACAGGGGTTAGGCGAAGAAGGCAAAAAACAGCAATGAAGCCAGGAGGGGGGAAGAACAAGGGATCGAGTTTTGAAAGACAGGTCTGTCGAATCCTGACCGAGTGGATTACAGGAAAACCGAGGCCGGAGATATTTTGGCGGACTGCCACCAGTGGTGGTAAGTTTACAGTGGATGCTAAATCTGGTATTCGAGGGAAAATGCCTGGGGATGTCATGGCAATAGCCGGCGGGGGTGGGTCTTGGTTTGCACCACCAGATGGGGCATTTGTTATTGAATGTAAGAGTGTCGGTAGGCTGGACTTGATGGGAATAGTTTTCCGTAAGGGTGATCTTTATTCCTGGTGGACAAAGCTAGTCCAATTGGCTAAGGGCTATTCTATTCGTCCGCTCTTGATAGCCCATCAGAAAGGGAGACCTACTTTGGTGATGTTCGATGGGGAGTTCTGGAGGCTTTTTACGGATTATGGTGGGGGATACCCACATGGTACGATCAGGGCACGAGTTTCTCCCTCTGATGAAGCGGTTATTTGTGTTTTGGATGACTGGCTGAAGTTTTTTGATCCAGCGACAATAAAGCTTTTCCTTAGGGTTACTCTTGGGAGGAGGTGATGCAAGTAGGTGTTTGTAGTTTTTGAGTTATGTTGTTCCAATAGAAAGGGAGGTCAGTATGGACGCAAAGCAGATTTACTTGGACGGAATTAGGAGGGTAAGACAGGATTCTCACCAGTTGCTTTCTTCTGGAGGAGTGATACGACCTGAGCAGGTGCTTCAGAGATTGGTAATGCTGTGTGATGCAATTACGGCTATTCCTAGCGAGGAAGAGGAATCGCAGGAATCTACAGCAAAGGGTTCTAGGCGTCGTAGGATGGATGAATGAGCTAGGCCGTGCTAACTAAGGTTAAAATTACTAACTTCCAGTCTCACCATAGCACAGAGCTTGACTTCCATCCAGGAGTAAATGTCGTAGTTGGTAAGAGCAATGATGGGAAGTCTGCTCTAATTAGAGCTTTGCTATGGCTATTTGAAAACCGACCGCTTGGGTTCCGATTCCATACCAAGGGGAGGAAGGGACCTACCGTTGTAGAATTGACGACACCGGAGGGGGTGGTTACTCTATCTAAAACGGATCGGTCCGCTGAGTATTCTCTGGACGGAGAGAAGTGGAGTAGCCCTGGTGGTGGTGTTCCAGAACAGATCTCGTCGCTATTGAATCTTTCTGAGGTGAATGTCCAGCGACAGTTTGATCCTCATTTTCTTATCTGCTCCCCACCTGGAGAGGTGGGGAGGGTAATCAATCAAATTACTAGGATCGAGAAAGTAGATGGCTGGATCTCGGATACTACATCTAGCATCAATGATACAAATCGGGAGATTCATATTTTACAATTCCAATTGCAGGATGTGAGGGGGAAACTTGCTTTCCTTTCTGCATTGAGGTTGGATGAGCTAAAGGAAGATCTGGAGGAGGTGAAGAAGATAGAGGAGAGGATTGCTAGTCTTGACTTGGAGGCTGAGCAAATCTCCTCTTCAGTTGATAGGATTTCCGAATTAAGGAAGGAGATGAGGGATAGCAAGGAGGAGATAGAACGCCTTTCTCCTGGGCTGGAACAAATTCGGGAACTAGCAGAGGAGATAGGGGAACTAAATTCTGTGACTACCTTGCTGGAGAGGTTTGTTTGCATAACAAAGATGGCGGATCGTCTTGAAATGGATTTGCATCCTCTTGTCGAAGGAGTCAAGAAACTGGATGGTCTAGTAAGGGAGGAAAGTTTACTTGTTGAGGTCTGTGATTTGCGGTATAGAATGAGAAGGGAAGGAGAGGAGCTGACTCTTGTTGCAAGGGAGCTTGGGGACCAGCTTAGAGCAGTCAGGAAATGCCCTTTATGCTTGTCTGATCTGGATGAAAAGCAGATAGAAAGGATTGAGAGAGGTTATGCATAGACCTAAGAAGGTATTATTTGGCCCGAATGGACAGAGAATGGAGGCACCGTGCAATCTGTTACAAATCATAAACCAAGAAAGGAAGTATGAAGATGAAAGACATGGAGAAAGTGGGTTACTTTGTTATCATTTTGGCCACGCTTAATGCCATAGTGATAACAATACTATTCGTGATTCGTTGTTTTCGATAAACAATGAAAGAAGGCTATGGAGATGAAAGACCTTGACAAAATGGATTGGCTTATTTTAGGCGCGGTTACGCTTAATATAATGCTGATAATAATAGTATTCTTGACCTATCTTTTTCGATAAACAATTCGGGAAAGATCAAGAATTGAAGAAGAGGGAGGTGCACAAGCGATGAAAGACTTTATACTTAAAACTATTGTTGCGACAATAATGGGTTTGATGGTCGGAGGAATTGTCGCCCTATCTATTATTTATTTTTTCCATCCTGCGCCACCATGGGCTTTTCTAAATGGTTTTTACTGTATGGAGTGGTATATGTATTGCAAGATTTGCAAAAATCTCGCCTTGGAGGCGGCTGCGGAGAAGCAAATAATACTGGTAAGAGAATAAAATGAGGGGGTGGGGTACATAAGCGATGAAAAACTTTGGGCTTTTCTAAAATGACTTCCGTTCCAATACTTCAACAAAAAGGAGACCAGAATGACTCGCGATAGCTTCTGCTTAGCAAAACAGATATTTACTACAATGGATACGATTGATTCTTGGATAGGACATCTCTACATGCTAAGAAACAATACTGTGAACAGCTCCTCCTTATGGCAACACTATCAAGAAATGATAGATTGGTTTACCCAGAAGAAGAAGGATCTGGAGAATGAAATCACTTTGCTTTAAGGGTAACCCATGACCCAACACAGAGTAGTTGCCTTGCCAAAGGAACTCCCCCTTGCCCCGTTCCTCCTTCGACCGGCTTGCATCACCCCACCCGGCCATCTCCATGCGCATCAGGGCCCTGTCGGGGGGCAAGGAATTCTCTCATGGCGGCAGGGCCTCGGCGGTGGAGAATTTACTCTGTGGGGAAGATTATGGAAAGAAAGGAAAACATAATGTTTGACTATTATATCCTCGATGGACATCAACCAATAAAAACCGATCTTGCAACTTGGGCTAAATGGATTGAGACAACAAAAAAATATGTCGTTGATGAATTAGTAGGAGGCGTTCAGATTAGCACAGTCTTCGTTGGATTAGATC